GACTTAAATATTTTAAGTAACTTTACTAGAGGAGATGTAATAGTAGCAGGCGATGATTTTATTAATCAAGATTTTATAGACAAGGGCGCCATTATAAGTAGTGTTCCTGCTGAACCTATATCAAATGGAGCAGGTATGTCCTTGGCCAGATCATCTAGCAATAATCTTAGTACTAACCCTTTTACAAAGATAGATATCTTTCCTATATCTCCAGAAGCAGGAGGGAACCAACAAGGAGTTAATACTAAGCCTACTCCCGGTAACTTTAATAGATTCTATGAAGGAAACTATTATAACTTCCTAGGAGCAGCTCGCCCAGAGGGCGGCCAGTTTAATATTCAATTTACTATTGATCCTAAAAAGCTAGTGGATGTAGAAGAAGTAGCAACTAATGGAGAGGTTACACAAAAAGCACAAGAACAAACACAAGGTGTATTTTTAGAGTATGGAGCGTCTGAAGAGCTAAAACAAGAGAATAGAAAGAAGATGTTGGATGGTAACCCAGATACATTCTGGGAATGTGAGTATGTAGTTAAGCTTGTAAATCCTTTAATACCAGATCCTACTGATGCGATGGTAGTAGATGAGCAAGTAGAAAATCCTGATGGAGCAGAATATTCTAACCCAGAAGCCCCAGACACAGCTTCTTTACAAATAGATGTAAATGATTTAAATACTAAAGCGTTGTCAGAAGACAGCTTAGATTTAATTATTGACTTAGTAGTTACACTTCCAGAAGAACAAAACGTAAACTTTGTTAGTATTAATCCTATAGTTTTTAGTAAGAACGCTTTCATAGAAGTAGCAGATATAGCTACAATTGGAGTATCCGAAGGAGAATTTAAAACAGTAGATGGCTGGGAAACAATCCGTTTTCCTAAAACAATAACTCCAGAAGCAAATGAATACCTGACAGATAGTCAATTATCTGCTACACTTGCTCCAAACAGATACAACTATACAGGACAGGGTATTTATCCTTTCCCTACTAGAATAGCTAAAAAGATAAAAGTAAGATTAAAAATGTCATATCCTTCCTCTCAAGCTTATGAGAAAACATATGCATTACTAAAGAATAGTATTGAAGTAAATACTACTATAACAACAACTGTAACTAAAGGTAGGTTTAGATTCTAATATGGGATTGTTTAGAAAGAAAAGAAAAACTACTGTAGAGAATATAAACAAAAAGCTTACCTTATCTAAGATAGTTAAGTTTAGTTACCTTCAGACTTTAGCTATAGATGGAGGGCTTACTTCTGCTAAAGACATAGCTGGCGAAACAGAAGGAAGTCAAGAGACGACACAGAATCAAAATATTAATAAGAGCTTGGTAGATAAGTTTCATGACAAAGCCGGCGATATCATGAACTCTATATTCTTGGTTTCTGATTTACCTCCTGGTATTGGAGACCTGGCAAGATCTTTATTTGGCAAAAAAATAACTACAGATGTCAAAATGGACATCAAAGAATCTGGCTGGACCTTAACTAAAGTATGGAACCAACCACAGTTTGATATCGTAAGATATGCAATAGGTATAAAAGATCTTAATATATCACAATTCACATATGAAGAAGTAAGTGAAATAGTATCCACGCCTTGGATATCTCCTAAAGAAATAGTAAAGGTAGTATTAAACGTAGATCAATTTATCCCAAATATATTCCCTGCAGGTAATTATATTACTTACTATGTAAAAGCAAACATTGCAGATTCTGAATGGATTCAAATAAATCCAATAGGTCTTCCTTCCGTTTTTAAAGAAGACGGATCTATAGTACCTAGAATAATAAATTTTAATACTGAGCGACCATTGACTTCTAGACTTGAAGATGGGTATTTTATCACATCCGCTCCTGTCAAAGAAATAGTCTTTAGAGCAGTTCTAACTAGGCCTAGTAGTTTAGACGAAACTACTGCAGACGCAAGTGGTTACAGCCCGGTCCTCAAATCGTATAGAATCTTAATGACACCAAAGGAGTCACTATAATGCAAGACGTAAGTAAATTGATGGCACAGATTGAAGCCAAAGAAGAAATGATATCTGTCCTAAAGGAAATAGTAGAAGTATTAAAGAGAACATTAGATAGAAAAAATAATCCAGTCTATACAATAGATACAAAAATGTACAAAGAGTATGAGGTTAATAAACAATTTCCTTGGACATCAGCAACTACTGTTATACCAAGCCCTATAATAAACTCTCCCAATTCTACAGAATATAAAATATATCAAGCAGGAACATCTAATTCAGACCCCTATTGGAAAAAGAACCCATAAACAATGAGCATCTATAGTAAACAGTATCAAAAAATTCTAGCCTCTGAGATACTTAGATATCTCATGTTAGGAAGTCTACCTAATATAAATGATATATCTCAAAGGATAGGCGCAGCTATAGGTAATAAAAATAATATTACTTATAAGTATATTCCTCAAAGCTTTAAAACTGTTTTCCAAAATGAAGCTTACAACAAGGCCATGCGTCAAATTAAATTTGATATTGACCTTCTTGAAGAAGAGCTTATTACTTTGTTTACAGAATCTAGTTCTAGACTAAACTATGCAGACTTATTTCATAAAATAAATAGTCAAGAACTTAATAAGCTTAAGGCTCAATTAGAGCTTTTACTGTTTACTGTTAAAGATGCGGACTTCTATTTTGATGGAGCAATAGATACTTTTTCTGATAGCTCAAAAATAAACACTTTATTATCTACAAGAGATATTATAGATCTTAATGAAGAGTGCCTAGCATTACCTCTTGGCGGAACTAATACAAAGAGAATTGATGTAGGTAACTTAGTTAGTCAAAGTTCAACAGAAGTATTTGTATCTCCTGCAGATAAGGTATTATCTTCAAAACAAATACCTAGTACAAAGTTTGGAGAAATATTTACAGATAATCTTTCTTCTTGGGGCCAAGAAATTATTACAGATACAAACGGCCCAATAGATATTGTATTCAGTTTTGCTCTAAGACAAGTAGAGAACCTATCTTCTGAATTCTTTGTATCTAGATTTGAGATTACTCCTTATAGCCCAAAGAAACAAAAGATAACAGTTAGTACTTCTAATGATGATGTTAATTATATTGGACTACTGGGATATGAAAGTGGCGTAGACGTAGAAGATCAGAAAAAAGTATATGGCTTTGACTTTGAAACAACCTTAGTAGAGTATGTAAAAATAAAACTAAGTAAGTCAGAAGCAGATGAAGAAATTATAGAAGGTAATAATAAAAAGTATAAATATATATTCGGATTAAAAAGATTTGCTGCATTCCAAACAGGAAGAGTAGTTAAAGCAACTTACATTAGTAAGCCGTTTAGCTTTGACTCTCAAGAACCAATAGGTAAAGTTTCTATTGATGTCAATCAGCATATTCCTGTCGGTTGCAATACTCAATATTATATCTCTGGTATAGATTCTAATAACAAACAAAGTTCTTTTATTCCTATATCTCCAATAGGAACAGCAAACAATCTTAGTAATTCAAATATTGTTTTATTTAATTCTGTAACTAAGAATAGTATTAATTTTATGACGCCTGTAGATGGCAATGATTCGCCACAAGTGTATGGTAGCTCTTTCCAAGGTAAGAGCTTCTATAGAGTTGGCCCGGCGCTATCTACTGATATAATATTTGGTAATTCAAAACTATATAGAGGTTTTAATAATTGGTATAGAGACTATACAGGGTCTTTTGAAATACTTAATGTAGTTAATAACTATGTTAGTTTTGAGCATGCAGACCTAGAAGCAATCTATACAACTATTACAGAAGCCCCAACTATAACAGCATTAGGTGTGTCAGATGATGGAATAAGAAGAGTCCGACTACAAGTAGAGAAGCAACCTTACTATGATAGCTCTAGAGGACATGCTCTTAAACCACAGCCGGGTACTCAAAACTCTAACCTAGACACAAGACCTAACTATGTTGTCTATAAAGTAATACACAGAACTAGTTCAGCTAGACAGACTTCTACATTCTCTCTAGGTTCTTCTAGAACAGTATATTTACCTTCTTCTAACTTTGTACTACAAAGCAATATTAGTACAGAACTCCCTATACTTAGATTACTTACTGGACAAATATTAACTAACGGTGTAGACTACTCTTATGAAATATTAGACTCTGGAGGTAAGACAAGACCTACCGGAAGAATCAATTTATTAAACGGAGGAAGTCTGATAGACGGGTCTGGAAATGTTATAAACTTATTATTAGAATTTGTTTATACTGTAGATCCAGATATAACACATAAAGTAAGTAGAATAGAAGGTAACAATATAGTATTAGATCATGCATCTAATAGTGCGTTTGATTCTATAGAGATTACATACAGATACATACCTACTCGGCCAAGCCAAATAATTAAGTCTTCTATTAGAGTAAGTAACTTACCTAGTACTAGTGGTAGTAGAATATTCTATGTAGAAGGAAGAGATTATGTTATAGATCCAAATACAGGAGGTATACAAAGAATACCTACTGGCACTATATCTACTAAAGGATCTGTGTACGTCTCCTTCTCTTATAGAGGAAGTTCGTCATCTGTACAAACATTTACTACCTGGGCCTTTGTCTCCTCTAATAACGGAGTACAAATTAAATTTGATTTAGATCCTACTACTAAGAAAAATAAACTAATCGTTGATTCAGAGGAAGGCGAGTCTTTCTATGTTAACTCAAAAGAAGGACTAGTCAATCTTACTAAGTCTACTTCTACTCCTCTTCTTTCTTATGGCTGGGTACAGTTTATAGTTAGGTCTAAAAGCCCCTCTACAAATGGCCAATACAGAAGTAATTTAATTGATCAAGTAATACAACTAAAAGATATTAATAAGAAAAAGATCTTTAAATCTTTTAATCAATATTTTAATGAGATCACAGCTTTTAGAGAACCTCTTGTAGAAAAGTCTTTAAACCATTTAAAGGTAAATACTTTACTTTCTGATCATACTAGTTTTGCTATTGATAATAGTACTGATCCTTTTAACAGTTATATCGTAGTTAACTTTAAGCCAAATGAAACTTCCGAGCTGTATCAAAAAATACCTACTGAGGACTCTGATGAAGAAAATCCTCCGGCATCATCTAATGAAGAATTTAAGTTCGACTGGGCAGAACAAGTTGAAACAGATTCTAAGATTAATTCTATTATAGTAAAAATAGAATTGAATAGAGTACAAGGAGTAGATGGCTCCCTAACACCTAAAGTGTTTAACTATCAGTTACGAGTTGGATCATGAGTGAGAAAGATTTAATCTTCCTAGAAGAAGTACTTTTAGGATACCTTAGAAGTAGTAAAAAAATAAAGCTAACTAGCATTGACAGTATAGAGCAGGAAGACAATAAAAATAAATATACAATTAGTTTTATAATAGATAAAGATTTTGCCTCTACATTAGTCAATAATTTGAACAATCAGTTTGCTGATTTCTTTAAAGCAAACACAAAAGATAATGAACGAAAAACTCCTTAAATCAAAAAAGTTTAGGGCTGCTGTACTGGCAGCTATAAGCTCCCTACTAACTTTCATAGTCGCTAAGACCGGATGGAACTTAGATGTTAATGAACTTATTACTTTGATAAGCGTTGTCACGGCTCCATTCCTAATCTATATAGGGGCGGAGGGTTACAGCGAAGTCGAAGCTAAGAAAGTAGTAGAAGAAAATAAGATCCGCAAATCAATAGTAGATCAGGCACTTAGCCTGAACAAAGAGGAATCCAATGAAAGTTAAACATGTTTTTGCACTAATCCTAACGCTTGGCCTAGTGTCTTGCATCAACGTAGATCCTATGTTTAGAGGATATGTTACTGCACACAGACTGAGCCACGAAGCTAATAAAGTATTTAATCAAAAATTAATAGCAGAGAATCCTGCTATTAGCGAACTAGATAAAGTTACTTTACTACGGAAGTTAGAAGCTGAAGAGCTTATGATTTCTGAAGCAGAAAAAGTACTAGGAACTAAGTAATGAAAATAGAAGATATTGTAAAAGAAGAAGTCAGTAAATTGACTGATTCAATTAATAGTCAAATTAATGATCCTGCTCAAAAAGCAGCCATCGTAGCAATGACTACAGATCTTGCTATGCTTCCTATTAGAATGGCTCGGGGCGAAGACGTCTCTGTTATAGTAGCTTCTTTAAAAGCAGAAGCAGCTATGAGAGGTGTAGCCTCTGCCTTAAAAGCACAAGCTGCAGTACAGCAAGCTTGGATGAATATTGTTACTAAAGTTATAATGACTGCTATAAGCGCAGCGTAAGGTACCATGGAAGAAAAAAGAATTGTAGACAAAATTTCCACATTCCGGCCAGCCCGGCACAGGGGACAACTTATAAGTGCTGACTTCAATGATAGTCAGGAAGAAATTATTTCTGATATACAAACTATATCAGATGTCGTCAATTCTTTAAACACTCGCCTTACTAATTCTATTCTAATATTAAATAACGAAAATGCACATCTACGTAGACAAGTAAATGCTTTACGTGAGCAACAGAATTATTCTGAACAAGCTGCAGTTAAATATAATTCTATTGTACATAGGTTTATAGACTTTTCTAATACAGAAGGAATTGATTTTCCTAATGGATTAGATGACACCAAGTCTGCTATGTTAGCTGCAGAATATGGAGAGATTACTCTTCCTCCTAATAGTATTGAAAACAAATTTTATTCTACTAGCCTTATAAGTAATAAACTAGTAAGTCCTACCATATCTGTAAAAGTATTAGGGTCCTTTGATAAGAATCAAGGGGAAGGATTTACAAACTATGAACGCGGCGGCAAGGTAGTGGAGGGTATTCCAGAGTATGCTTTTAATGGTATTAATGATTTATATTGGGTTAGAAAGATAGAGTTCCCTATTGATTCAAGAGTAGACCAAGTAGAATGTGAGCTTACTGTTACAGTACCGGAAGGTTCTAGTAGTAATGCTAACTTAATAGAAGTTGTACCATTCCCTAATGGAGCAGTAGACATTACAGAATTAGCAACTGCATCCGATCTAGGAAATAACTTTATTAGAGTATCTAGTTTTGAACCTACAGATAACCTGGTTGCGCGGAGATATCATTTTCCTGCTACTATTGTAGATCAAATAAAAATAAGACTAAGACAACGTAACTGGGTAGAAGAAAACGGTAAGAAAGTATTCTATTACGGATTACAAGAACTAAGCTTAAAGCTTGTAGACTATGACAAATCTTTTACTCCTGGGGCAGTATTCGGTACCAACAACTCTTTTTTAATTTCTATACCAGCTCCCCAGGGTACTATTTTTAAAAACCTATATAACATTAATGCAGCTCCTAACTTCTTAGCTGAAGACTTTAGTAAGAGACATGTGCATCTAAGACTTTGTCCTTCTCCTAACTTTACTAATCCTATTTGGGATAGTGATTCTAATACTGTTCCTCAAACTAATTCTCCTATTCAAGTCAATAGTAATGTTCTATATGCTTATTTCCAAATGAATTATGTTTCTTCTACAGGCGGAATATTATCTCCATATCCAGTTGGATGTACTCCTTGGCTTTGGGGCATTGGACTTTCTTATACATTAGGAGCAGTATAATGACTTTAACAGGAAGAGTAGAAGTACTTGAAAATCAAGTAACCTTTTTGTCTCAAGATTTACTTTCTAAGTTAGATCAGAATACAGTGTCTGAATTAAACATTGTATGGAATCAACAATTTGATGTTGTAGATTCTGTAGTTACTGATCTTAAACAAAAAGTAAATAATCTTCAAACACTTTATACTAACTTATATAAAACAGTTAGAGATAATCTAGCCTTGTTTACAGGGCATACAGGAACGACTGGCGCACACTAAAGTCGTGGTGTCAGGGTTCTTTCTTCCTAAATAAAAATGACTTTAAAGTCTAAATCTTTTCAAGTTTACAAAGGGGATTCTCTTGACTATATCTCTAGATATATAGAAGAAGAGATAGGACTAGATGCATATCTTATAAAAGATATAGAAGCCGTTGTATTAAGTCCGACGGTAACTCAGATAACTGTTTTATACAACAAGTATCCAAGTAAGATACTTGACTCCATAGCCCCAAGACAAGGGGCTATTTTTACATCTGATGTCGGCTCTAATGACTTTGATGTCAGATTCTTATTTAATTATCCTATTGATTTTAAATCTATTGTAAGTGGAACATTTAAAATAGATACAAATGAGATAGATGTTTCAAAATTATATTTAGATCCTAATAGTAATAATTATTTCTTAAAGTTAAAAGTAGATACACTATATCAATCAGAAGACTTTCATACGTATCAAATAACTAATAACTTAAAGAGAATAGATGGCAGTGTAATTGAGTATAGTCCAGTCGGAGGATATATCTTCCACGGATTGTCTAGTGCTCACATAGGAGACTTAGAAGAGGAATACAGTAAAAAGAAAAGAGGAAAAGTAACAGTAGGTGTTTTAAGATTATCTAAAGGGCTAAATCCACAGCAAGGTATATCTGAGTATTTAAGTCAACGTCAAATTACTAATGACATGTTGATTTCTTATACCTCTACATCTACTAGTGAAACTCTGTCTGATATATACATCATATACTTTTCTAAGCTAGAGCCTCAGATAATTGGAGGCTTTCCACTAAATAACTCTTTACTTCCTAATGTATCTGCGCCAAATAAAGTAACATTAGTCTTTAATATACCCTTAGATAAGTCTGTACTTAAAAATACACCTAATCTGTTTACTATAGAAGAAGGGTTTACTACATCTACTCCTGTAGATCCAGCAGACATAACTTTACTAAGTGATTCTCGTACCGTAGAAATAGATGTAAGTTCTTATTTTACAGCAGAAAAAGTCTATAGTATAATTGCCCGGCCAGGAATACTAGGGCTCAATGGCTTATACAAAGAAAAGCCAGAGCAATGGACAATACATATATCTGCTTACGAAGGGACTGCTTTTACAGGAACAATTACAGGAGGTAGTGGGGCGCCTCTAGATGCACCATATATATTATATGGAAGTTCAGATCCTGATCTAGATAATGCGTTTGTAATTAATTTTAATAGTGGACTAACAGGAGTTCCTAGTGGCGGAGGACTTACTGTAGGATCTCCTATATTAATCAACCACACAAACAACACATCTAACCCACACAGTACTACAGCAGCACAAGTAGGTGCCCCGACTACTAGTCAATTCACAGGACATACTGGAACTTCTAATATACACTTTACACAAGCGCAAATTAGTATTCCTTCTACTCAAATATCAGATTTTAATTCTGCTACTTCTTCTATTGTAACAGGAATAGTAACCCCTCCTATAGAAGCTTTAGTTTTCGCAGATGTTAACCTAACGAATATATTAACAGGACACACGGGTACTTCAAATATACATTATACACAAGGACAAATAAGTATACCGTCTAGTCAGATATCTGATTTTAATAGTGCTGTTGGTGGAATAATTACAACAGAAGTAGGTCCTTTTATAGCTGCATTATCTGCTGCTGATACTACTATTACTAACATATTAACTGGACATACTGGTACTAGTAATATACACTTCACCCAGTCACAAATAAGTATTTCTGCTAGTCAAATAACAGATTTAGATACTGAAATAAATGCAATACTTGTAGATGCTTTAACAGGATTAAGTGGTGTAGCTAATAGCACTTTTACTGGGCATACCGGGGACACAAGTATACATTATACTCAAGGCCAGATATCTATTCCTTCTTCGCAGATATCTGATTTCACATCTTCAGTAACTACTATAATTGGAAGTGAGATGGGGCCTTATGTAGCAGCGCTAGTAGCTGCTGATACAAACCTAACTAATATACTAACAGGTCATACGGGAAATACAAGTATTCACTTTACCCAGGGTCAGATTTCTATCCCTAGTAGTCAGATTACTGACTTTAGTGAGGCTGCTCAGGACGCAGTAGGAAGCCTTATAACAGGTGGACTAGGAATAAGCACTGTGTATAATGACGCAGGAGGATCTCTCAGCATAGGGCTTTCTGGAAGCTTATACACAGGATTAACAGGACACACCGGAAACTCTTCTATACACTTTACAGTAGGAAGCATAGACCATAGATTTATATTAAATATTGGAGCCTATAGTCATGATGATATAGATACATATATCAATGATTTTAATTCACATGTATCTAATTTTTCTAATCCACACAGCGTTACAGCCGCCCAAGTAGGATCTCCTACTGTTGCTCAATTTACTGGACATACCGGTAATACCAATAATCCACACAATGTTACTGCCTCACAAATAGGAGCTGCATCTCTAACTGGGTTTACTGGACATACAGGTAGAATAGATATTCACTATACTCAGTCGCAAATAAGTATACCTAGTACTCAAATTTATGACTTTGGTGCTGCAGTTGTAGATGCACTAGTACCTTATTATTTATCTCTAGCAGGAGAAGATGCTATTATAAATACTAAGATAACAGGACATACTGGAATTACAGGTATACACTTTACTCAATCAGAAATAAGTATTCCTTTAAATCAATTAAGTGATGTAGTAATTAGCAGCCCGTCAGAAAATCAAACTATTAGATATAACGGTAGTAATTGGATAAACAGCTCAGTAGGCGGTGGAGGAGCGACAGAGTTAGATGGATTAAGTGATGTTACTATAAATGCTTTTGAAGCACATAAAGATATACTTGTATATGACACAGGTAGTTCTGCTTATGTTAATGCACAGTTTTTAGATAGTTCTACTATAACTAATACATTACTTACTACAGTAGGCGGAAACTTTTTTATCTTAGATATAACTGGAGCTTTATTATCTGTATATAATTTAAATGATTTATCAAATAAAGAAGAAGCAAGAAAAAATCTTAAAGTAAATTATCAAATACAAGACTTTTTAGATTATAGTTTTTTTAGTGCAACAGATCTGCATAGCGTAGGTAGTACTTATATGTACCCACAATATGCATTAAATTTCGCAACAAAAAATAGTCAAGGAATTATGTTTGCTAGTAATGGAAATAGTACTGGAATAGGTGCTTCTGCTAGCATGAGGGCAGGTGGGGCAGATTCATTTTATCTTTATAATGGACTGCCTTATTATTTTAAGATAGCTATGACTTCTACAGGTAATTGTATATATAGAGTAGGAATGACATATAGTACTTTTAATTCTGAAGATGATATATCAAACGGAGCATATTTTGAATATAATTCTTCTTCTGGAAATACTTGGTATGCATGTACTGCTTCTGGATCTTCTAGAACAAAAGTAAATACATATCTTACAGGAATACATACTTTAGATTGGAGATGGCTTGCTATTAGTGGTTCTACAAATAGTATTAAATTTTACAATATATCTGGATCTTACACAGGTGTAACAAATATATCTACTACATTACCTCACACATCTACAGGAGATGTTCGTCCTTTTATTTCTTGTGTAGGAAATGGAGTTGCTTGGAGAGGAATATATATAGACAAATTTCTCTATTCAATAGAAGCAGATTCATTACCAATAAATATATAACGTATAACTAATTATGACTAACCAAGATATAGTCAATGCATTTGTAAAAGAGTTTATGGAGAAGTTTAATTCTCTTATTAACTCTATAGGTAGAAAATATTTGATACCTAATAGGTATACTATAGATGATATTAAACAATATATATCTGAAAGAATTATACAAATAATGTCAAATAGGTTAGCTGATAAAGAGAACCAAATAGAAAAACCAGAAAAGTATTTTAAATCATGTCTAGATTTTTATTGTATTGAATATCAAAGAATGCACGGCTTTATATTTGAACTACCTAAGCGACCTAGAAAGAACTGTGAAGAAGATGAAAAGCATATAAGATCTTATGGGTTTAAATATCTTGATGATGTTACTACAGAAGAATATAATACTATGATTATAGAAGAAAAAGAAAGTAGTAAAGAAGATAGTATAGTATGGAAAACAATTTTAAACATATTAACTAAAGAAGAAGCAGACGTTATAGATTGTATCTTTAATAAAAATTTAACTTGGTTAGAAACTAGTGAACATTTAAATGTACCTCAATCAACTTGTTGGATAAGAAAAGATAGAGCGATTGATAAAATATTTAAACGTTTTGATAACATGGACGGTGAGATAAATGAAGGAATCAAAAAGTTCTTACGAGCCGACCCCAGAGTTCTCGGCGATTTCAGCAACAACTAAAGAGTCTATTCCTCTTCCTAATGTAATAACTTGGGAGAGTTTAACTTTAAGTGAAGATGAAATCATAGTGTATATAACAGAAAAGGGCGAGGTACAATATGTAACCACTCACCCTTTTGACGAAAACAAACAATATAAAGTTATATTATTTGATTACTCTGTTTAGTTGTATTTCTTCCAAGCTTCCGTGCAGAACGTTGAGGCTCTATCACTAGTAAAGTCTGTCCCCCATGGAGGGTTGACACCTATAGTAGCTAATGCTCTAGCACCAGTTGAATTAGGACCTTCCATCCACTGGGACACAAATCCATAGTGGGCCTGTCCCATATATGCGGTTAGTCCCATTAGCTTCATTGCTAATGCAGTTCCTATTTGTGTGCCTACGTTAGCATGTAAATAACTATTGCCATACCAAATAGGTGTTCCTGGATCATTTGGCCATTGATTTAATGGTTTGTTCCAAGGATGTGGTCTAGAACTGTGTCCTCTCCATCCATATCTCCAACTAGGATTCCAAGGTAAAGGGCCTAAATCAGCATATGCTAAGTCTTCTTGGAATTGGCCTTTCAAAACTAAAGGCCAGTGAACTGGGTCAATGTTTAAGATATGTAATCCAGCAAGGAGCATTGCTTTTCTTCCTTGGTAGTGACCTCCGTCTGTTTCTTGAACTCTACCGTCTAAGTAAGCACCTGCTAGGTCTAAGGATGCCTGCGCCATTCTCATAGCCAAAGGCCTCTTTTGATCATTAGGTATTGTAGAGCAAAGCAAGAGCAGCATAATTCCTACTCTCCAAGAAAACTCTCTGCCATATGGATACATTAAATTTACTGGCATTCCCGTCAGTCCCCACTGATCTCCTATGTCTCCACAGAACGTGAGTTGCTCCATTGCCCATTCTATATTAGGTTTGCCTCTTCCATATAGACTCCAATTAATGGGTAGTGAATCTATGTCTATTATAGAAGGTAGATGTGTAATAGGAATTAATTCTGACTTAATAGGTCCACTAGGAATTTGTACTCTAAGCCAGTAATTAACTGGATTAAAGGCACTGCCTAAGGCAGGGCCAGTAATGTGATTAGTATTAGGTTCCCAAGGAACCACATGTATACTTACCATATCATCACATTGACCAGATCCGGGCAAGCTAGAAGCAACTATAGCTACATCACCTATATTAATAGGTGTACTAGGACTAATGTTTCTTAATCCCTGAATGTCTGCTGCTCTACGTCCAGGAGTATTTATTGTGGCTCCTGTAGTACCATCTAAGCTTGTATAGCTTAATAAGTTTATAAAACTGTCTACAGGTTTAACTTCAACTCTTCCGTCTTGTAGTTGGACTACTTTGTCTACATTAGATAGGACCATTTCTATACTACGTGTGACAACTTTATATCTATTATTATTAAGGTTTGTAATCATTTTTTGTTGCAATTGTATCTAATCTATTACAGTGTGGATATAATGTATATCCAAGATCTGTTAATTTTTTAACACACTGTTGATATTTACTTCCTTGAGTAAAGTACCCATCTGAGTGTGCCGATTCAAAAACTATATACGGTATGTTATATTTTTGAAGATCTAAGTACAAAATAATATCTGCATCAAGACCTTCTACATCTATATGCAACTGATCTATTTTAAAAGGAATCTTATCTAATAATTTATTAGGAGAGATGCAAGGAACTTTATATTCTGTTAACTCATTCCCCCAATTTAGAGCTACTAATTCTTTAAATAAAGAAGAGTGTCCAGAATTTTTATCTTTAATAGGTATATAGAAAGAAGCAGAATGTTGATCTTCATTACAAACTAGTGCAGTAAAATAAGTAAGTATTTTAGACTTATCAATTATTTGATTATATCTAAGTACAGCTTTATGTAAAGCAAAATTATTTGCATCTATCAAAACTATATTGCTGAGACTACTTGTATTAGATTGTACATATTTATATAGTTCATCGTCGCCATCATTGCATCCAAACTGTACTATGTTCATTGTTTTATTTTCCAAAAATCATATATCTTATTATCAATTTCATAATAAGGCCATAACTTTCTTTCTCTTACTGGTTGTACTTTAGCCCAGTCCCACATCTTAGTAAGTCCTTGTTCTAAGCAGGTAGGATGTTTAAAGCCAACTAAGTTCTTTATCTTGTCATGGGTAACCCAAGCTTCTTTAACCTCGTGTCTAGGTTGTAAGAATTGCTTTGTTCCACCTTTGGTTACTTTGATTAATAAATCACACGCTTCTTCTATAGTAGTATAATCATCCCCACCCATGTTTAATATTTGCTTAGAGTAAAGAGGACTAACCATAGAATCAGCCAAATAAGGAAGACAATCATCTATGTAGCTAAATGCTCTAGTCTGTTTTCCATCTCCATAAATAGTTAATGGAAGACCGTTAAGCCTTTGATACATCCATATACCTAGAACGTTTCTGTACTTATCCCATATGTTTTGTTTAGCTCCGTACACATTATGAGGTCTTATAATACACCAGTCTAATCCATGTTGTGTACCTGCTACTTGTATATCGGCTTCACAAGCTGCTTTAGCGATGCCATATGGATCTATAGGGGCAGGTATATAATCCTCCTTAAAAGGAGGAACGTTGTTACCATATACTGCCATAGTAGAAGTAAAGACTAATCTCTTAACATTATGTTTTATACAACCGTTAACAATATTAGCTGTGGCTAATAAATTGTTAGTATAATTATAATTTCTAATAAAAGGACTTAGTCCTTCCGCTGCATACGCGGCAAAGTGATAAACATAATCAAAATTATAAGAGCGAAACAGCAAAGCTAAATCCTGTTGATCTTCTAGATTTAGTTTATAAAACATTATGTCTTTATTAATGTTTTCTTTATAGCCTCCAGATAGATTGTCTACTCCAACTATTAGATCATGGTTGGGTACATTCTCTACTAGGTAGTCTGCAAGCCTAGAACCAAGTAGCCCAGCTACTCCTGTTATTAAAATTTTCATTTAGTTAAATACCTTTTAAATTCATGGTCTGACATAAATTCTTTTACTGGTATGTCAAAGTAAGTAGAATACTTAGGTCTAAATTTAGTATGAGGAGCACCATTAAAAGGAACAGTGTAAGTATATACACCCCATCTTTGTTCAGGTCCCCACTTAGATATTAAGTATTCATGATTTCCAAATTTCCATGACATCTCTTTACTTGTCAAATTTAAGTTAGGCATGTCTTGGTTTAAAGTTCTATGTATTATTCCTTTAAGAGAAGCTCTGTAGTAATAGTCATTGTCTTCACAAGTTACAAACAAGAAGTTCTCATCAAACTCTCCTATTAATTCATAAGTATTTTTATGTATAGCAAAAAAAGAATAGAAGAACATGTCTCCTCTGCCTCCTACTATAGTAGTTGAATCACAATTCTTAATTGCATTAATAACATGCTCTTTAGTAAAAGTTAAATCATCTTGTGTAATAACTATTTTTTCATAACCTAGACTATTAAAAGCTATCTTAGCAGATAGATTCCAACCACCGGCACAGAATATATTCTTTTCTGTAGTATGTATAGCATATTGTTTTAGGTTATCTGGTATTAGTTGTTGCCCATTATCTACAATAAATACATCTATGTCTTTAAAGTTATCTGGATTAAACCAAGAATTTAAATGATTTATTCCATTAAAGGAAAGAATGAAAACAGCGGGATTCATATGTTATCTACTATAGTTTTTATTACTTCATCAGGTAGAGCAAAAGGGGATACTGCTTTATGTCCCTTACCAGGGAACAGTTTCTCAGGACCTAGCTGTATGTCTTTACATTGACTTATAATACCTTGTTCTCCGAACATGCGGTGCATATGACAAGTAGTGTAAATAGTCTTAACACCTAATCCAGAAGATAAGTTAGTTAGGCCGCCTTCGGCGCCAAGGAAAGCATGAGATTGACTAATAATAGCAGCCATTCTCTCATAATGAACAGGAGAAGAAGCAAACCCTCTAGGATCAGTATTTTGTTTTGGATCTGGAGAAAAAGGATGAATACATATAAATTCATAATCAGGAAGAGCATCTATCAAGTTAGATAATATATATTTCATATTGCCTGGTCTAAGAGTTTTGTAATAAGAATAAAGACCAGTCTGATCAAATTTCTTTTCTGCAGCTTCCTTCTCAGTTAAGGCCCAGTATCTATCATTCCAGTCTCCTTGATATGTTATTATTTTCTTTTTAGTTATATAAGATAACATACTATTTGCATCCATTATAGCCTGCTCAGATACATCTACTTTAAACTCAGTAGATAAATTTTTGATATCACAGGCAAATTGAAATTGAACAGTAGGTGCAATAGACTTGTCTTCTATCACAGGAAGCTTAATCTTTTTGTCATATTTAATAGTTGGATCTAGATTAATAAAGTAAACACTGTCAATAAACTTATTGTTCTTGACTAAGTTAAATGGTTGTGGTTTGTCTATTAAGAAATCTAATCTAGAAATAGTAGGGTTCTCTTTCCTTAATTTCTCTGGGATAGACAAGGCAAATAGTATGTCTCCTATCCAGCCGGTAGTTTCTATTAGTACAGAAATCATGAGTAATCTTTTTGAACAGTTTCCCAGTCAATCATTGGTGACATATATTCTGGAGCCATGTGACATGAGTAGCCAGGCATAGGCGTCCATAAAGTTAATCCTAATTCATTTAATTCTAATCCTCTATTATGATCCAAACTATGTGGAGCAAGCTTTGACCATTTAGTTATAACTCCATAATAGTTTTTTAAATTTTTATATTTAATAGCAAAAGTATCTGTTGTAGAACAAGCAGTTCTCCAATAAGAAGATCGGGTATATGTTACTTGAGAAGTATAGTCTTGATACTGTTGGTAGTATGGTTTTAAATTAACAGGTAAACACCTATAATACTTATCTCCATGATCATACAAAGATATCCAAGAAGAGTCTTCTATGTTTAATCCTTCTTCTATTATACTTGGCCAATTGGGTCTATGTAAATAATCATCTTCTAATAAATAAATAATATCTTCTGGATCACAATTTAGATTTAATGCATAGTCTACAGCATCTACAAAAGACTTTGCTCCTGAACCAGAATTCAATTGTATAATTCGTTTTTTATCTACATGGTTAAGTAAAAAATGATCTGTCATATCCCCATCAAATAAATAATGGGACTTAATAGTTCCTTGAATTTGGTAGTCCCTAGAAGTCTTCCAAAGATTAATTAGACACTTTTCTCTAGAAAAGAAAGAAGGTCTTGGTTTACCTGCAGATAGATTAGAGAACTTACAGTGTCTATTTATTACGTATATCATTTTAAGTTATGTTTCCCGTGAAAACCAAAAGAATCTTTTATTGTATGTTGAGGATATTCTGACATGTGGTGCTCAAAAGAGAACTCTAGTCCTGTCTTAATATCAGGAAATATACAACCATTATCTGTAAAGTAATTTCTATTCATAACACACATAAAGTAATCTTCTGGACAATAAGGATACTCATGGTGTTTAGGATCATACTTTAACTTAGATGAAAGTTCTAAAAACTTCTTGCTTCTAATAGAGAACCCGCCATTGCCTACTACTTTGTGCCAAGGCCAAGGAGCACCAATATAATCATATGTCAAAAAGTTGTCAGTCCATTTTTGTGGATTTATTATCCATCCATCGTTTTGTATAATCAATACAAAATCAGTATGTATAAGACTATTTAAATCTTCTACAATAAATCTATTATACTCTTGGCCAGAAGAAGTACTAGGAGTATAGTGTATTATATTATCAAAAAAAGGGAATACATCCTTACAATGGTTAATTACTACATTAGTTGTGTCTATATGTGTTCCCCAAGAATAAGCAAATAGAGAAATTGTTTTGTTATTAATCATCTTGTTTTGTATAAAATATCATAATGTGTTTCATCTTGTAAAGATGTTATTTTATTAATGTCTATAGAGCATTCTACTATTTCAAATTTATTATGAAACAAAGAAGCCACGTTAAGACCTCCCTTGGCATTACGCCAATCTCGGCCTACGTCATTATAACATCGTGTATGTAAGTATACATACTTTGTACTTGTACTTGCAAAATTAATAAATTTAACTAATTCTATAATGTCTAAATGTTGTAAAACAGTACAACTATAAATAAGATCTAATTTTAATCCTTCTATGTAAGACCAATTATCTGTAACTTCATATGGTGTAGATAGTTGTTTATATTTATTTATCATAGAAGGAATATCATAGCCTATAATATCTGAATAAGGAAATGTTTCAGTCAAGTATTGTAAATTTCTTCCTAATCCACATCCAAAATCTAATACACTTTCTGTATTATTTTTTAAATGATTCAAAATATTTATAGGAATCTCATGATGCTTTGTATACTTTTTTGATATTGGATCCCAGCTTGCATTTAGATCTTTAGCAAGTGTGTCCAAATCATAAGTATTAATCATATTGTTCCAGTAATTAAGTCTATCGTTCATCTGTATGTTATTAAACTTTCTGACCAGTCTTTAGGAAGATCTTCTCTTAAGAAGAGAGCAGATATCTTACAAGGCAATAACTGTTTACCTGTAACAATACTGGTCCATCCTTTATGTATGTTTTCATGCTTACCATACCACTTAGATTTGAATATAACATCCTTCTCATAATAGTATGAGAGATGATCAAACTTAGGGCTTAGGAAAGGAGGAAGGATTCTATTACATCCTTCTAGCACAGGAGGCTCATGGGAGATAAACTTCATCCCAGGTTGGAACTTCCAGAGCCTTCTATAACCGTGCCCAGGCGACTCACCCCATTCCCCTCTAACAATTATTTGATCTGTTAAGAGGTAGTTACAAGCAAAGCTTGCGGAGTCTGCCTTGGTATTCTCTACTAGACGTTCTGCGTTTGTAAGTTGGTTCTTATCCCAATACTCATCTATATCTATTTCCCATAGATAGCAAGGTTCTTGTATAGTAGCTAATGCAGTATTAAACATCTCTACTTTACCGGGCCATAGACCAGAAGGGCGGATGATAGTTATCTTCTTATCAGATGTCTTTGTATAAAATTCTTGATACTGCTCTAATAACTGTATTGTATTATCTGTAGAAGTACCATTAATATGGTACTCTTCTGGCATAGAATTACACCAGGAAGTACAGAAAGAATTTTGACTAGCGCCTTCTACAAAAATCCATTCATCAAAAGGATACTCATCAAAGAATTGATTTTTTATATGATGTTCTGCATTTAAAACTATACTTATTGCTATTCTCTTCATATTTTTATATACGCTATCTTTTTACACGGTTTTACCCTAAAAGTATTATTACTAAATGAATACCTCTCACGACAAATATAACAGGCCCCTGTAAAATAATCAAAATTAGGATCCATATTTGTTACTATAAATATTGTATTAAGACAATACATACAACAAGAAAGTTTATAAGGTTTTGTAATAAATAAAACAGAATAGTTAAAATAATCTCCAATATTAATTTTTAAATCATCAGACATTTTACTATTTCAAAAGGACGCTTGTTTTTTAGTTTATATTGGAACCTATGCATGACTGAACAATTATAACATGTAGTTACATATATATTAGTGTGTAAAAACGGCCCCGGCCTATCAATATATTCGTCATCTAGATTTACTATTTTTCTAAAAACAAAAAGAGTCTGTCCACAATAACAATAAAAAATAGTATCTTTATCTAAAGAATGCTCAACATGACAAGAGAACTGTAAGATATCTAATGGAGTAGGCTGTTTAATCATTTAAATTGTTATTGTGTTTATTATTTCAAAAGGATTAGGATTATCATAGAATGTAAAAGTATAGCCTCTTGAGCAAATATAACACCTAGCGTCAATTTCTAAATTATTACCCGCTTCTTTATGTATACTTGTGATAAAATTAAATATGCAACATTGGCAATCTGAACAACAATACATAGTATTTTTACTTAATACTTCATTAGTAAAACTAGAAATTTTTATAAATGCTTGTTCAAGCTTTTGGATTATTTTTAATTTTTGTTTTAGATCCATATTAAATAGTTATTTGTTTGACTATAGAGAATGCCGGACTATATTCTTTCATGGTACCTGATACTGCACGTAAACAAATATAACAACCTGCTTTAATAAGATATCTATAAATATCATCTGTATAATTATAGTCGTTTAAATTAATAGGTTCAATCTCATTTATTTTAAATAAGCAACATTGACATCTTTCACAAGTATATAATATATCTGGACCAGGGCCAGTAGTAGAAAATAGATAAAAAATTTTATTAGTATAAATAGGACCAAAGTATACTTCTTGTGCAGTTAATCTGTTCATTTTAATCTTACACACAAAATGTATTATGTTTCATTTTATCTTTAGGGTTAGAAGAAAAATATCTTAAAATAACAGGAGTGTTACAAACGTAGCACTCTATACTATAATAAATACAATATTTACCATATCTATCATGCTCTGATTCCTCATTGTCTTTTTGTTCTTTCTTAAATAGATAAAACAAAGTAGAACGACAAGCAGTACATGCATATCTAGAATCTACTTTAACAGGTAACATACTGAAAGGAGAAAAACTATAGATTAAAGATAAGCCAGTCATTTGTTCTTAATATTTCTTAGCCATTCTCTTTCTGTAAAATAATGATTGTTCGTATCATAATATGTCATTTTCTTTCTTTCTGAGAATTCAGTATAAGTGACCGTACCCTTCTTTCTATGAGAGGTACATCTTACCCAGCGGGTAAAATCTGCAATAAACATTTCTTCTACAACATAAACTATATTGTCTATCTTAGTAGAATCACCGACTCTTATTTTCTTTTTAGGAGTTAACATTTATTATTCCATCCACGTTTCTTATTACGTTTACTGCAACTGCTTTATTTTCTGTACCTTCTATATGATCATTTATAAGGATCCTAGGACCGGCACCAACCCCCATTATAAGAGAGTCATAGATAATACCAGCATTAAACAATTGCAGCTCAGTAAGCTTGCGAAGCCCCTCTGGGCGAGCAGTAATAATAATTACAACATGTCCTTCACAGTGCCACTGGCTAGTTTTCTCTCTAGCTCCAGGCAACGCTCTCAAGCTTGTATGAGAACATATATCTTTAAAGTCAGGAATATGCTCTAATAAAGTACCATCAATATCTATTAAGTAAGTCTTTGACATTATCCTATAAAGTGAAAAGTTAAACTGTCAGATGTATAAAAATCTTTAATAGCATTTTTAAATAACTTTATAGACTGTTCTGTTCCATGTACTTTAAGTATTCCCCAGGAATCATAAACTTGAGTATCTATATTTTCAAAGCCTGAAGAAATAACATGTTGATAAAATTTTTCTTTATCATATGTTTTTTCTATTATGTTTTTCTTGTTAAATGATATAAGCCAGTTCATCGTTTAGATTTACCTTTTCTGTTCTAACTTCTTCTAGTGTATCAAATTGTCCAGTCCAAGCATGGTATACTTCTATCTTTCTTCCACTAGATGTAGTAAAGTATGTGGTACCTATTTCTTTTACAGTATGTAAATAATCTGATAGTTCCCGGGCTTCATTTAGCTTAGTAAGAGGGAACAAAGCCACTAAAGACCAGTAGCCGTTTACCTTATGTTCAAAAGTATTTCCACTTGAATAAATAACATGTACAAGCCAAGCCGCAGTCATGTCTTTTAATAGATCTTTTTCACAATAGATAACATCTATTCTATCTGATTCTCTTAGCTTATTATTGTTTCTAAATATATAAGGATCTATATCTGTCTTATACTTTTCTTTTACGTATCTAATATTATCATCATGGTCATGTATAATTCCTATATATTTTTGATTAATACCTACGTAATATCTATCTAAAAGTGTATGTGGTTCTTGTATTTTATTCTTCTTACTCATAAGATCTTTCTGTTATGAAGATTGGAAATCTTGGCTTCCCAGAATCAGTTAAGTCAAAATACTTAACAGTTATTGTAGATCCTATAACAGGAGGATTCTCTCTTTCTTCGTCAGTAAAGCCAGTGCCACATTCAAATTCGATACCATTATCTAACTTACATATAAGTTTGCCTAGACGATTGGCATGCTTGCCTTCGCCCTGGACATGTTGTAGTACTGTAGCCTCTACGTCTACAAAAGACTTAACCTTTAGCAGATCCCAACTTCTACCTACTTCATAAAGACCTTTTGGATTTCTTAGTATGAGGCCCTCGCCGCCCTTATTCTCTATAATCTTTAATTGGTGGGCTATTGTTTTTTCTGTCTTTACAGTAGTAATTGGTTCGAGAATACTAATATTAAAAGTAGTGTCTAAGTCATTTTCTTTTAACTTAGTCAGGCGGTCTTCATATGTAATTTTCTTAGTTGTCTTATAATCAAAGACAACATATATAATTTTTGACCAGTATTCCCAGGTAGCTTTTTTAGATTGATCTTTTACAATAGAAACAGTAGTTTGAAAACCATCTAGGTGAACAAGCTCACCATCTAGTGTAAGCTTATCCTTTGTTTTACAAAGAGATAAAAATTGATCAGGGGCGTAAAGCTTATTCCCATTACGAGAGTAAAGAGTACCGCCATCGTAGATGGCACGAACACCATCTATTTTTTCAGACACATGCCAACCAGAAATGTCTACTTGTTTCTTGATAGGGTCTTTTATAACATGTTTGTCTGGACGATAGCCGTGGGCTAACATCACGTAGTTCTTAGCTTTATCTGCTAGAGCTTTAGCTTTTAGTGAACGATCTGTAGTCATTTTTAGGTATGATCCTTGTAAAGTTACATGTGGTACAGAATACCATATCTGGAGGAATAGTATTGTCTTTATTTAAAATAGATGGGTGTACTCTAACTATGTATAAAGATTTATTTAAACATCTAGCGCAGTATTTCATTAGTAAATTTTAGGTATCAAGTTATTTGTTTATATTAGGTTCAGGATTTAGGCAAAGTTCTACGGCCTCGTAATCTGCTGTTACCATTAGTGTACTAGCAGGCCCGTATTGCTCTATCAATTTCTGTATTTTTATGAGCCATTCTTGTAGTGAATAGCTTGGATCATATTCCAGAGTAATCCAGGTATGGTAAGAGTTAGTTGTCATTTTTTAAGTAGTCTTCACAAATTTTAAGTAAAGGCTTGCTCTGTATGTTTAGATCATAAAGTTTATTTTCAAGAGATCGTAAAGTCCTTGTTTTACAGGAACAAGGAGACTTTTCTTCATTGCCATTATGTCCACAATACCAAGTCTCTATTCCGGTTCCATTACATTTTCCACACTTAGGGTCTGGGAGATCTATTTTTGTATTATGGTATTTAACAATTAATTCAGCTAGTTGTTTAGGAGTCATGTTAAAAATCTTCGTAAGGACCTTTTAAAGCATCCTCAATTGCTTTAAGTTCTTTTTCAGTAAAAGGTTCATCTATCCATGGATCATATTCTTCTAATACCCACATCTCTTTAGAACTTATTACTTTATATGTTAAGGCGTTTTTTAAATATGTATCAAGAATTTTAATTACTATATTACTTTCTTTGTAGTGTTCCATTTGCAATGGCTCTCTCTTTATGCCAAATCCCTGATAGTGTTCTTTCTATATCTGAACTACATCTTCCTCCTGGATATGCATACCAAACTGTGCAACCACCAAAATATAAAATTTCTCGATTACACTTCTTACACTTTGCAGTAATTACGTCTTCTTTATAGATACCTCCAAATACTATTGTGTATTCGTTTTCATGTATACATAAATTTTTATACTTTTTGAGCCAGTCAAGTTTCATATAAGCAGAAAGTATAACTACTAAAAAGAAAACTAAGACAAGACTTAGTAATAAAAAGAATGCAAAAATCATTATTTACTCGTGTGTAATTATTTTTTGTCTTACTATTAGTCTTCTAGAAGCAAATTCATTGCCACCAAAGTATATTGTTGCCCATCCAGCAGCATGTTGCTGTTCTATCTCAAACTTTTCTCCTGGATTAAAGCCAAGTATTTTACTTATATCATTCATTTGATCTTGACTTATCTCGACTTCTATTTCTCTAGTAACAGTTTCTTTTCTATTCATGTTTGATTATCTTAGTTAATTTATCAGGAAGTTCATCTGGAGCAATAATATAATCAAAAACTTTACTAGTTACTTTATCAGGACAAGGACAATTTATATAAGCCACGTCCCAACAAGTATAACTCTTTGCTAAGTTAGCTAAGTAAAAATCTCTGACTATGTACTTCTCTTTACTAAAAGAAAGTATTATTAAAGCATTTTCAAATGGCTTTGTTTTGTCAAAAAACAAATCAAAGAAATCATTAAGACCCTTGGCTATAGTAAAATCAAATAAGGTACTGTCCACTATCTCTAGTGGAAGATCAGTACCTTGTATTATTTTTGGTTTTATAGTATCTATTAAATATTTAGATGGGGTATAGCCTTTGTCTTTCTCATAGTCTGTCATTAAGAGCCAGACTAGAGCGTTGTAATATCCAGTTGTACTATTTTTACTCTCCATTTATCTGCTGCCTTATTTCTGTATATGAATCTATTAGCATCTCTAGATCTATAAAAAACATATAAGTGTCCTTCTCTACTTACTAATGGTTTCTTTTTTATATCTAATATAATAAACATCTTTCTGTTTATTACTTGTCTAGTAAGAGTAGGTTTAGACTCTTCATATTTCTGATAGCTATGTCTTTTCATAGGAAATCTAAAGTAGATTCTCCTTTTGGTTTTGGAGTCTTATTAACATCTAAAGGTAAGTTAGAGAATCTCTTTAGTTTATCATTGACTATATTATCCCAACATCTTTTCTTATATTCACAGAACATACACTCAGCATCTCCCATCTCTACTTTAAGTTTATCTTGTGGCGCTCCTTTCTTAATCCAAGATTCTATATAAGCTATATCTGTTTTCTTAGTTATCTTTCCTTGTTTATATAATCCTGTAATCTTTTCTTCAGAATACTTAATATCATAATCTCTAGGAGGAAGTGTATCAGTTTTTATATAAGACAGTAATAAGTCATATCTTTTATATATATTTTCTATAGAATAATCTTTCCATTCTTGTTCAACACCATTAGGTAAACTAATAATAGGAACTCCGTTTTCTAATCTAATACAAAAGTCCCATAACATTGCAAAAGGACTACCGTGCTCTTTTGCTTTAATAGACCAATTCTCTGTTCTAGATATGTACCAAATAAACCATTTGTTAATTTTCTTTTGGCCTGGTATAATATTTCTATTATAAAAATCTAAGTAAATAACAGACTGAATAACGTGTTCTTCAATAGGTTGTTCCATAGCTTTCTTAGCTTTGAACTCGCCTATAGACTTAATTTCTATACCAATAGGTTCATCTTTAGAAACATCCCAGGCTATGATATCTGATCTTCCTGAGAAGTTAAGTTCTTTATTAAATATAGCGTGCTCGCTAGATAGCTTCTGTAAGCCCATAGGGAAACCATAATCTTCAATAAGCTTGTTAAGCATATTGTGCATATGGTCTCCCATTATAGCCGCTAATGTCCAGTCAATATTTACTACACCATCGGAATCCTCATTGAATCCTTTTATCTTATAGAACTGTTGTCTATGACAAGAGCCTACAACTTTCTTAGACCCATCTGGTAAAGTAATTTCTACAGAAGATGCGCTAGGAGTAAGAGAAGAAGATTTCTTAGTATTTGTAAATGGTGGTATGTTAAGGGCTTTTGAAAGTTTGTTAGAAAGGTAATTCATATATTTTTATACGTCGTTCCAAGTAGTTTCTTTAGGAGGTTGCTGGGCAGCATCAAATTTATATACTGTTCCAGAGTTACCAACTACAGTACTTGGTCCGCTCGCATGTGCTCTATATTGCTGAGAGCTTAGACAATCAACGAAAGCAGTAGTTTCTGTATCATACTTAAGGAATAAAGATCCCTTCTCACCGGCGCCTGCCTTGTTCTTTTGGAAGTCTAACTCTATTATAGGTTTATAATTACCAGGAACTCCCCACTTAGCAGAAACAGAGTCTACAGGTAAGTAGCATCCTTGAGATTCATTCCATACAATAGCCAAAGTATCAAAGTCAAATTCTACTTTGCCTGATTCAGAAATAGACATGAGGGTTGGCTTTTCACCTCTAGTCTTATTTTTGACTAGTTCTATACTAGTCATAATAGTAGCAGGCATCTTGGCACAGAGGCTCTTTAGCCAAGTAGATGTAGTTAATATTTTAACTCTTGTTTCAGATTCACCTTCTCCTTGAACATTATGCAAAGAGTCTACACAGAATAATATATGATTACCTGTGGCGTCTTGTGTTTCTTTTAACCAAGCATCTGCTTTGGATTTACTTCTGCCATAACGATCATCTTTGAATATAAGCTTTCTAGAATTAGTAAGTTCTCTAATAATTTCTTGTGCGTCTCTAATAAGCTTGTCTTCTTCTTCTGTTCTCTTTACAGTATTACGTACCTTTTTCATAGGTACTCCACTTATCATAGATACTAATCTATATGCAATAGCCTTTCTATGGTCATCAATAGCCCAATAACAGACTGCAATGTCATCGTTATTACGCGCCAGATTTACCGCTAGATTCAACATAATAGCAGACTTACCATGCTGAGGAGCACTAGCAAACCCGATGGCTACACCGCCCTTTATAGGCTTAGGAATACCATCTAACATGTTATCAAACATAGGGAAGCCAGTAGACCATCCGTGTATACCTTCTGGCATAGTATTCATATCTACAAATATAGAATCAAATACTTCTATACTCTCAGAAATAGAAGATAAGTACTTGTCATTTTTTGTAATACCCGCGTCTTGTATAGTATCAGAATATTTCTGTAATACATCCTTTAAGTCATCTGGACTACTAGTATTTCTTACCTTTCTAGCAATCTCTTCTCTTATAGCTCTTACATCTGTTTTTTCTAATCTAGTAATTTCTTGTCTAATATCATCCTTATCTATCTTAGTTAGATCAGATAGAGTATTGATCATTACAGATCTTTCTATCATGTCTACCTGATTAATAATCAAAGGGATTACCTGCTTAACAAAGTTCTTTGTAAAGACAGGATTAGTATCCATGCTTAAATATTCTTTCTTCTTTAATATCATGTGTTCGAACAAACCTTCTGGTTTAACTTTTCTATAAGAATCTAAACCATATGTTCTTATATAATAATCAGGATCATTTTGTCCGGGGACAGAAAGATCTTTTTCAGTTAATGGTAAGTTTGTAATAGTAACTTCTAAGCCAGGATAATTACCAAATCTTTCAATATATTTTTCCATCATATCATATCCTGTCTTATCTTGATCTAAGACGAAGTTAATATGATTAAAACCTAATTGTCTTATTAGCTCTATATGTTTATCTGTAAAAGCTGTACTACCAATAGCTACACAGTTATGATAAGAATTTTGATGACCTACTATGGCGCTGCCATATCCTTCAAATATGTCTAATCGTAAACTGTTATAGTTTTTTGCCAGATCTAAACAGAATAGAATACTGTCTTTATGGTAGTTAGGATTATCTTCTATAGAAGTATTATAGTACTTTGGAGTATCAGATCCTTTGGTCCAATTAAGGAACCTAGATACAAATCCTCTAACTCTACTCTTGTGGTCTTTTATGGTAATAGAAATTCTGTCAGAACCAAATAGTTCTTTTCTAATACCGTGCTTCTGTACGTCTTCAACAGTAAGACCTACATTTTTTGCTACGTCTTTTGCAAATACAGAGTAGTCTTTTATAGCACCTACTCCTATCTTTTTACAAATAGCTTCTGTCCAGCCCCTATCTATACAAGGCTGTACATCTATATATCTAAATTTACCTGTAGAAGACTCTATAGAAGTAAGAAGTCTAGCTGCTTCTTCATATATAGCATCTACTTTTAATCCTACTAGTTGTTCTTCTGTGTACTCTAACTTATATTCAATATCATATCTATTTAATAGATACTCTAAGTTTTCTTTAACGAATGCTAAACCATGTAATGGTTTCTTTTCTAGCCAACTAGCTGCGGTGAATATATCACCACTAGCTGTACAGCTAAAGCAATGCATTTGTTGATCTCCAGTACCCTTAACAAATCCACTAGATGGATTCTTATCTGGGTGATCTGGGTGAATACAGCAGAAAAATTCTGTATTGCCTTTCTTTGTTATCTGAACGCCATTTTCTATTAAGTATTGTCTTAGATATGGCTTTACTTGGTTTATCAATTCTTGTAGATTACTAGACATATTTTTTTATCGTATAAGTCTTTATGTTTGCTATATCTATAGACGAGTTATTAGACTATTACGTATGCTCCCATAGACTTACTTTTTCCAAAGAAAAAGAATTAAGTACTTTTTCTGATATCAAAATTTATATTAATAGACACTTACTAAATCACTGCTTTCTTTTAAGTATTAATGATCAAAAAATTAATATAACTAAATTAGATCAGAAATTAAACTATATATGGAATGATATAAAGAATAAAGCTACATATCAACCTACTTTAAAGGAAAAGCTTTTACTAAAGAGTAAAGTTAAAACAATATCTACAAACTTTAGTTCTATAGAAAGTGTAGAACATTTTAATATACCTAGAATTATTGAGTATAATGATGTTAGCCTTATATATTTTTATACAAAATATTATTCAAATGGAAAAGCATATAGTTTAGTAAATATAGAAAAAAATTATAGTATGTTAAATGAGAATTCTAGTATAATTAAATTACTAATGAATCTTATTTATTACAATCTAAAACAAGACACTGAAGTGGTATTGTTTAAAGAGTATACAGGAGAACTAATGTATAAAGTTCTTTTAGAAAAAGAAGAAGTATATAAAAGTTATAAAAATATAACAGAAGGAATAAAACAAAAACTGTTTTATCCTAAAGCAGAATACATGTCTTGTATAGGTTGCGAACATAATAAGAAGTGTTCTTGGAACATTAATAAAAAATGAGTAAAACAAAGATTCTTATATCTACTTTTAGTGCTGGGCTACACTCGGGACTTTCAGAAACAACAAGAAATATTTTTATACCATTACTAGAGAAGTATGGTAATAAGTATGAGATTCATCAATTAGGATACCATCATTTTGGACCTATGAAAGAACCAGTTCCGTGGCCTATATATCCTACTAAAGTAGTACAAGGACCACAAGGATTAATGCCGGATCATGAAGATCAATATGGTCAAAAATCTTTTGATGAACTAGTATCAAAAATTAATCCTGACATTTGTTTTGGATATGGAGACATGTGGCACTTTGATCATATGCTTTCCTCTCCTCTTAGAAATTCTTATAGACTACTTACCTATTATACTATAGATGGGCAACCATATTATGGGCACCTGCATGCAGATATGAGTACAGATTGGGGAAGTAAACTATGCAAAGCAGATCAGGTTGTAGTTCTGTCTCACTTTGGTAAAGAAGTACTTACCAGAGGTAATAAAGAATTAGCTGATAAAGATATTAAGGTAATGTATCATCCATTAGATATGCGCCGGTATCCAGTATTAAGTGAAGAGCAGAGAAATAAGATAAGAAGTAAACTGATACCTAAGAACTTATCTAATGATATATTTTTATGTGGATGGCTCGGTAAGAATCAGTTCAGAAAACAGAACCATAAGCTTTGGGAGATAGCCCACTATATTGTATATGGTGATTACATTGAATGTAATGATTGTAAAGAAATAACTATTAAGGAATGGAATCATAGTACTAGAGAAATCAAGAAACCAGACATGTATCCTGGGGAACTAGATAAGATTACTATGTATGATGAAGATTATAGATATCAATATTGTTGGTATTGTAAATCAAAAAATATTACACCTGGGATTCCTAATGATAAATTTTATATGTGGTTCCATATGGGTAAAGATGAACCTGGGTATAATGCAGATCTACATGAAAGAATGTGGAATCTTCAAAACAAGTGTCTCTTTACTAATAATCTTAGAGGACTTAGTGGAATCAAACAGCAAGATGTAGCCTTGATTCTAGGGGCCTGGGATTGTATGCTTTATCCTTCAGGCGGCGAAGGCTTCTCTAATCCTTCAGCAGAGTGTATGGCAGCCGGTACACCTATTGTATTCTCTAATTACTCTAGTCATGCAGAGTTCTCTAAGTTTGGAGGACTAGGAGTTAGATGTACCTACCAGCCAGAAATTATACACGGTATCCAGCGTGCTGTAGTAGATACAGGACACGCGGTAAAGCAACTACTAAGACTAATAAGAAACCCACAAGAGCGTAAGCTACTTGGAATGAAAGGCAGATCCCACATTAGTCAGTTTTCTATACCACACATGGTAGATGCCTGGGATAATATTTTGTCAAACATGATGACAAAACCACTACCTATAAATAGTGGAAAGATATATAGTACTGTTATATAACATGTGGTTCTTTAAATATTAATAAATTATTTTGTATAAGATAGTCTGCTGTAGCAGCTTTTATTTTATAACTACCATATCCTGTTCTTTGTAAATAAGCTTTAGGGCCATAAGACATATCACCTATTCTATTTGATAAAGAAGCTTTAAATAAAAATTTATATTGAGGAAAAGTTTTATAAAATTCTTTGCTTAAAGAAGTTAGAGTAAAGTGACCATCTTCGTCACAGATATTAGATGCTATCTGTAACATACGTAAAGTCATACAGTTCTTATTTAATCTCATTTAAGTAATGTGCTTGAACTCTGTATCTTGTCCCCTAGGCCATCTACTATCTTTATGTTAAATTTATTACATACGCCGCTTTCTGGAATCTCATTAGAATACCTATCTCCGCCTTTAGCAAATATATCTGGCTTTAGTAATTCTAAAGTCTTACAAACACTCTTATCATCATCTATAGATATTATAGCAGCATCTACATAACGTATACTTTTTATGATGAGCAACCGTTCATACTGGTCCATAAAAGGTTTAGATCCTTTTAATGTAACCTGTAGGTCTGAGTTAACAATTACTACTAATTTAGTACCTAACTCTTTGGCCTTCCTTAAATACTCAATATGTCCTTTATGTATAGGATTGAAGTAACCACTAGCAACTACTAATGTCATGGGAAAATACTCAGATTTAAAATTTGATTGGTTTGGAGAGATCACAGCCAAGATGGGCTATGGTCTACAGGCCAGAAGAATGTTACGACCCCTTATTGAAGGGGGCGCGGATATCAAGCTTATACCAGATGAAGACTATCTTCCACCACATATGAAGATAGAAGATCCTTTCTGGACAGCACAGATAGAATTAAGTAAAACTAAGCCAGACAGCGGGCTAAGAATCATGTATAGTTTACCAACTAGGTTTAGACCAGATCCTAACGGTATTAACGTAGGTTACGCTATGTGGGAAACTGATGAATATCCTAGAGAATGGGTAAGAATTATAAACGAGAGTTGTAAATACTTCTTTGCTGGGTGTAATAGTCTAGTTAATTCTGCTAAGAAAGGAAATATTATGATGCCTGTTATACCTATGAATGCTACATTAGATACGAGTATATGGAGTCCAGATGGACCTAAGATTCAAATTAATGATATCCCCACCGGCTGTGTAAAATTCTTATTTATAGGTAACTTTATTCCAAGAAAGAATCTAGAAGATTTACTATTAGGATTCAACGCGGCTTTTGAAGGAATAACAGACGTATGCTTAATCATAAAGACGTGGAGTAGCAGTAATGATAGTAAAGGAAAGAAGCATATTTCTGATGCAATCAGAACATTGAACAACCGGGCGACAGGTCTATTAAGTAAACCAAAGATACATGTAATAAGTGATATCTTAGAAGAAGAACAGATCATTAATTTGATAAGATACTCAAACGCTTATGTATCTGTATCAAAGGGAGAAGGATTTGATCTACCACTTATGCAGGCAATGTCTATGGAAAAGCTAATCTTGACAACAAGATTCTTAGCACACGGAGACTATCTTAATGATAGTAACTCTATAGATATAAAGTATAGCTTAATGCCCTGCTCAGAGGCCGCAGCGCCTCTGTACGACAGTTATCAGAACTGGTCTAGGCCTGACATGGGCAGCTACATAGAAGGGCTTAGAAAAGCGTATACGCTGATCAAAAATAATACTAGTCAAAATTATGGTATAGAAGCAAGAAAGACCATAATGGAAAATTATAGTGTAGAAAAGAACACAGATAAGATAGCTGACGTAATCAGAAAAATATCACATGAGAAACAATCAAGCCGGGAAAGTTTTAAGAAGACTATCGAAAAACTTACTCAAGTATCCTGATGAAGTCAAGCAGGAAGAAGATATTAAGTTATGGTTGAATCCAGAACTAGAAGGGTATCAAGGATTACTAGCATATAATGAACTATTATATAAAGAATATAACGAATATAGAAGAACTTCGGGCACCAAAACTTTACCCTTAAAAAAAAATATACCGGCTAAGGCCGGTATTTCTGTTTCTAATGATCTAATTTTAGAAGTAATAAATAGTTTTAATAAAACTGATAGAGGAAGGATAAGCTTGCTCCTTCAACCACTCCTTAAACATCTTTATCTAGGTAAGGATTGTGGGAGCTATGAAAAGCTCGCAGAGGAACTACACATAAGCAAATCCAACCTCTATCGAATACTTTCTATTACTCCCAAGGAGGAGTAAGATCTCCAATAGCTTCTTCTGGACCCTGAGGAAAAAGAAGTCCCTCAGACATATCGAGGCCGGAATCAACGATAGACCAGTACAGACATAAGACTCTATAAGCTTGTATTAGCTGCTTATCTTTAGTAGCACCTAATATGTTATGCATCTCATGCTGAAGGTTCTCTGGGTCAATATTGTCTGGAAAAGAGCTATTAACAACTAAGAAAGAAGCTATCTCCTTCTTAGCATTGTAATAGATGAAGTTTCCCTCGTCTACCTTATACTCTTTTAAGTTGTCTTGATTCCTATCTGTTATCGTTAGATAACCTTGATCAATTCTAAACTCAGTAGAGTTTATAATAAATTTAATAGTCAAAGAAGGTATAAGATTTTTATCTTCTTTTTGTACCTTTATACTAACTTCGTGATACGAGTCTTCGCTAATCACTGGTAAGTGTTTGACTGTCTCTATAAACTCGAATGGATTCTTCAATTGTGCTCTTTATTTGTGTTATTGGTCTGCCTGTTAACACAGATATCTCTTTGTAAGTCTTATCTTGTAAGAAGAAAAGCTCAATTATTTCACTATCTTCTTTAGTAAAAGAACTTTGAATCTCAAATTCAGGAGAGAATTGAGGCTCAGAAACACCTACGTTATTTAAATAAACTTCAGAAACTAACTTTGCTTTTCTCTTCTTTCTAGTTGTTTTTATAATCTCATCTATACAGTAATTATTTACTGTTCTACAGATATAGCCTACAAAAGACTTAGACATATCTATCTTATCTAATTTTAGATAAAGAAGTCTTACTGTAATAAGATTTGCTAGAGAGTCTAGTTCTTCAGCTTTATCTAAAGAATTAGCAAACTTCTTAATCAAGAATCTTATATATGGTAAAAGAAGAACGGAGAAATCTTCTTTAGCAGAAGAGTCTCCGTCCTTTATTTTCTTAACTATGTCTGGTAATTCTTTTTTTATTTTATCTTCTAATAGTTTTTTGTTAGACATTAACAACAGAAGCGCTTGAAGTGCTTCCCATGGATTGTACCACGGCAATTAAGCTAGTGCCTAATGCCTTAGCAATCAAGGCATAGGTGGCAATATTAGCGGTCTTACCAGATAATACACTCTTTACAGAGTTTACACTGATCCCTGCAAACTGAGCAATGCTACGAACACTAGTGTTAGTAGACTTTACTAAGCCTGAAAGGGCAGCGGAAATTTGAACGATCTCATTAGAGACATCAGTAGGGTAGGATTTCTTAGTCATGTTTTTATTGTAGAAAGGAATCAGATTTAGTCTGATTTATTATATATACGTAATTAGCTGTTAAAAAAGTTAACTAATTATATATTTTTTACTCTTAAAGTATCCTCTATCTTGTCAAGAATCTGCTTTATCATAGCAGTTCCACACTTGGTATCAAATACTTTATCAAAGTCTTGTTTAGATATTTTATCTTTTAAAGGGCGATGCATCTCATTCTTTATAGCATCTACTATATTTTTAAGATCTTCAGTAGAATTATATAGATTCATTTTGTATCACAATCTAACACAAAATTTTCTAACTTAGGATTTTTCTCAACTAGTTCAGAATATTGTTTATTGGCTTTGATTAAATATTCTATAGAAGTATAAAAAGGAAATAAACATCTTACTATTTTATGATCTAATACAAAATAAGCAGCTCTGGTATTAATATGTAAACTTATTAATGTACCTTTTTTAATTACCTTAAAAGTAGAAGCGGTATTAAAAATACTAATTAAAAAAGTATCTGGAAATGTGCCTGTAGCAGTAGCTTTTCTACCAATCTGGTTTATATTTCCATATGCTGTAGTAAGTTCATATGCATTTGCATCTAAAGTAATTCCTGGCTTTAGATCAGAGAATCCACCAAATTTATATAATTTAAAATCTGAGAAAGAAAATAAGATTGCACCGGACGGTAGCTTTAAGAACTCATTAAGATCTAAAGTTTTAGGAAGAGCTTTATATAAAGATTTATATAAATCTAGATCAAACTGAAATGTTGCTGTTCTCATGTTACTATATTTAGTTTAATGTTTTGTTCTAAAGCTTCTGAAAAGCAATCCAATGCAGGCATGAAAGGAGATATAATAGTATGTAATAGAGAATCATCTACTAAAAAACAATGATTAAGAATATTAGACCAAGAAACATGTTCCTCCATACCTGAATGGAGATATAGATAAGTTCCAGAGACGAGAAGCTTTATGAGAAAGCCCTTTTCATTAACAGGTAAAGTATCTGTTTCTAAATCAATATATGTTCTATTATTTCTATCATGTATAAATGAACTTTTAACAGAAAGTATAGGATCTAAAAAGACATTTTTAGAAGGACCCTTATACATACATAAGCCATAATATCCTGATATCCAAATAAGAGTATCTATAGGTAAATTATAGAGTTCATGATAAGATAAAGATCTTATCCCTTTAGGGGCATCCATATAAGGATATTTTATCTGCATTCTCATTTTTGTTCTATATTCTTTTTAAACAGCTCAATTGCACTATCTATATTATCTCCAACCTGGAGACATTCTTGTATCTTAGACATAGATAGTAGATGACAAGGGTAATCCTTTATAGCATTATCTATCTTAGTGTCTTCAGCAGGATAGTACTTCAAGAACATTCTTCTAACTTGATCTTTATTAGCATTTTTTACTTCAAAAATACGATCTACTCTACCTGGTCTTATAAATGCAGGATCAAACTTAGATATATCATTACATGTCAAAATAATTATACACTCTGGAGTAGTAATACCATCAAAAAGATTTAATAAATTACTGATATTAATCTTTGAATCATTTAGGTTTTCTCTATCTATATCTTCAAATATAAATAATGCTTTATCATTTGTATAAGACATAGCATCTCTAACAATTCTAGAAGAAATTTTTTCTAATGAACAATTAATAATTGAATAATTTAAATAGTTAGATATCAATTTAATAATAGAAGTCTTTCCATTACCTGGAGGACCAGACAAAAGATAGATTCTTTTATATGTATTTCCTAAATTATAATATTTTTCTTTACTATTTAAAAAAGTTTTTAAATCATTAAATAAATCTTGTGAAAGAGTATTGTCTAAAATAACACTATTTAAATTAATATGCTTCTTAGGAAAATCCCCTACTTCAAATACATTACTATGTTCTATTTCATAAACAACATCTGAGTTATTTACTTCTTTAAATTTATCAATAATAGCTTTTAATTTATTTTTGTTTCGTTTAAAAATAGTAATAGTTGTTTCATGAATTTTAGTTCCATCAACTATACTATCTGTATCTTTTCTAGATTTAGTAATAATAGAAATATATGCAAATCCTACTTGTGGTAGACTTACTATCCATCTACCATGTTGTATAACCTCTTGATTTAATTTAATTGCAATATCTGTAATATTCTTTTTATTAGTTATAATAATACCTTTAATCCAATCATCTAAAGTATTGTATAAATCAAACCCTTCGTTAGAAGAAAAATGATATGTAACAAGAGTAGATTTTTTAATATATATATTAACAAAATTAAGCATCCTCATACCATGTTGGTATAAGAAAGCCATTACACCTATTAATAAACCGCCCGAAGCTATCTGATTGTTTTTTAGAAACTCTAAAATCGTTTCCATGTAAAGAAAAAGAGCCAGGAAAACCTGGCTCTATATATGGGTTAAAGAGGTTATACGGAACAGGTATCGTTTGTACAATACCTTTCTCCTTTAGATTCTACTAAAGATTTAATAATAAGGGTATTTAAACTAGCTACATAAGCGTCATATTCTTCTTTAGTACATGTTTGATAAGGAGCTTGTTGATAGTTGTGATTCTCTAACGGTAAGAAAGAGAGCGTCTTTACATAAGGGGCCATATACTCTATGGCACTCTTCAAATCTTTAGCTTCTTCAGGCTTAAAAGTAACAGTACAAGATACAGAATTATCTGCCCAATAATGTTGTAGTTCTTTTATCAATATGAGTTGCTCCCATAAACTAATGTCATATTTAGACTTAGTAAAATTCTTTTCTTTGACAGGGAAGTAAACAACTTTAGTAGACGGATCATTAATAGATTCTTCTATCTTATACCCAGCCTCAGTTAAAGGCTTTATCAATGCATTATTAGCAGCTATCCTTATAGTTCTCATGTAATATTCACTATGGGTACAATGTACCCCAGGAGTAGCTCCAGCTAATATGCTTACAGTGCCACTAGGCTTTACTGTAGTGTATCTGATAGAAGTAGGAACACCTAACCATCTAGAATAAATTAAATCCCAATGCTCAACGGCTTTATATCCTGTATTACAAAAATTAATAAGATACTTTTGTATACCAAACTTCTTAATAGCCTGTTGTATACCAGATTGAGAGCAACCTATACGGCGGTTCTGTAACATAATTTGATTAGTCTTCTCACAATGAGTAGGTAATAAAGTTACTGACTTGGCATATAAGTATGCATACTTTAGAGTATCGTAATACTCTTCAGCGGTCTCATGATTAGCAGGGAAAGTCTCTACTAAGTTACATAGCTCATAAGACTGTAAGCATTGCTCTGCACATGGGTTAACCCCATCTACATTGTCAAATTTAGGATGACTAGAAGATAGATATCCATCTACAAATCTTCCATAATGTTTACAATTATCAAGTAGTATTATACCAGGCTCACCATTAATAGTAATATTCTTTATTATATTAGAAAAATCAGAAGTCGACTTAGAATAGACAGAATTATTAGACATCCATCTTCTGTCTTTTAATTCTTCTGGATACTTATTATAGTCCTTCATCTCAATAAAAGGTTGATCTTCTATATTACCAATAGCAATTTCAGCAGATCTTCTTACGTTACCTGCTACTACAAACTTACCAATATAATTCATTATATCTACAATACCTACAGAATCTAACTGTATACCATCATAACTATCTAATAACTTTATAATATTATTGTGCCCTTCTATTAAAGGTTCTGGTCCAGAAGCTGTTCCACCAAAGCCTTTTATAGGAGAGCCGGCTGGTCTAATTAAACTATAATCAAATACAATATGCTCTTTTCTATCTTCCTGTATATAGTTATTTAATAATAGCTTTATAGATTCTACCCAACCTTCTCTAGTATCAGGAATCTTATATGTGTTTAAAGGCAGACAATTATATAGTCCAGTAGGACGTTTACTAATAGTAATTTTGTTAGCACCTAAAGTATCATATCCAATACCTACACCTAGCATAAGCATATCAGCAGCCCATGCAAATGGCTCTGCAAAGTCTTTGTCAATATCTTTAGTAGATACAAAGCCGCAATTACATAACGATGCTGACCCTATCTTTTCTACTATAGGAGTGCCCATGGTCCATAGACCACGGCCAGGAGGTAGGAACTTAAACTCCCACATCTTCTGGAACATCTTTTGTGCAGATTTCTGAGCCTTATATGCATCCCACGGTAAGCAGGACTTCCTACAATGCTCCATCTGGATAGTAAAACTACCCTCTACACATCTTTTAATAGTATCAAAAAATGTTTCTTGTGATCCGTCTTCTTTAATTCTAGAATATGTTCTTAAATAAGTAATTCGGCTTAGTTCATCAAAGCCCCAATCAGGTTCTTTATTTTGAAATTGCCTTAAAAAGTTTTCAGTAAGTTTAAATTTGGTAGACATGAAAGTAAGGAAAGTTAAAGTAAATATTATACTTTTAACTTAGTTATGTGCTCATACTCTTTATACATTATAGCAAAAATTGTATAAACTATAGCACCTAAAGCCTCTCTCTTCCAAGCAGAGAGTGCTTTTTCTATTTGTTCTGGAGAGTTATCTTTAGGCTCAAATGTCCTTAACTCCATCAGTTTCTTGAGAGCTTGTCCTAAGACAAAGCCAGTACCAACATTGTCGGTAATAGTCTTCCACGGCTGTTGTTCAAGATTCAATCCGTGGCCATGTCTTTCTTGACCCTTACCTTTAAAAACTTGATCAAGAACCTGCTCTAAAATTTGTTTAAAATGTTCTTCATTTAACATGTGTATAGTCCCTATCTTTTATGAATTCAGTTTCTTTATCTATACAAAAGACTAAAGATTCATTACCACAAATAGCAAGTACAGCCCAAGAATGCCAGTCATTTAGTCCATTTACTTGTTCTTTAGTAGGCAAAGGAGTTACGTTAACATTTATAGCAATATCTGCTTTCCTTAAATCCTGTACATCTTTTTTATCTAAGTGATCACCTATAGAAGATAGAGTTATTTCATCAAATTTATAAGATCTACAGTATGAAAAAAACATACTATTAACAATATGATTACGCAGCTTATCAAAATATTTCTTATCTAAAGAAACAACTAAAACTTGACGATCGGCTATTTCTTTATATATTCCTGTAGCTTCTATCATCTTGTTGTGTATAAAATTTTAACAGATATTCACAATCTGTATATGCAAGCCTGAATGACTTTCTAGCCTTAGTCAATACTACTATGGGTAGTACAGGAGAATAGAAAGGACTTATGTTAGTCAAAGAAGTAATAGAAGCAGTAGTAATAGGATCTTTCTTAACTATATCTATATAATCTTTTGATTGATCAAAGTGTTCTACTATATACTTAGGAAACTTTGGAGAGTATACAATAAAAGATTGAGCTACTACCTTAGGATCAGACAGTTTATGTATGTCCCTTAACTCAAAAAATAGATATTGTTTATTAGTTTTATCGTCTATAAATTTAACAACAGAACGATCAGTAAGATAGTGCTCTTTCATATTATCTACCCAAGGGTTATTCTTAGAGTATTTACTCTCTGCGAATATCAACCCTGTAGCCCTAGCTAGTGTATTACTAGCTGGAGCTACTATATCAGGTAGAGAATTAGAAAAATTAGCCCCTCTAGGAATGCGGTGGCCACCTAAAGCCTTAGCTATGAATCGTTCTGCCGCCTTCCATTGATGAGACATCTCACCAATCCTCGTTATCTGCAGCAGGCTTAGTTACGGCAGGCTTTGGCTTAGCAGCATAAGTACTTCCTCCAGCCTTAGCTGGGGCAGTTGGAGCCTTCTTCAAAGCATCAATAACCAGGTTCACAATAGAATCCTGCATGTGCCAATTCTGCTTCTCTGGGAAGAACTTAATATAATTGATTCTCTTATTGTTGCCTTCCTTATCAGTATACTGACGAGAGGCGGAGTCAACATAATACTTTCCTTCCTTATTTGTCATTAGCTTCATGTCATTTACAGAAGCTATAATACCATCTGGACCATTAATGGTAATGTTAAAAGTAGCGTGTATTCCTACTTTCTTTTGAGCATCAGAACCTGGCCAAGCTCGTGTAACTGTAAAACTTATATCACTCATCTTTCGTTTCTTCTATTAAAATCTCTTGAAGAGATATCTCAGTCAAATCTTTGATTAAAGCATTATATGCTTCATCATTGGTATTAAAGAATTTAATTACTTCTTCTTTACCTTTCATCTTACCATCAGGTAAATGTTTATTATTGTACATAGGACCTGATCTTTCTATCAGTCCCAGTCCAAAAGCACTATTAATAGCAGAGCCTCTAGAGTCAAATCCAAGACCGTGTTTAAAAGGAAGGAGTATTTCTTTGCCTTCATTACTATTAATTCTTGTCTTTTCTATCTTCATTCTTCCAGACCAACCAGGGAATACTTCCCTAGTTTCACCATCTGGAGTCTTTATTTTGATAGTCTCGGGCCAGTCACTCTTAGGTCCACGTCTAAACATTAATCTTAGATGTGCCCAGTGCTTAAGTGCATTGCCTCCCTTAACAGTATCTAAGGGAATGTAAGCATTAATATCTGTATAAATTTGACCAATACAAATTACTGAACAGCCACCATAGCTTTCTGCTGGTCTAGGTGATACAAATATATTAGCTTTACGAAAGAACTCTCCTAGCTTACGCTGGAGGTTTAACATATTAGTTCCTTCTAAAGACTTATCTGTATAGTTCTTACCCTTTTGTTCGTAAGCATCCTTACTAGGAAGCAAAGCACCTATAGAGTCTATTACCCACATATTAATCTTTAGTCTCTTTAATAAGTTCATAGACTGATCTAATAACTTCTCCATACTATTTATCTCTACAGTATAACGTTGGATTATTAGTCTATCTAAGTCTACACCAAGCTTCTTAGCCCAGTCTTCATCAAATGCATTCTCTGCATCTGTCCAAAGGGCTATAAACTCTGGGTCCTTAGCTTGTAAGTGAGCTATAGTTTGGGCACAGAAGGCACCTTTACCAGTATGTTCTGGCATTATATTCAACAGTATTCGTTAATTACTGCCCGGATAGTTAATCCAGCTATATATTTCTATATAGATTAGACCATATCTTCATCCACTAAAGTGGAGATTCCCGCTTCGGATCACTAGATCCTACGTCTTTCGACTGGTCGTTGAACATTTTTTGATATAGATTATTGATCCAAATTTTCCAGTCGTCTACAGTTAGATCACTTTTTGATCTATTACAAGTAAGACAACAACTAACACAATTTTTTTCTTCATATCCTAGATCAGAATTAATTCTGTCTATTCCATTATAGAAGTAATTAGTGATAGTACAGTTGTATTTAGCTCTAAGTTTTCTAGAAGGCTTAACTGTTTTAAGGTTACTTGGTTTAGAACCACAGTAATAACAATTACCTTCAAAAAATATAACCGCTTGTTCAACTGTTAATTTGAATTCAATATTTCTATCTTTGGCATGTCTTTTATAGTCACTGATTATAGCATTCTTATGTGCGAGCTGATTGGGTAATAAAGCATAAGTTCCTTTTTTGCATCCGCAATTAGGATTCTTATATTTTAGTAACGCCGCTCCTTGTCTATAAACAGTTTTACCACAAATACATGTACATTGCCACATGTTTTTATTGGTAATAAATTTGACTATAGTTAGATATCCATAGATTTTTCCAGGTACGCAACGCCTATTTATAGCTGAGTTGTAATTAGCCATACTTGCATATTTGTACCTAGTATATTTATCAAAACTTTGCTGCTGATTGTCTTTAGCTTTACCTAGTAAGATGTTCCAGCAATTCAAGAATTTTTTAACTATATATTACTATATAGGCAGGCCCGAAATTAACCTGCGATCGTTACGAAGCGTCCCTTAGGTAGTCCACCTATTAAATTATTAACAGTAGGAAAAGGAGTATCGTAAAACTCATATTTTGTAGCGTTTGAAGCTGTAGTTATACCTAAACCTTCAAACTCTTTTAGTATTTTAGAAATGTCAGTCATGTTATTTTAGAAAATCAATTATTTGCTTCTCTATATTAGATAGGCAAGACATATATTCAACTTGACAATGTATTATATTAAGTGGCTTATCTTTTTCACTTAAAGAAAAACATGTAGTGATGCCATCTTCATCAGGTTCACCACAAGTAATACAAGCATACTTACTTTTATTAGTTAAACTAAAATAGTAAGCCATGTAATCACCATCAGAACATTTAATAAGTCTGTCTGGCTTAATAGTCATAGCATTTATTATATTCCAAATCTCATTCTTAGGAGGAATATTAGGTAAAGGAGAAAGAAAACTTTCCATTTTATTAGATAAAATTAAAAGATCTATATCTTTAACATCTTCATAAAATAATGTATCTTTAAATTCATGTGAACAATCAACATTATTTGGATGAAAAATAAGTGTTTGAAATTGTATAGTAGCATTATACTGATTTTTACGATGTACAACTATACCATTAAAATTATTATTTGCTAAGTAATTTGCAAATCTTGCTTTATCATGTAGTATACCAATTTGGTCCGGCTTTATTATACTTATAGAATCAATTAATTTCCATAAATTAGTTTTAATAATTGCTTCTTGTTTATAATAATCTCCTACATTACTTTTCCACCCACAAGTATAACATGTAGCTGTATTAGGATCTAGTTGTTTTATAAGATTGAGCGTCCCGATAAGAGTAGTATATACATTTTTATTTGTATTACAATTAGGACATATTATAATATCGTCATAATTATATGCCATTTTCTTTCAATATTTCAAGGATTTTCTTTTCTGCTTCTTTTATTTCAGCAGAAGCTTTATTTAAAGTCTTAGATATAGTAGTTAGATCTTTAAATAAATTGGATATACTTTCTAAATCTATAGAATTAATATTATTTATAGTTATAGTAGTACTAATTACTGCATCACAAGTATGTTGTATATTTAATTCTAATGAAGTCCAATCAGGTAAGGCAGTACTATGATAAGGTTGAGGTTGAATATATCTACCTATAAATTTAGCCACTATAAAATAACCTTCTTTAAGAGTTATTTGTTTTTCACTTATTAATTTTTCATGAAAATCTAACATATAATTATATTCCAAGTTCTTTTTGAAGTACTTCAGCTTTCTTTTTAGCTCTTTCTAATGCTTTTTTCTTTTTGCTTAACTCTCTTTCTTTTTCTTCTTGTTTGTACTTCTTTTCTCTTTCTTTTTGTTTACGTTCTGTTTCTTCTGCATCTTTAATAATCTGAGGTATTGTTTTAGTTAATACTTGTTGTACAGGAGTTCTTGTTAGAAGTAATCCACCCAATTTACTTTGATGTTTAAGCAACAAATCATACTGTTCTTGTGTAACCTGTTCCCAATTTGTTATTAAATTTTCTAAAACACTTCTAGAATAAGTTTCATCAAGGTCATAATATTCTTTGTAACCAATAGAAACTATTGCTACTTCAATTAAGTTATTGTTTGTCATTAAATATTATCCTTAATTAATTGAACAATTTCTGTCTCTATTAAATCCATTTCTTTATTATATGCTAAAGCAATAGATACTTTACCATAACCAAGATCTGCAATGTCTTGGAATCTATATCTTATTACAGAGGCTAACTGTTCAAGAGTAAGTTTTTGTTTAACTTTTTTAGTTTTCTTTTTAGTTGTCATTTAATTGATTACAAATATATCTATTACATACTGACCATACTTCATTATTCTATGTCCATGTTTATTACATACATAAGAAGTAGGATTTAAGTTAGGATTATATGTCTCCTGATGAGAAGTACTAGCACTTATGGCTTCTTTTCTTACAGGCCAATCTGTACCTTCTCCATTAGGATCTGATTGCCATTGCTCAGTATATACAAGCATCTCATCGGGAAGATTCTTTATTGCTTCTTTTAATTCTTTTATGTTCATAAAGGTTCTTGTAAAAGTTCCTCTGGTATTATCTTAGTATCATATACTACTAATTCAATTTTAGTTCTTAAAGGTTGGCCGCCCATAAGATAAATATGTTGTGAAACAACACTCATCTCTTCTTGAATAGCTTGTAAAGATACAGCTTCTTTAAACTGTTTAGTAAGATACATTTTTATGCCCTTACCTAATACAGGGTCCCCATCAATCCTAGAGAACTTCCAAGTTGGATAGTATATCTCAGTATTAGAATTGAAAGTAACATGTGCCTCGTAATATTTTTTCATTATCTAGTCTTCAATAATTTGATTACTTTATCTCTATCTACTTCATCCAACTCTTCATTTAAAACAGGATGTTTAAATGCCTCAAGCATTGCTTCGAGATCAGCCTTTAGTTCATCTATAGGATCTTCAGGCTCAAGAGGCGAGATTGTTATATCAACATCTGCATCACTAGATGCAAAAGGATGCCCGCCTTGATTATAATATACCTCCCTAATGGTAAGAGTATAATAAGGAAGATTATTGTGTTCTTTTTTAACAACTACTAGACGGTAGTTCCAAGCATTAGGAGTCACTCTTTGACCTCTGCGTGTACTATTTTTGTTTGTAATGTTTTACTTAACTTCTTGCCTGTTCTTACTTTATAAACATCAATGTCTAATATATCTTGTGTATTTACTATAGAGTATATTTTACTATTAATATCTTTAATAGTATTAGCCTTCTCTAATTCTAATTCATTCTGTTTAGTAGTACATACAATTAAATACTCTGATACTTCTTTAGATAAGAAATCTTGTTCAAACTTAAGACACTGATAACTATGATAGTTAGCATCTATTACCTTCGTAAACAGAGTTAAAAAAGAAGAACTAGCCTTTTTCTTGGTCGCCATACAATTCTAAAAAGAAGTCATAGTCAAGTACTACATAAGTACCAGACTGGGTTTGTTGAATGTAGATCCATTCCTTGGAATGTTTCTGGGCCTGAGATATCAATTTCTTGATTTCTAATTTACAAGGCTGAAATCCTTCTTTAGACTTAACTTTACATTCTACTATAAGTTTTTTATTAGTGAGATCAGCATTGTCCCACTTAGCCCCAGAGTTAGTAGTTTTATTTAACTTAAGATCTTCAGAGACTTTATCTTCTAGTTTATCTCCTGTGTCTCTACTCATTTCTTTTTACTACAGTTAATGTTTTATTTTTACGATCATACTGTAGAGTTATATATTCATTATACTCTACCCAAGGCTTTAGCTCTTCTTCTAATTTTTCTGTTCTAATTTCTGATAAAACTTTTTGTTCATCCTTAGTAAAAGATGAAACACTGTCTTCAACAGCAAGTCTTATAGCTTCTGAAAAGCCATCTGGATCTTTTAAATGAATTGTTATTATGTCGTTCATACTTCTATTATTTTATTTAAACCTATTACTTTAATTCTATATTCTTTAGAAGAAGAGTTCCTCCAAAAAAATCCATTATGAATATTTCCTAATTTATCCCAATAAACAGTATAAATTTTAACATCATCTTTTTTAACTAAAGTATAGTGTATAGAATAAGGTAAGAATTGGACAATAGTATTCATGGGTAATTTATCTAAAGAATTAATAATAGTACTCATACTTCTATTATTTTATTAGTACCTAAAATTATAAAATCTTTATCTAATATATAAGTACCGCTCCAAAGAAATCCATAACACAATTCTCCATCTTTCCAATAGGAAACATTAGCTCTAAGAGTACTTGGTTGAGATATAACAGTATAAAATCTAATATTATTTTTATATACTTTAACCATAGTATTAACAGGAACGTCAGCTAGAGTTTGAATCATCTTGTGTATATTGTTTGAAATATAGTTTCTGCTAAATCTCTAGGCTCATAATGCATAAGAAGATCTAATTCTTCAGTAGTAACCTTATAAAGAACATCTAACCTTTCTTTAATTAAGTTATTAAATAATTTGGTAATTTCTTTTAAGGCTTCTTCTTTATGTAGTTTAGCTAATTGTTTTGTAGTTAGTTTCTTTTTTGACTTCTTAGTTTTAGAAGTAGTTAATATTGCTGTTTTATTTTTGAGTGCTTGTTTCATATATTTCTTAGTAGCTTTAGAAGGCTTGAACTTCATCTTATCTTTATATGCTTGATCGGGATCTTTACAACTATCGTAATGACTCATAGATTAGGTAATCTAGGGCGCTGGTCGCCAGTAAGTTGAGCTTGAACTTTGTAATAATGCTCAGTAAGAGTATCAATAATTGTCTTTAAGTCCCCGTCTGAGCCTAAGTTTAATGTAATACTAATAGATGGGTATCCATGATACGCCATAGTAACAGAGATAGAAGTGCCATATAAACAATGTGGTTCTTCTTTTCTAAAGGCTATCTCACTGTCAATGTCTATATTTATGCCTCCATTATCAATGTGTTGATAATATTTTGTTTCTATCTTTCTAATTTCTTCTTTCATATTTCCTTATGATGATCGAATTCCTGTCCAGATTGAAACTTCTCAATCTTTTCTCGGTTGAACCTGCAAATCTCTTCGAAGGTTATAGGAGTAAAATTATTAGAGTCTACTCCTACATCATATCTTATATACTCTTGAGCTTTATTATATTCATCTAGCCCACCATGGGAGTGACCATGTAGATTAATGGCCCCATAATGGGCCTTGTTCCATCTAAGCATAGGATAGTGACACATAGTAACAGAAATAGAATCGTTTCCTAATTGAAACTTCATCTCCTTAAGGTCTGGGCCTATTAAAAGATTAGAAGTATTATATAAGCGTTCATACTTATGAATCCACTTATCATGATTGCCAGGTAGTAATATGATATTTCCATTTAAAGAACCTAATATACTATCTATAAAACCTAGGTCATTAGATAAAAATAAATCACCTAAGTGATATACAGTATCCTTAGGACCTACTTTTTTATTCCAGTTATTAATCATAATATTATGCATCTCATCTAGTCCTGTAAAAGGACGATTACAATATTTGATAACATTAAAATGTCCGAAATGATTGTCGCTAGTGAAGAAGATCATTCTATTGAGATTGGTACAAATTCTATTCGGCCAGAAGCAATCAAATCATCATAAACTGTTCCACGATTATAATAAAAACGATGTCTAAGGGCACTCTTTGCATGTCCTATCTTAGACCATACCGTTTTTTTACCTATCTTAATAGCTATATTATCTACTTTAATAACCCAAACATATGCACCTTTAACAGGATTTCTTTTTAACTCAAAAATTTCTTTTTCAAGATCCATATAATTATATAGTAACTAAAGTGATTGGGTTTCTAGGAACATAAGACTCATCACAAATAGAAACGTTATAATGAGTAGCTTTGCCATCAACTACCTTTCCATATCCGGAATGTATATGACCATAGAACCCAGCCAGGAAATTAGGTAGTCTTTTTATTGCTTTCATTAGTTCTACTGAACCTACATGCTCTTGAGTTCTAGCTACTAAATCTAGCTTGCCTACCCTGGGCGGCCCATGGCATATAATTATATTAGTATCGTCAGGAATTAAAGAGAATTTACTACTTAATAAAGGGTGTAAATGATCTGGTGAGCATGGACCTGGGCCACCTTTATAGTTATATTCATATCCTAATCTCTTCTCAAGGCCATTGAAAGCCCAATCATAAAAGAAAGGCTGCCATGGAGTACCATATATCTTTATTCCTTGTACTGTAATAGCTTGATCTATTAATACATTTACTGTACCAGGAACATGCTCTCTAAACTCACCTTGGAATAAGAAATCATGATTACCTGGTACAAAAATCTTATGCTTACATTGGGTCTGAGAAGACATCCATAGCAAAAAATCTATACACTCTTTATAAGTTCCTTTGCCTGTGGCATCTCCTGCGTGTATTAAAATATCACACTCAGGTATGTTAAGAGTGTTATGTAAATTATGTGTATCAGATATAGCTGCTATTGTAACCATATTAGTGCGCGTGTGCCCAATTATCTCCGTATTTAGCTTCGGCTTTCATCAAGATATCAAAGCTAACTACGCTTTGCATAATATTGACGATCTTGTCTTTTACTAGATCTATTTCTTCAGCAGGAACATCGAATACAAGTTCATCATGTACCTGCATAATCATTTTTGTTTTATAGTTATTTGCTTCTAACATTGCTTGTATTCCTATCATAGCTTTCTTAATAATATCTGCATTAGTAGATTGAATAATATTATTAGCCCCTTCTCTTTCGGCAGACCACTGTTCTATTTGATCAGCAGAATAAATCTTAGGAATATATCTTCGTCTACCAAAGAAATTTTCTGTATATCCATATAAAGACAAGAACTCTCTAGCATTGTCAAGAAACTTCTTTAAGCCGGACATCTTCTGCATATACTTGTCCATAATTTGCATAGCTTCTTGTAAAGAAATATTTAATGTCTTAGCTAATTTCTTAGCTCGCATTCCATATAGCAATCCAAAGTTAATAGTCTTAACTACAGTTCTCTGAGAAGCAGTAACCTGATCCTTAGGTACTTCATATACTACCTCACTTGCTACTGCAGTATGGACATCTACTTCTTCCTTATAAGCTTTAATAAAGACAGCTTCTTGGCCCATATGAGCCAGAATTCTTAGCTCAGCCTGACTATAGTCAACAGCTAAGATCTTACCTCCTGGAAACCTAGAGGTAAATGCTTCTCTTATCTCTTTGCCTTCTTGTTTTCTAGAAGGTAGTTGCTGGAGATTAGGAGAGCTACTATTAAATCTTCCTGTAGATGTAGAAGTCTGGCCATAGAAAGTATGAATTAGTCCAGTGTAATCGCTTATATGTTCAGTTAATCCTACAACATATGTAGACATTATCTTAGTCAATAATTTATATTCTAATATTTTATCTACTATAGGCTCACCCTTAAAAAGTTCTAAGGTAGCTGCGTCAGTAGAAAACTGACCAGTAGAAGTAGTCGTTACTATTTTTCTATTTTTCTTATGTAGTTTTAAATTAACAAATAAAAGATCTGCTATATCTGATGGCTTAGTAAGAACAATCTCTTTACCAGCTAACTCATTAACTTCTTTTTGTATAGTTTCTATCTTAACAGATATCTTTTGTCTAATAGCTTCTAACTTATCAGTAGATACATTAGTTCCATTACATTCCATCTTAATAAGTACATCTACTAATGGCATATCTATTTCATAAAATAACTTCTTAGCATATGTATATTGGTCTAAATTAAGTAGAGAGTGGAAAAGCTTGTATAGCCTAAAAGTATAATCAACGTCTTCACAACAATATATTCCTACCTGCTCGATACTACTATCGAACATACTAGGATTTTGATTCTTTTTTGACTTCTTAGGTATTAATGTTTTAGTTCTTATTTTTATATGGTTTTTGAATTGTAATGTTAGGTCATCAAGGTTTCTAGGAAACCTATCACCAAACAAACAATAAGCAGCAACCATCGTGTCAAAGTAAATATTTCTTACTTTTATAGAATACCTATCAAGAATTCTACAGTCAAACTTTACATTATGTCCTATCTTTCTGATAGACTCATTCTCAAAAATAGGTATTAAGGACTTTACTATATGGTCAACAGGTATGTCCCCATTAAAAGGAACATAAGTTGCACAGGCTTCTTTAAAACAAAAGCCTAATCCTACTATTTTTGAATCTTTGTTATGGGTAACAAGTCCATTAGTCTCAGCATCAAAAACATATTCTGATGTATTAGATAAAACAGATATAAAATTGTCAAATTCTTCTATAGTTTTTATTATAGTATATACAAGCTTTTCCATAGATTAAAATCTATAGGCTCTAGTAGTGGCAGCACGACTAAAAGCCATAAATATACCACTTATAATTAGGTATATTATCTCTCTGAGAAATGTAGACATGGTAGGATGGGAAGAAAAGATTTAGCTTAAGACATGTAATGGGAAACTTGTAGGATCCATTATCATCTCTTTTTTGCTCGCTAAAAGCGAGTTTTCTAAATTCTGCTTAGATTTTTCCTCTTGTTGAGGTATTAAAGGAGTTAATGAAAACGCCTTGAGTATGGTTAGTTTTTTAACATCGTCTATATTATCTATCTTTGATTCAGATACAAAAATTATTTGATCTTTAGGTAAAGATAAAGAACAATAGACTCTTCTTCTTGTAATATTAGACATCGGTAATGATGTCTTATTAGCAAAATCAATTTCAATTAAATATTCATTCTTAGATATACATTCAACTATTCTGCAAAAAAATTGTAAAATCATTCTGTTCTGTGTATCCTATGTATTGTTTTATCTAACATAGATACATGATCTCTTATAGCGAAATAAATAAATTTAATAAACTCAGAAGCTATCCTGCAGTTCTCTGCTTTGGTCCATAGATCTTCTGTCTTGGTATACGACAGCTCTTTAATGTCATCTAAAGTTACTGTAACGGAATCTCCGACGTCCTCATGTGTCTGTCTAAGAGCTTTACCATTAACACGTACCTTGGCACGGGCAATCTTTAATCTTTCTTCTGCATTAGTAGAAAAATTAGCAAGAAGACCCATGCTATAAGCAATTGATACTAAAGTAGACTGTAAGTAAATTAAATCACTTTGCATCTCAGATAGAGAAATATCTACCATCCAGCTAGATGTTCTATACTTAGAGACAACTGTGAAAGCTTCTTTTACTAAAGCTAAGTCTTCATCCTTTAATAAATCTTTTGGTAAAGGTATATTTAAAGATTGATCTACATTAATAGATTTGTCAAATGTATCTATTCCTATCTTATTTTTTATAGCCATGCTATTTTTATTTTCTTAACCTCAGGAGAAGGCACTATAAAGATAAATATATTTTTCAAAAGTTCTATTTCTTTAGTTCTAAACTTTAAATAAGTTATTATATTTTTTTCATTATAAGATACATCATAGCTTTCTTTTAATTCAATATGATGTGTAATATGATTATTATAGACAATTCTAATACTTTCTGTTGTTATCTTACTTATGTGCTCTACAGGGTTAAAATATAATAAATGAAATAAAACACTACAGATTCTACTTACTATTATATTATTAGGATCTAAATAATAAATATCTTTATTGTCGTGTAGTGTTTTAAGTCCATCTAATATTTCTTTGTAGTTACCAGAAGCTAGTATACTCTCTAAATAATTCATGATTTTAGCAGGTAGTAAAATATTTTTGTCTATAGAATGTTCCTTTATAATATCTTTAAACAAAGGCGTGGACTTAAATTCCATTTTATTTAGCCATATTCTTTATTAAGTAATTTTCCTTTGCCATCTTCTTAGGAGTTGTAGTAACAACAGGAATAAACATAGGAACAAAAGCACTGTTTGTATTAAATAAAGAAGATTTACTTAGTAAATGTTTCTTAAAATCAGTAGAAAGGGTTATAGTACAAGTACTATAATATAAAGTCTGTGTATCTGTTGTCTTGATTCTTACACAGTAACCTCTTTGAAAAGTGGATTGTGGAGAATTAGAATTCAGATTATGTAAATAAGTACCATAAATTAATAAATTAATTAACTCTGTATTTTCAAGAGAATCTGTAGTAATAAAGTTAGTAATATTAGCTAAATACTTTTCAAATATAAAAGACTTATTAAGTACAGTAGACAGCTCATTATCTTTAGTAAAGGTAGCTCTCTTAAGATTAGAGAAGGCTATAGGATCTGGAGTAGTCTTAGTAGGATAAGAAAAACAACGATACTTATCTGAATATTGATTATTAGAATCAATAATTGGATTCTTACCAAATATAGCATCAATATCTTGCTTAGCTTTAGTAGTTAAAAAGTAATTATATAGAGCCATTACTCTTTTATTTATACTTATAGGCTTAGCTAAAGAAGCACTCTTAGTATAACCTGAATCTTTTAAATCTATTTCCTTAATAGATTCGAAGACTCGATGGTAAAAGTCCATGTTCTTATCATAACCTAATGTACTAGGTATATAATAAGAGAAATTAATATGTGGACCTACTATAGAAATAGGATCAAAATTAATGATGCCTGTAAACTGAGACTTATATTTCTTTTCAAATATAGAAAGATATGCAGGCAACAAGTTTGAAGTAAGATTTTTATCTCTTACTTTTGTCAAATAAAAGTTAAGACCTTGTAAAGAAGTATAGTCTCCATAGTCTGCTTCATTTTGATGTTCAGAACTATTCAAAAATATAATTGAGGAATAATTAGTTCTAACATTAAAAGTTAAATTAAAATCTTTAAGATGATCTTCCTTACAATAGAACATTAAAGATCTATTTTCTATTTCTTCTAAGAAATAATTTAGCTTAGGTATCTCACAAAGTGCTTTAAATAATTTCTTATTTTTAACATGTAATATATTTGATTGTCCTAATAAAAAAGTAGTATCATTAAAAGATAAAATGTTATATAAAGAATCTACATGTTCTGGTTTTAAAGAAAAAGGATAGGTTTCTTCTGTTGTAGAAAGAAGAATACACTCCTCTCCCCGATACTTCTTTAAAGCATCAGGAAGAGGATCGGGTTCAAAAAGTTCGTAGAGCTTCTTAACTTCCTTCTTTTGTATCTTTGGTAGGTGTAGTACTAGTATTTCCATTAGAATGAACATTGATCTTTGCGTAAATACTTGCTAACATTTTCTTCATGTCGACAAGATTCTTAATAATATCTGCTTCAGTTAATGTCTTATTAGGTATCATGTAGTGTAGTGCACCACGGATACCTAAATTAATAATAGGATTATTGTTATACTCTTTCATCATAGCTACAATGAAATCTTCATATGGAGTTAGATGATCAAGAGGTATCTTCTTTACTTGAGAAGCTGCATCTGCCTCTGCTGCAGTACAATTGATCTTAATATGGTTAGGAATAAAGCCAGGAATCTGACGATTCAAAGCATAAAGCAATGCTTGAGTAAAATTAAATAGATTTTCGTTAGTACCGTTGTTAATCTTGTACTTCTCTTTAGCAGTTAGAGAACCAAGAATAGCGTCCTTAGTAGCCATAGGCATGTCTAAAGATAGCAGTACGTCTAACATTCTAATAGGATTGTTATTATTTAGAGCTTCAGCAATTAGATTGATATCTTCGCCGTTCTCCATCTTCTTAATAGTTGGCCAGTAAGTCTTTACTGTCTCTTCTAGCTTGACGTTGGCTCTATCAATAATCTGCTTGTTTGCCTTACCACCAATACCAATTGGTAGTGCAAGCTTCATAGCATTAGCAATAACAACAGAGAAGTCTTCTAAGTTTTCATTCTCTTCCTTAGAAGCTAACTGAATAGCTCTAATAGCGAGGATGCCTCTTAGAACGAAGCCACAGCGTCTACCACTGAGGCTAACTTCCTTCTTAACAGACTCCTGTTCCTTGTCAAACTCTGTCTTAAATGCAGCGACAACCTTGTCAATAAGGCTAGCTATGGCTTTAGAAGAGCTTGCACTCAGCTTTCTATAATACTCTTCAGCCTGAGTCATCTTCTCTCTAATTTGTTTACCAATAGCGGCCAAAGACTCATTAATATATGCTGCTCTACCAGTCTTAGGGTCTATATAGTCGCTGGTATCAAACTTACCAGTCTGTCCACCCCAATACTTGAGACCTACACCATCAACAGAACCAGCACGTAGCATTACCTTCGTGCGGTTGTTGGAGTTCATCTCCTCAAACTTGTCAAATTTAATAAAGAATAGATTTCTATCTACTAGAGGATCTGCCATCTCGACAGTTCCTGCATCTCCAAAAGGATTAATAGTAGAGAATACAAACTTGTTACCTGTAGGAACACCGCAAAGCTTTCTGCTGCGGATGATCTCTAACAGGTTACCCTGTCTGTCTTCTGCACATCTATTAAGCTCATCAAAAGCAATAAGATGTTTATTCCAAATAGAACTAGGAGAAGAAATATATTCTATAGAGCCTTGCTTAAGCTTCTCTATGTTAGGGAAGCCAGTAAGGTCCTCGAAGTTCAACTTAGAAGCATCATATATCTGATAAGAGAACCACTTAGAAGGATCAGAAGGATTCTCATTCTTGGAATCCTCTCTAAGGGCCGCACCTATAGCTGCAATGATTTCAGTCTTTGCAGTTCCAGGAGGTCCCATTAATAGACATGGTTCTCCCGATAATAGACAAGCAAAAATAGCTTCTTCTTGAGCCTTAGTCAGGCCAAATATTTCCAACTTTGGAAGAATCATTAGATCTTAACCTCTTCAATCATGTGTGTGTTCTGGTATTCAACCGTGAAGTAATTTTGTTTAGTAGCACCACCAAACAAAATTGTTACTACAGATTTAAGCCACTCTGGCTTACCTTGTCTTCTAGTGTCTGCATATCCGTCTGTAATAACTACAATGTGTTCAAATTGTTCTTTTTCTGCGTGATCTAACACACAGTCAAAGTCTGTACCACCTGTAGTAGTTATCTTACCCTCATCTAAATCTTTAATAGAATGTTTATGAATAATGTTTGAGAATCCCCAAACGTAATCTAATTCTTCAGATACGTTTGCAATAAGCCTTACAATTTCTGGAAGGTAAGGAGTAGTAGATCCACTTACGTCTAAGTATATAGGTAATAAATTTTTATCAAAGTGAGAAACATACTTCCTAGTCTTATAGAAAGGAACTGGTATGTCTAAAGCAATCTTTATAAGATCAAAATTATTATATCTTACAGGAAGTATAGGGCTAGTACTGTAGGAACCTACTTTAATTCTAGCTTGAGAACGAACATTATGGAAAATATTATCAAACGCCATCTTCTTAAAGCGATTGATATCAAATTTTTCAGTAATTTCTCTACAAGTATTAATAAGGGTCTGTGCTACATTAGAAGATTGACCGGCCTGTAATTGTGAACTAATAGCATCTAGCAAAGCTTCTTTAATATTATTAGTATTACCGCCGTTAATACCTTCTTGTCTTTCTTCTTGCTTCTTACCAGCTTGCTGAGCTTTCTTTAGCTCTTCTAACTGTTCTTTAGTTAGTCCGCTAAGATCTATCTCAATAATATCTGCATTCTTCAAGTCTTCTTCGCTAATATCTTCTATGCCTTTCTGACCATGTGCGCCTAATAGTTTAATCTTTACTTTATTTTTACCCTTCATTCTAGGGTCTTTTCTTAATAATCTCTCAACAACTTCAGCTAAATCATGGTGAGCACATATATCATCTTCACTATAAAACTTTTCATAAAAAGGAATTAACTGAGCTTCGTTTTCATCATCAGGATCTAAGGTAGAACCTGGAGTTAATATTTTATGCATATAAAATTCGTCACACTTCTCTTTATCATACATTCTAGAGAAGAAACTTTCTGGACTTATTTGAGGATGAATATTACATATAGCTGCATTAATTCTAGAGTCCATAGCAATATTATTTGCCATGTTCTTTATTTGATATTCTGGATCATCATCTTCTGTTAATAAAGAATAGATATCTCCTAATACATAATGGTATAGCTCATGTGTTAATAATGTTTTAAGAGAATCATAGTCTGTAACATACATATTCCAAAACTTTTTATTAATAATTAAATTTCTATCTTTACTGATACCGATAGTATTAAATACCATCTCATCATTTACCACATAGATCTTCTTAATACCTGAGAATATAAGATCTGCTTGGTCTGGAAACACTGCCTTCAGTGCATAATATATTGAATAAAAAGAAATAGGTATTGGAGATTCTGGAATCTCCTCTATTTCTACAGTAGTATTATTTTTTTTGCCCATCCGAATGTTTTTGATTCTCTATCTGGTGTAACGCCGCACATAGCAGCAGAAACATAGATGCTTTTTCCGCTTATGTCCTGTCCAACTGGGTTAGGATTTAATATAGGTATTTCTCTTATCTTATACTCGTTAGTTTTTGGATTTCTATACCTTTCTTGTATCAAATATTTTTCTACATTTTCGGTAGCAACATATTTGCCTACTGTTCCAGAAACAGAGCCATTATTTAACTCAGGATATCTATCTGTAGAAAGAGATAAGTTAGTAATATTACCTCTAACACCAGGAACTTCTTTATTGTCCCAGCTACCATCTTCTTTCTTTACACCCACATTAATAGGAACTACTGCTATATCTTGAGCAAAGAAGAATCTATGTGTAGATAGCTTAGTTATAATAGCTTGGGCTATTCTACCCTTCTTAGTAGAAGTATCAGAATCCATAGGAAAGTTAATAAATATCTTATTAGACTGTATAGCTTCATTAGGTGAAGTTAAAGAAGCTTGTATCCACAATGTCTTATAAGTAGTTCCTTTAATACCGTGCTTTAGCACTTCTCCAGTAACAAACCAGCTATTCATTATTCATCCTTTGATGCCGCGCGGCCAATGATACTTAAACCATCTTTCTTTATAGCAGCATCTAATAATTCGTGAAGATACTGTTCTGTACTTGTAACCTTTACTTTAATCATATTATAGACAGCAGACTTCATATCAAAATATTTCTCAAGTAAAGTAGGCTCTGGTTCTGAAGAACAGACATCTCTAAGAACTTCAAACATTCCAGAAGTATCTACTTCAGCACTAAAGTGATAATTATTGCCGGCATATTGTACCTTAGTAGGCCTAGTTGCTCCTACAGATACAGTTAGTTTATTTATTGAGGACTTCATGTCCATCAAAACTAAGCTTTGTATTTCTTGCTTAGACAAATCTTTAAGTTCTTTGGAGTAAACAATTTTTGCCAAAGATATAATTTTGTTTTTTGTTTCTTCTTTAGTTTCAGTAGGAAAAAGAGGTTCTTTCATTTTTGTAAAAGTTTTTCAATTATGGGTTTTCTTTCTTTGTGAAATTTTTCAAATTTTCGGCCTATAGGTCAAATATTTGATACTTCCTTAAATACCTTATTTATCTCTAAAAAGTGATTTAAATAGGCTTTCTTTATTACTGTTTTGTTTTCTGGAGTAGCAAAACTTAACTCTCTAAGTACATAACTAGGATGTGGCATTAAGTATACTTTTACATTAGATGTTAAAGTCTGCCAACCAACAACATCTAGTATAGATTTTAGGTCTTTACCAAAAAAGGAGTAATAAGCAGACTTACCAAGAAGAACAATTACTTTAGGATTAATAATCAAAATTTCATTCTTCAATCTCTTATTACATGCAACTATTTCCTCTTTTGATGGAGTACCATTTTGCATTTTATTAATATCTTTAGGCTCAGGTCTACACCATACAGCATTAGTAAAATAACAAGTATCTATATCTATTTTGGCCGCATTAATAACTCTACTTAGTAGATCACCGGCTGGAGCATTAGTATAGAAAGGAGTTTTGTTCTCTTCCTCCTGTACACCAGGAGCTTCTCCTATAAACATAATAAATGGAGACGTAGGTTGAGCCCCTACTGTATTTCCTAAACGGTTAGTTACTATAGAACAGCCTCTAGCTACTCTTTTTTGACCCAAATTACAATCTGTACAAGATTGGTACTTGGAATTCAAATCTTTTATACTAGTAACAAAATCCATTTCTACTTTATCTCCAAAAGTAAGCATAGAAGGAGTAACTCCTACATATGCTTTTTGTAATGTGTTTGTGATAAGACAAAGCTTATCTTTTCCTTCTATTAACTTGCTTTTTTCAGAATTAAGAAGTAATCTATTTATAATAGATTCAATTTCTGGAATAGTAAATTGATATCTAGGAAAAATAGTAAAAATATTACTAAATTCTTGAAAATACATAAGAGGTTGATATTGTTTTAAAATCTCAACCTGTTCTATATTACTTTCTTTGATCTTTGTAAGATTCCTTTTAGAAGGATATATATCTCTTAAAGGAACAAGAAAAGTATTTATTGAACTTGTAAATAAAAAAGCACTCTCTACTTCTACTTCGACATCTAAGTCATCTGGAGAAGGAGGTGCACTTATGTAGCCTTCTAAGAAAAATTCCTGCTCAGGCATCTTAAACCTGACAGGAATTACATGTTTAGTCCAATTTAATCTATCTTTCCAAATATACTGAAAATAAGAGTCTACAGACTGTTCATTAGTTGTTGTATCTTCAACGATTCGTTCTTCCATGTTATCTTACTTGTGATATAGTAAGCATTAGAAGAAAGCTTCTTTAAGAAACTAGTATCTTCTTGCTTAGATTTAGCTAACGTTATAGCAGTTAATATATCTTGAGAAGTGACATTTAGCCAAGTCCCAAAACCATCAAAAAATCTATCATCTTTCGCTATAGTTTGTGTTGCAGAAGGAATAGTAATAATATTATCAGAAGTAACATACTCAGTATGTGCTGTTGTATTAGTAGTAATACAAGGCATACCACAGGACATCATTTCAAATAATGGTAGATTCCAGCCCTCGGCTTTAGAGGGAGATATAAAAAAGTGAGCTTTAGATAATGCAGAATGAAGTTCTATCCTAGAATTAGTAGGAGGAAGCATCATAAATGTAAAATTATTCTTAGTATATGTTTTAATACCTGTCTTAGTATAAGAAGGATACATATTGTGTTTAATAATAAAATCATAAGGATATCCATCCTTTATGAAAGGATTAAATACAAATGCTACCAATAATATTGGAAAGTCGGCATTAATACATGCCTCCATAAGTTCTGGATGTCCTTTTCTTGACTCGAACTTACCGGCTGTACTTAGAATTAAAGTTTCTTTAGATAGTTTAACAGGGTCTATCATTTTAGACCATATATCAACTAAATGTTTAGATTGAGAAAAGTCTGTAAATAAATTCTTGCCATTCTCATATCCTCCATGTCTAACAATAAAGACTTTTTCCTGAGGAACATACTTCTTTAATACATTAGCACCCCATAGGGATGCAGTACCTATCATATCTAGCTTAGATATGGCCTCTATCTCTTGGGGCCGTAATACATCTAATTCAAAAGTGGTATATCCTATCTTTTTGTTTTTATTGTCTGGTATCTTATTTGGTATATCAAATAAATGCCAGAAGCAGAAAGAGGGCAAGTGAGGATCCAGCCCTCTCTCTATGCAAAGTTTTAGATTTGTATTAATCTCAGGAGAACCTATATTGCCTATACAAGAAGCATGAAGATAATTATTACCTAAAGATAGATAATTACCATACTGAGTAGCTGCTACGCCATAACCAGTAGAATTAAAAGGAGCTATATAATTAAACTTTCTCATCTTGTATTTTCTTTAAAAGTTCTTTTAAAACTAGTATCTCTTCCTCAAACTGCTGGAGTAGTGTCTTTAGGATCTGAAGATCCATCTCCTCCGGAGACATATCGTTCTGCATAAAAATCTGGGAAAATTTCTTTAAGTAATTGTTCATCTGCCTTATTTAATACGTTAGCAGAAGAAGTAACTGTAGCTATATAATATGTTGGATATTCTTCTTCTTTAAAAGTTACTTCATATAAAGTATAAATAACTGATACATCAGAAGAATTTGGACTCATTTCCATACTATCTTCAATATGAACTACTGAGTCTACTTTCTTATTCTCGATGTTCTCTAAATAATCAAAAATTAACGATGTGCCGGTCATATGTTATACAATCCTTTTAATGCGATTTTAGTCCAATTTTCATATCTATCATGTAAAGTAAATAGTTCTTCTAAAGAATAAAATTTACCTTCTATTTTATCAGTTTCATTAATGGAAACTTTTTCTGTACCTACATCAAGAGTAAATACTATTCCTAAGTGTACTTTACCTACTTCATTAGAAGTATCATAAATATAAATAGGATTGTTAGGAGCTAATAAAGATAAACTATTGAAATTAGAAATATCTAATTCTTCTTTTAGTTCAATGTTTATATAATCTATGTAATTTTGAAAAGGAGAAACACCCTCTATCTTTTGTACATGTCCCCCTATACCTACTGATATATTACCGTGTAATCTTGATTCATTTCCTTTCTTTAATCTAGTATATGCAAAAATCTCTTTATTGTTTCTGTGTACAACTACATATGGAATAATTTGTAAAAAATCAGGATCTGTTTCAGCATAAGGTCTATCTAAATATAGACCATTAGTGTTTAGAAATTCTTCAAAAGAATCATTTGGATAAAAACTAAAGATTTTGTATTTTTCTGTAGGTACTACTAAAATTTTATTCATGTTAAGCTAGATTGTATTAAATCAGAGTATTTTAAAGAATTAATGTCTTTTATTAGATCATCATCTACTAAAATATCTTGTTCTTTGTCCAAGTCATTAAGAGTTACTTGGTCTTTTATAATTAGGTAAAAGTCTTTATACGTTTTTATCTTTAAGTAATTTTCAGCTACTAACCCGGCCATGTAGCCATAATAAGCTAACATGGTGACGGGTAACCGCTTTCTTAGTAAAGATAATGTGGGCGTGGTGTTTAAGTCTTCACAACCAGATATAAAATAATCTAAAATTAATAAACATTCTGCCTTAATATCTTCAGGCATCATTTAAGGATTCTTCTTCATTTTTCTTAGCTAAGAAACCATATGTATCTGAAATTCTCTTTTCAGTAACTTTATTCAAATTGTTAATAGCAAGATCTAACAAAGTTGGATCTATCATACCAAATAAATTATTATAAGCACATGGATCCTTATATAATAAATCCTTGTAAGCAAAAGGTACCATGGTTATGCCCTTATCTTCTAAAGAAAATGATCCTTTAGAAACAGCAGTCATAATTCTATTCTTAACAATATATTCCCACCAGTTAGAATTGGTGGTGTCTTTCTTGCTATTAACAGCAACACCTACATAAATATCCTTAGTATGTGTAATATATACACCTACAAAACGTTGAGTATACCCTTCTAACATAGTATTACTCTGTAGATAAGAAATTTCTTGAGTATTCTTATTTTTTCTTACCTTTATATAGTCAGAAATAACTGCAATCTGTCCGATCTTAGTCTTTATGTTGTTCATCTAAGTTTAAACCAGCTTTTTCCAAATCTTCTTTTATTAATTCTTTTAGTAACTTTGCATACTGCCTAATTTCGTACTGAGCAGTATCGCTATCTCTCAGTTGTAGGAAAAGCATTACCGCTTGTAGACTCACTGTCCAGTAAGCCTCAGTATATAGATTACCAGGAAGAATATCTCGGGCTATTTCTTTAGCTACACCATTAGCTATTAACTTCCTATATAGAAGTAATGACTTTTCAGTGTGTAATCTGATATCCTCTAGAGGGTCCTCTAGATAAAGAATATCATGTGTAGACAAAGGATTACTATACTTGCCAGAAGCTTGCTTATTACCGTGAGGGGGATTAGACCTTAATACCTCAGGAACATAATATTCATGCTTCGGCTGAGCATATCTTCTACTAAGTTCGTTCCAACTACATCCTTTGTCCTCATCAAAAAAGAGGTCTACTATATCTAATGATACAGTTTCACCATCAATTTCGTAGGTTCTCCAGGTAGACCCTACCTGATGCTTAAGCCATTGTCTAAAAACAGACAAAGTGGCTTTTATGTGAAAAGTGTAAAAAGAATGACGAAATGGGGATGTATGTTTGTGTTCCCATAGATAAGAAACAAGCTTCTTATCTTTATCATCAAATTCTTGCTTAGAGTTACCGTATGAAATTCTTGCTGTATTAACTATCTTAAGTGGAAAATCTTCTTTAGTCTTATCAACTAATTTTATAAATCCAATGTTGTCTTCTGTATACATAAAAAAACCTCCTAGACCTAATACGGTCTAAGGAGGTAAATTAAGATGGGCTATAAAGGCCTTATTTCTTCGCCATTAAGCCGCCAAATAAACCTAGTACAAGAGCCAGGCCTATATTTTTAAGGTCTGGTTCGTTGTGCCAGGCCCCATATAAGGTAAATACAATACCAACTATAGAAGCAAGAACTACCTTAATGTTTTCTTTGATTGTATCCTTTATAGAAACAGGATCTTTCTTAGGAGTAAAATCAGAAAGTTGAATAGGTAGATTAATTACTTGCTTTAGTACACAATGAGTATTACCATCTGGATCTAAAACACCAGACATAGATATATTTACCCAAACTATCAATCCTCTCTTGGTAATATATCTTTTCTCCATGGTATAGTTAGAAATTTGACCAGAGACTATTCTAGAGAACATGCGTTCTCCTCCTTCCGTATCATCTGGATGGGTAATATCTTGCCACTTTTTGTTCTGTAGTTCAGATTCAGAGTATCCGACTAAATCACAAAAAGCAGGGTTTGCTTTAACAAACCTACCATATTTGTCTACTTCGGCTAAGCCAATTATGGCTTTTTCCCAAAGGATAGGAAAAGAGTTTGTAGTCATTTTTTTAAATAATATATTTTACAACAAGCTTTAGGGTATGCCTCTATCTTTTCTTTAGGCTTAAATAGAGTTTTAAGTATGAATACTAAAACAGTTATGAGTAATGAAGTTACTAAATATTGCACATAATATGTGCTCTACTTTTTATCAACTTTTTTAATATCAAACTTAACTAATTTTTGTCCTGAAGTTAGTTCGTGTTTAAAAAAATCTTTAAATATATGTTCAGATAATTTAAATTCAGGATAGTATTTATTGTCAAAAATTATACATCCACAGTCAAATTTAGTTTCTTTTAAATGACTGGCAACATAAACTACTGTATAGGAACGTTCTATATGTGAATTAGATAAACATTGCTTCCATTCTGTAGGTTCTAAAGAATGATGAAACTTACAATACTTATCTTTCGATACTAAAAAATTAAAATTAGACATGTCAATTTATTTACGTGTATTATATAAAGTACCATATATAATACAACAGCTACATTCTACTTCAGAACATATACAGTTCTCTATCATAAATTCTTCATATAAAGGTAATAACATAAGCCCTCCTAAAAGGATTGGGGCTTAATCACTTAATTAAATAGTTATAGAATAAATTTGTTTAAATCGTGTCATACCAGAAAATTTATATATAAATAAAGTTTGGAAAATGTACATTAAGGTCAACTCCAAATGAAGTGATAGAAAGAAAATTACTACAAATATAGCATTTTACTATATAATCTGTAGAACGACTCCTTGAATAATAAATATCAAGAAAATCAATACTTTGACAATAAGGACAATTGTGATTATATGATGTATACCTTAAAAGGTCAAAATAAGATAGTTGAAATATTCCTATAGAATTAATAAAATCTAATTCATCTTGTGCTTTTGAACTAGGATTTATCTTTATTGTATTAATAGAAATCATACACTAATACAAGTAATTGATCGAAAATCTAAGTTAATTACAGCCAATTCTCCAAGAAGACAAGCATATAAACAAAAATAACATTTAAGTTCATATTCATATAAAGTGTATACTTTAGTACATTTTAAACCAGAAAAAGTAGAAGACCCACAATAAGGACATTTTAGAAGAGTATCTTCTACATAAGCTATATTAAAAGGAGCAATACTATTAATACTATTAAAATTACTAACATCAAAAGGAGTTAGATTTACAATCATAAAATGGAGCCGGAGGTGGGACTCGAACCCACAACAACCAGTTTACAAAACTGGGCCTCTACCATTAAGGGTACACCGGCCTAATTCTTATCGTAAGTCTCTTTATCTACAGGAATATTTTCTACAGAAGTAGTATTATTGTTATAGTAGATCTTTACAATCAAATAATATTTACCAGGCATGGTTACAATTTTATAAGGAGCACCTTCTCCCCATGCTTCCTTACCAACAAAGATACTATCAGGATATGGTTCTTTAAATGACTTGCCTATAACTTCTCTTTTAAGTTCTTCTCTAATATTATAATTTAAAAGTACAAAAATAATAACAAATATAATAACAAAACCAAAAGAAAGAACAAACCTTAAGTTTTTATTGTTACTGTGCATCCTAGTTTCTCGGCTTGGTTTCTTAACTCTTTAATTTGTACATCCTTATATCTAATTGCTTCTTGTTGGCGAAGCCAATCTTGAAATTCTTTTATAATATCTTTATTTCTAGGATATAATTCTTTTAAAAAATCTAAATATAAATATATAGAAGTATTAAATCTATCTGCAATCACACCGTTTAAATTATAAACTCTAGATTCACATAGATAATCTTTACCTTCTGAAACAATAAATGTTGTAGAAAAAACATTATTTTTAACACAAATTTTGTTTATATTTTTAGTAATAGTAACTTCTTGAATACATTCTAGTCTATTTAATCTGTCAATAATAAATTTGAACTTTAATGGTAAGTTGTAAGGATTTTCCATTTTTATTGGCGGAAGACAGAGGACTCGAACCTCAAACCTTTTAAAGTTCCAAACGCTTTCCAGGCGTTGCCCAACCCTGTCAGGTCTATCTTCCATAAAATAAAAAAGCAGGCCTTGAAGCCTGCTTAATTATTAGTTGGAAAACTAATTAGACAGGCGGAATACCATTTAATGTGGTAGACATAGCATCAGATGCTGCCTGAACCTGATTAGCTAGATCCACGATTTCCTGAGGAGGATCTATTTGTCCTAGTTTAGCAACTAAAGCATTAACAGAAGTAATAAGTTGATTCTGTAGTGCAATATTTGCTTCAACTTTAAGTTTCAAGTCTTGGAATTCTTGTGTCATTTTTTTATTTCTTTTTAGTAATCTTAGTAAGAGTTTGACAATAAAGTCAAATTTTTTACCTAGAAAGGGGAAACAGAATCTAGGTTTCATAAAATATATGCTCTATTATTGTTTATCTTTTATTAGTCGTCTATGCGGTCTTGCCGCCTCGGCGTCCAGACGGCCTAGTGCTAGAAGGTTCTTCCTTTTCATCTGCATTTACTGTAACAGTTAATCCAAAATCAAGCATTTTAGATACTTTTTCATATATAGTAATAATCATTTTCTTAGTAGGTTCATTAGATGCAGCAATAAAATAAGCCGCGCCTAAAGTACCTAATGAAGAAATAATGCCAAAAAAGAAAGGCATATAGAAAGGAGACATAATAGAAGTTATAGCTAGTAAAAAACAGCAACTAAGATTAGTTGCCGTCTGGATATATTCGTTTTTCTGATTGGTTTCCATGATCTTTTATGTGGTGGACAGGGAGGGACTCGAACCCCCGTAAGTCAGAGACGTCTGCTCTACAGGCAGATGGAATTGCCGCTATCCGACCTGTCCTTGAAGAGGTTTAAACAACCTCAATTTTGAATAATTGTCCACAATAAGGACAATAACAAAGATTTTCTTCAAAAGCTTTTATAATACCTACAAGACATTCTGGACAATAAGTATCTAAAGTAGCAGAAGCTAAAGGAGGTTCTTCTTTCACTCTAGTTCTTTTGTTTCTTGTATAAATTCATAATCATACTGATTATTTATATCATAAAATCTGTAATTACTAAGATCAATCATAATCTCCTTTCCACTTTTCAAAATAGCAAATAGTTGATTCTTTTGAGGAGGAATGGCGGGTCTAGTAGTAGCATACCCAGTATCATTAAATGTATATAAAGAATTATCAGTAATTTTAATATGATAACTGTGTGTAGCCCCATATTCGTTAAAATATACATCATATGTATTTTCTAACTTAGATGCTTCTGCCCAAAAGTATCTTTTTAGTTCTTTATTATGTTTATGTGATGCATAATAATAGTTCTCCATAGGCCTAAGTTCTAATCTTTCTATAGGAGAACCACGAGTAGAATTTGCAAAATGATCTATTAAATCTGAAAAATCAGGAGAAATATTAGCGTCTACTAATTCTTTTAAATGCTTGTGTTCTTTAGTAAAACTATACTTCTTAGTTTGAGTATAATAAGTAACATGCTGTTTCATGCTACCTGCTGAACCACCATAGAAAAAGTCTTTTCCATATACTGTATTAAGACCTAAATAAATACAAGGCTCTACTTGATCATCTAAATAAGATGCACCAAGAATTAAGTCTTTCTTGTGTATTTTATTAGATCTTATAGAAGTATACTTAGTAGAAGTTTGATATGTAAGTGAAGTAACAGGAAGTAGTACTAGTTCTGTTCCTTGCCAAGAGTAAACAAATTTGCCCTCTAAGCCTTTATCCTTATCACAATTAGATTCTTTTAATATAAATAATAGATTTTCTGGTGTAATCTCAAATTCAAAACCTCTAGGATCATATACTCTAATATATGACTGTCTATAGTTCCAGTCAGACTTATAGCCGCCTACCTTTTTGTTTAATACAAATCCTTCTGTTGGAACATTATCAATATCTTGATCTGGAATGTTTTGATCTCTCCAACTTTTCCAACTAGTTTCTTTTCTTAATACATTCTTCTCATCATAATAAATAACATAAGCTAGTTTTTTTGTAAAAGTATCTTCTCTTTCTCGGTAGCCTACTTTAAGTTTAGTAGGTATAAATAAATTTTGAGTCATGTGATTAATGGCGGGAGTAATGGGACTCGAACCTATTATTGTCTATTTATTATGTTCTATTCTATGACAATTTGAACATAAAACTATACATTTAGCTATTTCTTTCTCTAGTCTTTTATTTGACCAAGTTCTATTTATAGCTATAGATACTTCTATATCTTTTTGTAAAACATCTATATGATGAAAATCTAAAGCTACAGGATTTGTAAAACCGCAGTTATTACAAGGATGTGTGCTTTTATATTTATTTATTAAAATTCTTAATTCTTTTCTTCTACGATCTGTCCAATCTTTAGACCTTTTATGATGAATAGCTTTATTTTTCTTATACCATTTATTCCAAGTAGCACGTCTTATTTCTGGATCTTTACTAGGCATGTAATCATATACGATTGCAATAGTTAATAAGATCGACAATCTAGTGCAGTAACCAATTATGCTATACTCCCATACACTCTAATTAAGAGTGGCTAAGATACTTAGCATTACTTGCGGACCAATGAGCGCGCCAGGTCCACTGATCTTTAACAAAAGCATTATACTGTTGTATATCTAGCTCAATTTCTTGATCAGAACAGAACTCTAACATTTCAATAGCAGTATCATAATCTTTTTCATGAGAAGTAGGCCGAGAGTCTATTCTAAAAATATCATGCTTTCTATCAAGAAACAAATCATAGTCTTGTTTATTTGTTAATAAATCATGTGCAGACTCTACTATAGACCTTAATTCTTTTTTCCAATTCATAGTAGCTTCTTTATAATCAGCAATATGCTTGGCTTTATTCTGCTTAAGAGCAGTAATAAGTTTAGTTTTTTCTACTTTTATGTTTAGTTCCATTGTGGTGTCTTATCGCAAAGGGCGTACTTGTACTGTAAATGACCTATAATTCGATCATCTGCATCATAAATAGGAACTAAATTATCTTCTCCACAAGGAATAGACTTCTTAACTGAAATAGTAAAAATACCACCTGGAGGATGAATAGGTTGATCTCCAATTCTTATATAAGAATCATTTATTACATATATCTGTCCATCTGTCTTACATGGAGTCTCTGGAAGACAATCCGGACCTCTTGTTTCACAAATACCAGGAGTAAAAATATCAGCAGAAATAATTAAACGTCCAAAATGTTCAGGAAGTAAAATACTTGCTTCTTCTGGATCTTGTCCATTAATAGTAGGAGTACATAGCGCGCAAGAGCTAAAAGACTTAGTAAGCTTTATACCTTGAGGCTGAGCAATATCGTTTGGTTGTAAAATACCGTAAGGTATTTGAGCAAATAATAGATTGGTTAGCAGTAGAACTGCTAAAAGTGAAAGTGTGTTTTTCATGTTTTTCTTCGTTTGGAGGGCCACCCGAGAATCGAACTCGGATAGTCAGAGTTAACAGCTCTGCGCATTAACCGTTATGCTAATGACCCATGGGTTGTCTGACTGGATTTGAAACCGGGCTAACAGAGTCAAAATCTGCTGTGCTACCAATTACACCACACGGACGCAAAAATCAAGAACCTTCTCTACGCTTACCATCGAAACGGTAAGGAACATCACCAGCAATGAAGATCCTTGTTTTCTCATAGAACTCAGGATCGCTGATCGAAGTCCAGTCCGGCTCGTGGATAGTGATTGCCTCGTAAAGCTCCACTCGATCCGGAAGCTCATGGCATCCAAACCTCTGCGTCCTGGTTAGCTTGCCGTCGGCTGCCAAGCTCAGGTCCAGCCACTGCACATCATCCTTGCTGTCTCCCCAGATCATGCCGGAGATAAAGCCCCAAGGAGGGCTAAAGGACTTCAAAGGATACTTAGCAGTCCACTGATAGTAGATCCTCATCCTCTCCTCTTGCGGAAGATCATGAGAAGGATGCGGCTCAGGATCACTTAGAGGGAAATCACGTCCAAGAAGGCGAGGGACATAGTAATCCCTAGGACAGAATCCGAAACCGGCAGGTTCTTCACCCCCAAGATCCTTACAGTCCGGAAGGGACATGATCCTGGTTGCAGTGTAGTGAGGACTATAGAGCGCATACCAGTTCCCATCCTTTCCCTCGAACGGATAGAAGGTCCGGAACATGTGGGAGTAGTTTCGGATATACTCTCCTACCTTCTCATTGTCTTCAGTTCGGAAGACTCCGATCTTTAGACTGTTCCAGTAACCCTCTCCGTTGCTCAGGTTCTCGATGACCTGGGCGTAGTAGGGTAGCTCTTCGTGTTTGCAAAGCTCTGCGCTAGGGGATCTATTAGTAGTCATGTTACAAGAAATGGGTTGTCTAACGGGGTTCGAACCCGCAACCTTCAGAATCACAATCTGACGTTCTAACCAGTTGAACTATAGACAACATGAGATTGGCGGGCCGACTAGGACTTGAACCTAGATCCATGGTTTTGGAGACCATTATTCTAGCCAATTAAACTATCAACCCTTATACAAGCAAGATTCTTGGTGCAATATCAAAACATTCACTAAACGTGAGAAAGATATTAATTTCAGGATCATCTATGGAATAGGTATGAGTAACACCTGTATTTAAAGGTATTTCATTGGTAATTTCAGTAATAATTAGTATCTTAGTTTTCATATAAGACAAGCCTTTGCTATTGCCAAATAAAATTTCTAATCCTCTATCATTTAATACTACTTTATCCCCAACTTTAAATTTAGGTGTGTCCATCTGTTTTATTTGCTTCTACTTCTGCTATTACTCCTGATATAAATCCTAATGCAAAAATTAATACAGGACTACCATATGGAATTTCGGTAATATTTGGATCAAGATAACTAACAAAACCATTTTCGGTTAATGCATCAGAAAAAGCAAGATGATACTTTAAAGGAATATTATTTAGAATTATAGGTATTTTACACATTTTAAGGAAACCCATTATTATTTTTACTACCTAGAAACCAAATAAGGTCTTCTTTGTCAATCTTTTGAATTGAATTAAAAATATGCTTGGCATCATGCCAGGATAATCCCTCTGTTTGGAGGGCAGTGTCATCTCCGCCCCTAACAATAACATAATAACCTCCTCCAATAAATCGGCCTAGGTTTACATTTACAGTATTTCCAGGTAGATTTGGGTGAAAATCAAGACTTGTAGGAACAGTTTTGTTTTTTAGACTAGGCATGTTATAATGGTGGTAACGAATGGATTTGAACCATTGACCTTCGGATTTTCAATCAGAAGCTCTAACCGGGCTGAGCTACGTTACCAAAAAACCAGCCCGTAGCTTACTCCTAGATTACTCGTCGCTTTTCATCTAGTTTCAACTACAGGCCTCGGTAGAGTACTAACAGCGATGCTAGCCCCTACATATGGAAAAGGTAGTAGGTTTAGGGCATAGCCGTTGAGCATGAGCAATACAAACCAACGAATTTGTATCTCTAACCTCTAACTACATTACCTTATTGGAGCGGGCAGTCGGACTCGAACCGACAACGAATAGCTTGGAAGGCTATCATTCTACCATTGAATTATGTCCGCATACAAAAATAAGATGGTGGATTCAAGGGGAATCGAACCCCTATCGAGAGTTGTGACTCCCAACCTAAATACTTAGTCAAGGCCCTGTATACCGGGTGATCTTACTGAGTCATCTAAGCCGCTTTTGTTTGAGAAAGCATTAACCATTATGCTATGAACCCTCTAAGTAATATTATTGACTAATAGCAATAAGAGGAATAGTATTACTCTTAAGAGATTCAATAATACTAATTCCAATATTAGAAATATTCTTGATAAAGTCTTGGCCCTTATCAGAAGAACCAATCAAGCTAGCAATAATATTGGCTTTAATATACTCTTTATTTGCTGTATTAAGATTTCTTTCTATATTAGTTTTTTGAGTAAAAAGCTCGTTCATTTCTTTGATATAATCTTGTATTTCTTGATTAGTATAATTTATACTTTCTAAAGAAGTTCTAGTAGTTCTTTTTCCTTTAAGCTTGTTATTTATACTTAATTCTTGATCAATAGTTCTTATCCCAACATCTGTATGGTTTAAATTTACTGTAGAATCTTGAAAATTAAGATGCATATGAGAAATATGTATAGTAGGATTTAAATAACCATTATTAATTAATAATGCACATATTTCTTTATGTGCGTTTTGAAATACTTGCTGCTTTTTAGCTTCTAGTCTCTTAATACTATTTAAAACAGTATTTAATTCATTATTAAGCTGAGTTCTAACATTTACATGAATAAGACTTGCCATGTCATCTTTAGTGACACTGGTCTGTACATTAATAGCCTTTTGAGCTACAGAACCATCTGGAGTCAATACATGAGGAACTTGTGGATGAAGAATATCTTCAGCTACAACCGATGCTTTCTTTTTCTTAGTCATAAAATGAAAAGACCAAGCTACAATTATACTTGGTCTGCCTTATTCTCAAATTGATCTGGTCGGCTTAAGCCGGCCTTAAACAAGGTTAAAGATGGTGCCAGCTACTCAGTTTCCCTTTCGCCAGCATGAATGGTACTCCGTGTGGGGGTCGAACCCACGTCTTCGAGCTTGAAAAACTCGCATCCTAGACCACTAGACGAACGGAGCATAAATGAGAGGGCTTTCCTTTTACAACCACCCGGTTCGATACAACCGAAAGGATTACTCACCTTTCCAGTGTCGATGGATCGTCTAACCCCAAGACTGGTCCTGGAGCAACCCAGGCGTAAATGGAAGCGGGAGTGGGATTTGAACCCACGAAACTGAAGGATTATGAGCCCTTTGACTTAAACCAGACTTGTCGATCCCGCAGTGAATGCGGATTTTATTTAAAGTCAGGATCCGGCGATAAGCAGTTGCCTAGTATTAACTGACTATTGGAAGCAGGGGAGGGAGTCTAACCCTCGGAGGAAAGCTTATGAGACTTTCTTGAATAACGATTCTCCCTGCTATATTTTATTTATCCTATATCATATGCAGTAATATATCCACTAGAATATCCAATATCACTTTTATCAGGAATAGCATTAACTAATGTAATATTTATTCTATTTGTATTAAAATCTGATGTTCCTACTAATTCAGTATTATTAACATTTAATACTCTAATAAAATAATTAGTTTTATTTAATTTATTAAATTGATGAATAAGTTGCTGACATTTTTCAATATCAATTTTATTACTAACTATACCATTCATAACATCAGTAATGTTCATTTAAGTTCCTCTTTTTATTGTGTTGGTCAGGATAGAAGGACTCGAACCTTCTACTTTATCATGACGATGAAATGGTCGGAATAGAAGGATTTGAACCTTCGACCTTTCGCTCCCAAAGCGAACGCACTAGCCAAACTGTGCTATATTCCGTAACGCTCGTCATAGTGTAGTTCTCTGTGACAACATGCACAAAGTACAATACATTTATCTATTTCTTTCTTAGTGTTTTCTATAGATCTTCTAGATATAGAGGTTCCTATATCTATTTCTTTATCGCCATTAGGGTGATGAAAATCTAAGCCTCTATAATCATTATAAGAACAATTACTACATTTTAAAGTTTTCTTGTATTCTACTAACCAATGAGATTTCTTATGTCTGTTTTTACGTTTAGTAATAGCGTAGCATATATTACATTTTTGACGTCTATAGATCTTAGTTGAAGTAGTTTTAGCTATTCCAAACTGATTTTCTGGGTATTTTTTATGGCAGTATTTACATTGTTTCATGTAGTCTTTGCGACTACATTATTTGGGATACAGAGAACTGGCCCCAAACCACGTACTCTACCATTGAGCTATACCCTGATACAAGACCTTATTTAAGGTCTATGATGAAATCTTCGTAATCACTGCCGTCTTCGTTCTTATATCCTTTAATAGGCCCATATAATATTTCTATCTTGTTTTCTTTGGCTAATTTAAAATACTCTTTAAATATATTTTGTAAACTAAGATGCTTATATGCCATCATGAATTTTATTTTATCTAAATAAACCCCAGTAATATCAAGATTCTGATCATATTCTACATTGATATTAAATTCTTTCATTAGTTTAGTATTCTTAAATAGTTCCATTAACTGAGTAAAGTTTTCATCAAATTCTAAATGATAACATCTTGGAGTAATAAACTTATCTAATATTTTTGCTTGTCCTATTGTAGCTTCTAAGTTCTTTTCATAATCTCTTATAGAACTTAATTGAGCTTTAAGCTCTTCAATATCAAGAAATTGATCATTCATTGTATATCCAAAATCATTTTTCTAACTTGCGAATGAATCCCAGGATTCATCTTTACTACCAAAGGTACTAGATTATGTCTAATATTGTTTCTTAAAAAGCAAGGATTAGTATTAGAAGGATCTTCAATCCAATCAATATTATTGCGCTTTGCATAATCAATAATTTCACTCTTTTTCCAAGTAAGAAAAGGCCTAATAGTATTAGCAGGACCTTTATACGAGATAAGCTTATTTTTAGAAAGACGGATACAAGTTCTCATAATATACTGTTCTACACAATCATCAAGATTGTGAGCTAAAACAATAGGATAATCTTTTCCAGTCTCATCTAAGACTTCTTGGAAGAGTTTATATCGTTCTCCTCTCCACCAGGCTTCTTTTGATTCTCCTGGGGGCGGAACACCTTCCACATTTTTGACGAAAAGGTCAAAACAATACTCAGTATATGTTCTTTTAACAAATTCCAAGGCACGGTCAGCGTAATCACCAGTATTGTGATGCACGTGAATAATTGCATAAGGTAATCTTCCTCCCTGTTTCATCCAATGGAGAGCAGACATGCTGTCCACGCCTCCTGAGCAAGCAAAGAAATACTTATTGTTATCTGGTAGTCTTTGCTGAAGTGAGATCATCTTTCGGTGTTTAAGATAAAGAACCCCCAGGGAAGAATTATCCAACCTCCCTGGGGTTTCTTGGTTGTTTTTCTTTTCAAGAGAAAATTGCAAATTTGCGGTTTGCATTTACCAAGGTCAGTATCAAAAATTTCAACTACACAGCTATTTTAACGAGAAGAATACCTAAGTACGACCTTGAGGGGCAGTATGGATGCCCCCAGGGGAGTCGAACCCCCTACCCGGTAATGTCTTAAAGCTGGTGTCTACTCTTGTTTTGGACCTAGAAACCTATACACTCGAAACGATCACATCACAATATAACGATCACACCAAGCCTGAACCTAGTGTTGGCGGAAGCGGTAGGATTTGAACCTACGGGCCTTTGACAGCCGGATCCTTAGCAAGGATCTAGTTTAAACCACTCACTCACACTTCCATATCAACTACAAAGAACTTCAGGATTAGTTAGATCTAACAGTCTTCTAAAATGGCGGAAGGTAAAGGACTCGAACCTTTGACTCATTGCTGAGCAGGCGCTTTCAAGGCGCTGTCTTCGACCAGCCAGACACCTTCCATTTACTTTTAATACCTATCAGCCCAGGCTGCAAATTCTTTAACAAAAATAGGGCATGATTTATTATTTATTTTTATTCTATAGGGATATAGTTGATCTTCATATTTATCATGATCATATAATAATTTTAGTGTTTTTCTTAAAGAATGGAAATCACCGTTTTGATATTCTTGCATAAAACAAGAAGTTTCATATGATGTAAATTTTAATCTTTTTTGATTATATACATATTTTACTTCACATGAATATTCATTACTATTTACTCTTGTTATTTTTCTTACTCTAGATCCTCTAAGATCTTTAGTTTTATAACAAAGAGGTCCTGAATAAATTTCTACATAACTTCCTACTTTTTTAGTGTATTTTCTTACAAAAGTAGCAAGTTGAGCAAGAGTTAAATAATTTATGGTTAACTTACCATAATTCTTTAAAAGACACATTTTATTCCTTAATTAATGGTTGGGCTGGAGGGATTTGAACCCTACTCTAAGGGAATCAAAGTCCCTCGTGCTAGCCAGTTACACTACAGCCCGAAACTATCTCAAGCCATGAGATAGTTAAATAGTGTTTTTCCGATTACACTACTATCGTGTTCAACATCATTTGCACGTTGACGCGCTTGCTTACAAGCATTAATAATCTTATCACACTTTGCTAATAGTTCGGACTTTCTGTTAACAGTAATTCGTCCAGAAAGACCAGTTACCTTAGTAATACCTCTAATATAAGTGTTATTGACTACAGCAACCTGAGCAGGATGCTTCTCCGTAGGAGGAGAAACTACGGTGTGTTCAGGAACAATATCAATAACAGGCTTAGATGCTTCTGGAGTACGATAAGTAGCTCCGTCCTTAGTCCATTGAATAGCAGGATCAAGAGTAGGAACAGCTTCTACAACGCCCCGGACACTCTTAAACTTGTTTTCTAAGAATAGAAGAGTAGTAGCAGGGATATCCTTTGCAATAACATTACCATCAAGAACAATATCTGCTCTTGCCTTGCAGTTAGCTAGGTCAATCTGATAATTGATATCAAAATACTTAATAGCTTCTTCAAAAACGTAGTTAAGCTTTGATTCTACATTCTCAGCAACAGGAACATGCTGAGTATTGTCTGGGAACTTTGGATAAAGAGGATGTTCTTTATCAAGCTTAGATACAGTATTTGAAGAAATACCTTCAAATAGGTTTGTTTTCTTAGTAAACGTGGAAATTGCTTCCTCGTTCACTTTCTTGAACATTGTCTGGGCAGGATCATGTACTGCCAGTAATTGGTGGAGCTTAGACATTTTTTACCAGAGGAACTTGACGTTAGGAAAATCTAGATCCTTCTTAATAGAAGGTTCTATTACGGTCTCAAAAATCTTATATTTATTTGCTCGGCCAGCGCCTAATAAAGAGATAAGGAAAGTTTTATCAGACTTATTAATAATTTCTTTCTTAAGTTTTTCTAATTCTTTTTTATATATTTCTTGATATTCTTCTGGCCTATAAAAGGCCGTATCTTCATAAGTAGGATATTTCTTGGTAATAAAACCATATGCCTGAGGGTGATATCGGAGCTTGGCAGCACCTCCGAGACCACGCCTTAGTGTATTATCACCAAATACGAAAACCCAAGAAGGGTTTTCAGTCAAGATTTGGGTCGTGACTTGTAGCCCCACAAGGTTGGCAGGCAGTTGGCTCATTGACTTCTTGTTTTGGTTCTTGTGCATAGAAGAATCTAGTATAAAGATCATTAATATGGGTCTTATTTAAATAGATCTCGCTAGGATCCTTTACGTCCGTATTTCGGCACTTTGGATCAACAAGTCTTACTTTATTAAAAGAATCTTCGCCCTGCTGGGTTACTTCATAAGGAACAAATAGTAGCTTAGAAATATCATCAAATCTATCACAGAAAGAATTAAAATCCTTAATAGAATCAAAACTTAATACATTCTTTGCTCTTCTGAAATGAGTCTTTAAAGCAGTATTGATTCTGCTACGAACAATATTGGTACCTTTCTTCTTGTCAAAAGAATCAAGATTACTGCAAATAGTACTTGCAATAACAATCTTCTTTAGTCTATTGAAAGAAATACCGACCGTTCTATGACGATCTACGTATTGACCAATAGACTTGTCGTAAACAGTTACGACATCATGAATAATATAAGGAGTATAGTATAGAGGGTTAACTTCTAGCGGTTGTTTCATCTTGTTCTCTCTTGAACTTTTCTGCAAATGAGACTAGAGCCCAGCTTAAAATTATGGTTGAAAAGACAGCGCCTAGTCCCAACGTCAATCCAGTGCCAAAGAATCCTCCAATGGATACCAAGGCAAAAGAAGACAACAATAAATCTGCTGCCAAGGGGTGCTCGACAACAAGTTCTTTTATGAATACTGGAGACTTTTCCAGTAACCATAGTATGCTAATAGACATACATAGTCCTAGCACAAGCCCGGTAGAAATGTAATACCAAGCTACAAAAGGAAGAACTACACATGCGATCAATATTAGGATATTTTTAGGATCATCCCAATTTGCATCTGTAATTTTCTTATATAAAAGAGTTAATCTATCAAATATCTTTTGAAGTATCTTATTGGCTTTCATATTTCTGACATAGTCTCGGCGTCAATTATACGTAAGTCAAAAGCTTTCATGATTTCCTCTACATCTTTCTTTAAATCAGCAATTGCTTGTTGATCTGAAATTCCTAAATTAGGATTAGGAAAAGAACTAAAAGTATTTAGTAAAGTAAAATTAACTGGCTTATTTTGATCAAAAAATACCTCAGCTATCTTATAAGCTGGGTACTTATTATCTACTAATATTTTGACAATTCTGTATTGAAAATGTGGAGAATTACTCATGTAAAAAAAGGGGACCAAGATCTAAGTCCTGGTCCCCCATATGTATTTTAGTTCCTTCTAGATTAGAAAGGAACGTCGCTGGTTTCCTGAGGCGATGCAGTAGTCGCATCAGACATGGCGGACCGCGAAGATGCCTTCTGGTTCCTATAGGACCAGAGAGCATTACTATTCGGACCACCACTTGGGAAGGCCATTAGGACCACCCCTGCAGGTTGGATAGGAACGTTCTGTCCCAAAGCGTTCCTGAACAACACGCTCTTCATGCAGTTCAAATCAATATTTGGAATATCCGAAAGGACCTCGACGTGATCAGAAGCGTCAAGACCTTCTGCCTTGATAATATCAAGAATCCGTCCCTTCAGCTCAGTAGCTGCTGCCTTGTCCTGTCGATTGCTGGCATATGCCATCAACCCAGCGCAGATACGATTGTACCCGCCGGTCTTGACATGAACAGGCTTGCCTTCATCATCGAGCTGAATACGATTCACAGCATATAGAATCACACCCTTGGCCGAAAAAAGCTTCGCCAAAGGCTCGTTGCGGATACTAATAGGGCAAGTGGGGCTGGACAAGTTGTAGTGGGCGAAAACCTTCGCACCACCAGCATTCACCACTCCCTTAGTGGGAGTGTCCTTAGCAGTAGGGTCATAGCCCTCAATGCCGTGCTCAAACAGGAGTTGTCCAAAACTAACTACAGGTCGCGTTTCCATCTTCGATCTCTCTTTTCAGTGTTAGGTAAGCAAGCAGTCTTTGTTGTTTGGTAGACATAGATTTATGAATAAAGTGCAATACAGAAATGCTAATATATGGAGATTCTTGTTCTTGACGAACAAAAAGATAATCTTTAGAAAACATATAGTTTTTGACATCAGAAATAATTGTTTCAAAAGAGACAAGTTCTCTTTTCTTATTGTAATAAAAATAACCATTAGACAAGCGAACAGAGGCAATGAAAGGAATTTCTTTCTCACCACCTGCTAACTTATAAGGCCGATAAGAGAATTGTGGAGGTATCTTTTTCTTTCTTAAGAAAGAAGGTTTACCAATAGCATTAGCTTCTCTATTCAAATATACCCAATAGATTCTCTTACCATAGCTATCACGAGGATTTTCTATTAGAAACCCTACGGCGACGATTTTGTCAGTGGTTGTTGATCCGTCCTCGTGATCAGTAGTTACATCCCAGGTGAATTCTTTCCAAAGATAAGGCTGTTCATTTAGTAATTGAAGCAACTTTAAGCCCAGAACAGATTCTGGGTCTACTTTTTTGTAATTGTTAGGATCAGGTTGGAGTTGATCTCCATATGTGACCCTGAGATCTATCTCGAACTTACACTTTGGGTAAGCGCGACCGTGGGCCATATACTCATCAATGACAATCTCAAATTCTTGAGTAAAGCCCTTTTCTTTGATAATATACTCTAAGCTAGAAGCAGAAGTATAGTCTTTCTTAGAGGTAGGTCTATATACTTTAGAATATAAATACTTCTGTTTTAAATCTGGGTTTTTAGTAGTCTGAAAATATTTAGTATTTAATACATAATAAACTTTAAAAGTACAATTATATGCTCTAGAAGCAGGAGGATATATGTTGAAGTTAGTAGAATTAAGAGAAGAAGGTGGAATATAGTCTAGATCATCTTCTGGACTAAAAGCATTTGGAATATACTTATCGTCATCAATTCTGGCAGGTTTACGCCAGACTTCAGTCTCATGTTTAGTAAAGTTATATCTTTGTAAAGATTCTTGATGAGAGATTCGATAAATAGATCTCTCTACTTTACTAGAAGAAATACCTTCAATAACTTTAAGAGTGGCCCCTGGTGCAATTCTATCTACCTTCGTTTCCTTAGTAATAATCTGACCAAAGTCTCCTTTAATAATTTCTTTCTTGATATAGTATCTATTTTGAATTTCACTAAGAATATGTGGCGTTCTGAAATGAGTACATTCAGAAGATATTCTTTTTACCTTAAGATCCTCTTCTTCTTGGTAAATAGAGTCTTCAATAGACTTAAGTCTCTTGATTTCTTCATAATATTTCTTGTCTTCTCCTAATAGTTTATCTTGAATATCAAGAATGTGCTTACTAGTGCCTAGAGTAAATCCTTCTGGAGGAGTGGAGGTCCACTCAGTCCAAGCTTGATTAGCCTCTCTAGACAAACGAGCACAAAACTTATCTAGTGTTTCTCCAATAGGGGCTACATGGTCTGCATAAGTAACTGATCCATCTGGTAATCCAGAGGACTCAGCTCTCATGACAGGCTGACTTAAAGGAACTTCAATACTAGGTGGAGCAAGTAAATCATCAAACATGGATGATACTTGAAAAACAATACTGAAATCTTCTAACTTGTCTTGCTCTTTTACCTCTACTTCTTCTTCCTCTTCGTAATAATCTTCTTCTGTGTCTTCTGCGCTTAAAGACATGAAACCTCCTTGACCGCCGGAAGCTAGAAGTATTTTATTTTACTTCTTTTAGATCATAAGGTTTCAGCAAATATTCTAATGAATATCTTAGCCCTATAGTAATAATTATGTATTTTATTACTAAATTATATTCTTGATGATATATAGAAAATAATGTAAACATAAATGAACAAATCATTCCTAGAAATCCTAGGAAAAATATAATAGTAATATGTGCAGGAGGAAAATTTTCGTATTCCTTCTTAGAGGACATATCAGGCATTTACTTTTCTAAACTTAGAATATACATAATTTTTGAACATTGTTGTATAGTTTTTGATCGAATTATATGAGTCTTTAAATGAGATTTGCTGCCAGGCGGCATAACAAAGCCAATAAAAGACAAATAATACACTAAACATAATGTATCCTACGAAAATACTAAGTAATACCTTAATAAAGAAATCAAGATTAATATAAACAATAGTTACTAGGAACCCTGCTATAAGTATTGTTAACATATGTAACCTCTTGTGGATTGTGGTGGTCCCAGAGGGGCTCGAACCCCCGACATCTTCCTTGTAGGGGAAGCGCTCTACCAACTGAGCTATGGGACCTTAAATGGACGTTGTTCTTACGGGCTCTACACCTTTGCCTAAACAAAGCATGTCCAGTGCTTTGTTACCAAGCAGATAGATATAAACAATTAAAAACTATGTATAACAACTCATTTGTTATACTATAAACATTCTAAATTAAACAACGTATTAACGTTTTCTATCTAAACATACGCTGTGTTGCGCAACTGGTCCCGTCGCTTGGGTATGATCCAAGAACCTAACGATTATGAGTCGTTTGCTCTAACCAATTGAGCTACGACGGGGTAAACGGTCACGCACGACCGTAATCATCATGATAGCGTCTAATATCTGATTCAAATTCTTCTAATGTAGTATAGTATAAATAAGGACTAAAAGTTGAGATCTCAATAATCTCAAGATCTCCAACTAGAGCTTCTGCTCTATGTTTTTCTCCAGAAAAGATAGTAATCATATCAGAATTAAAATTATGATTAGTTTCTGAAATATAATAACTTAAAGTATTACTTTCTTTAATAATAGAAAATTGATTTCCTTGAGAATAGATTATTTTCCAATTCTCTATTCTATGAGAATGAGATTGGAGGCTAAATCTATTTCCTTCTTTAATAGTAAGCTTCTTAATAACAATTCCATTAAGAAGATCTACATAAATATATTGATAAGAGCCCCAAGGCGTAGTAACACTTTTTAAAGTATTACTTTTCTTCTTAGCTTTTTTTTTCTTCACAGGATAATTCCTAATCTTTTTCTTACTTCTTGAAAACGATAATCAATAAGTAGATTGCCATTATTATATACAGTTTGTAGAATATTATCTGCACTTTCAAACTTTGTCATATCTACATTCTGAGTAAGAACAAAGTCTTTGTTAATATGAGGAAGGCCTACAGCCGAGAACTTAGTGCCGTCATCAGTCTTAGGCGCTTTAAATAACGCTTGAGGCTGATTATTGATCTCTGCATAAGTAGCCTTAATAGCCCAGCCAAGGGTATCTCTAGTAGTATACTGATATGTAAAGCTGCCGATACCTAAAACAATATTACTGGAAGCAAAGCCTTTTTGTTCTAGTTTTGTGAGAATAGCCTTCTGTCTTTCCATAGTAATACTGTCTCCATAAATAGCTCCAATATGAGGGTCCAAGACTTTATATCCCTTATCATTAGTAGTACCACCGAATAAATCCCATAAACATTCAATAAGCCCCTTATGAATATGGTTTGTACCACTGTTGGTGTCTCCGCAGAGAATATCTACAGGATCACCGCTATCTGGTCTAATAACTACTTTACCATTACGAGCCATAATTTCATTCTTAAGAATAGGTAGGATAACAGTAATAACGGACCAGAAGTCCCAAGTATCACTTACAATACTAACAATTCCTTCTTTATATGTATTAATAAGTCTTCGATAAGTTTGTAGTTCACTTTCCTTTCCACCAGCGCACATCACACTGTGCTCAGTAGCAGGAACGCTACCACCAATAAAATCATTGGTGTTATAATATTGACGAATCCAGTCAAAAGCGCTTACTGTGTCTGTTCCATAGAAAGACAATAAGTGAGCGGCCCCTGACTTAGCAGCAGCTTCTACAGAAGCCATACCTCTCATAGAGAAGTCATGCCCCTGCCAGAAGCAGAATTTTGTATCAGCGCCCGTCTTTTCAGCGAAAGACTTAAATACAGTTGCATAATGATATGCAATAGTAGCGCTTGTTGCAACCTGCCAGACTTCAGCAGATAGCTGAGTCTCAAGGAAATTAGGCAACCAAGCAAAGTCTGGATGAGTATTCTCAATAGTCATGCACGGAAGTCTAATAGGCATGACAGTACCCTCAGGTACTGATTTAATACGAAGTGGCATGTATCCTAACTTTCCTAACTGTCTAAGAAAGTCAGCATTGTAATTAGGATTAACACCTTGTCTTACAGTAGATTCAAAGTGTCGAATGTAATATTCTGGATCTAAAAAGAAAGCATCCCAGAACTTTAGTAAATATTCTTTAATGTAATACTGAAGACCAAACCAGACTACAACATCAAGATCTGGAATCCTAGATTTTCTAGGAGTCATATTACTGACAATCTTAGTTAATCCTTTAGGGTATTGACTAATGTGATCAGTCTTGTAGAAATCTAGCGCCATCAATGGATTGATTTTCATGTTTATGACAAAGTAATTTTTAATTCACCTAGTACTTCAAAATCTTTATGTTCTTCCATAGTTGTATCTAAATTAACAGTAATTGATAATTTATTACTATTATTATTAATACCGATAGCAGGTTTTTCAGAATTTTTAAAAGGAATTAAATCTGCTATTACATAAATATTTTTTGATGATAGAATCTTTACAAATGTATTAGGAGGAATATCATAAAGAGTTCTAGGTTTTGGCCCGGATGGAACGAATTCGATTTTCATGTTATTCTTTAAAAGTTACCTTAATGCCGTTGTCTGCAAACAACTTTGTAAGGCGTGCTTCTCTTACTGTATCAGAAATAGATGAACTATCATTAATTCTTACAGCTTTCTTAACAAAATCAGGGCTATTGCCTTCAGAATCAACAAAAGTAGTTTTTGGATTAGCTATTTCCCAAGGAAATGCTATATTTAAAAGGTTTTTCTTAGGGATTTTACAAATCTGATTACATGCAAATCCAAGACAACACATATATCCTTGAGGATTTAAAAGATATGTAAATCCTTTATTTATTTCTGAATGACGTGAACCGCCTCGTCGCCACTTAGAACGTCTTACTGTAAACTTTTTCATATTATTTAAATGTGACTTACTAAATCATCAAAAATAGGAAATACTTGGAACTTTCCAACATTCCAATTAAACCAGGATTGGCCAAATTCTTGCCAAGTATTGGTAGTATAAATATGACTAAATAAATTATTGAACGGCGTTAATGCTTTAGAGAAAATACCATGTGTAACAAATAACTGTAGTTGTGGCTTGTTAACTTGTTTCTTTAATACTCTATTAATAGCATTGGCAACACTTACAAAGGTAGCGCCGCCATCACAAATGTCATCATAAATAAGAATCTTTTTGTATTTCATTAACTGCTCCTCAGTAGGAGGAGTAATAATTACATCAGAGCCACGGCGTTCCTTAATGCAAGCCATGTGCTCTACAGAATATTGATGGGCCGCCGCTGATACTCTTTTATGAGCACCAAGATCCGGGGCCAATAATACAGTATCTTTGTCAATAATATTGTTAAGTAGATATGTAGTATCTACAGAGATTAATTGTGACTTATTGAATACAGCTTGTGAGACGTAGCTGTGAGGATCAACAGTTTTAATAATCTTATAACCTAAATTATCAATAATTTGACCAATAGCTTGAAGTGAGAATGCACCACCAGCCTCGGTCACCCGGTCCTGTCTCCCGTAAGGGAGATAAGGCACGATAAGCGTCTCAGGAAGCGCTAGAGCGCTTCTTTTAATAGAATCAGTGGCAAGGACCAAGGCAATGAGATCGTTGCTGCTAGACAACCTAGCGACCATCTGAGACTGCTTTACATCATAGATAGGCGTTAGTTGTTCTACACCTACTTCCCCACCGGGGAAGGTCCATACCTTAAAGTCTGGTGGACGATTATGTTCTACATTAAGGTAGATGGTTCTCATTTTTTTCTCCTAAACCATTCATTATATTTCTTATTAGCAAATTTATAAGCATGTTTATTAGTAACATAAATCCAATGACAAAGTACAACAATATAAAAAGTACAAATTAAGTAATTCATTTGTTTTTAGACTTTTTTACTTGAGATGGAGTTTTTCCAATGTATTCTGATACATCTACTCCATTATCTGATGCATTATAGTCTATATCTTCTTTTTGATCGTCTTTTTCTTTCTTTCTAATTTCTTGAGTATACATAATGATCAAAAAATATACAATAATACAAAGGAAATAAGGAATATTTGGGGCTTTAAATAAAGTATCAGATACAACCTTTAAGGTCATAAGCATAATTGCGTGGAAGAACGCATTGATTGGGATGTTGTCTACTGCATTCATTTTTTATGACCAAATCCTAGTGCAGAAGCAATAATAAAAGCAATAAAAGCTAAAACAATACCTACGAACCAAAGATTTGATTCAAACTTTGAAATACCTCCGATAGTTTCATTAGGAGGAGGTAATGGTCGTGGAAAAGTTTGTTTTTTCATTTCATTATACTAAAACATGAACATTTTCTTATTTTATATGCCCAAGCAGATTTATCTGTGTCATCAGATATATCACTTCCTGTAATAATGTATTGAAATATTGATGCTAAGACAGCTAAACATTCTACAAAAATAGATAAAAACATCCAAAATGGAAGTAGACAAATACACAATATAACTCCTATTACATTAAAAAGTCTTTTGATCATTTTATTTCATCTAGTAGCTTACAAACTTTCTTAGCCATTTCTCTTTGATCTAAAGGAAATGAACAAGAAAGTAGAAGTTGTCTAAGGGCGTCTTTGTTATCTACTTTAGATAGTAGTTCAATAAATATATCAAACTTATCTAAGTCAATATGAAATCTAGTAGATAAAGAAGTATTAGCGGCGTCTAATTGCTTTACAAGTTGCTTAACTTGTTCTTCTAGATGCCAAGTTTCTGTATTAACCATAATATAAAGTAATATATAAGCTAAAAGCTATAAAAGTAATACAAATAATTATGGTAAAATATTCTATAGCTTTTGTAAAAGTAGAATAGTTTGTTTTAACTGGACAATCCATTGGTATCTCCTCCAGGGCTTGAACCTGGGACCGCTTTTTTAGAAAAAAAGTGCTCTAATCCTACTGAGCTAAGGAGACTTACTTTTCTAGAATCCAGTTTTCTGGATGGTTTAAACTAATAAAAATCATACCACTATAGCTTTTTACTAGCCAGCCTCCATAAATACGAGCACGATAGATAGGAGTTACATATCCATTAGAATCTACAATCTTTTCCCAATTAAGTTTATATGCATCCTTATGAGAAGAATTAACATTAGCTGTCCACATAATAAATATAGAAATTAAAAGACCAATAAGAAATGGAATAAGAACAGCAGAGAGAACTTTCTTTGTTTGAGGACTCATGGCTTTTTAAGTGCGTTTCTTTCTGGACTAATACTATTCATATAGTCTTCTACTAAAATAACACCTACTTTGAGGTTACCAGATACAGAGAATCCCATTGAACCCAATGCACGAACCTCCGAAGGAAGTGCAGAAGATTTGTCAGGAATCCGGTAGCACATGTATATCTGCTTATTGGTGTGTCCATCATATTTTTGACCACACCAGCACAGAGGATGAGGACCCATAGAAGCGCCAGCTTTTTCACAGCCAGAGCAAACAAATAGAGGATTACCACCGCCAGTAACAGCGGGGCCTAAGTATTGTAATATTCTCTTAGAGCATTCTCTACAGATGTGATCTGTAATAGAAAACTTGTTTTGTTTAAACCCAGGGATTCCGTTAGAAGGTGCTATTAGCATATGAAAAAGGATGCAAGGTGTAGGATTCGAACCTACGACGTGTCGTGTACAAACAGTCAAGCTACACAGGAGACAAAGATAATTAATATTTCACTTAAGCTTGATTGTTCCCTTCGGCCACTCGGGCAACCTTACATATATGTGATTGTAAATAGAATTAAGAAGGATACTAGCATCAAGTTTGTTACTTAGGTTTGTTCCCTTTTTAGAAAACCTAGGGACCAATAAGAACTTAGTATCTACTTGATTACTAATTTTAATATTATTTAGGCGCTTTAGATCAGTATTTCTACTGATTTACTTACCCTAAACTGTACAATCACATGGAAGTCAGGTAATAGGACAAAGGAAATTCTTGATAAGTAAATGCTACTGTTACTTAGCCCTGCAGCCTATTTAGATGGTGTCACCCTTATTAGGCCGTGTAAGGAATTAGAAAGGTAGCGAAACTAATATCTTTTCCGTACCAATTAAGGTATGCGATTAGTAATCACCTGACTTATCTAGTCACAAGGCCGGCTATTACGCCAGCTCTGCGTCTGGAATTTCGATTACAGTGCCATTAGCCTCTTGAATGGCAGCTCTGAGAGACGAAGCATAAGTTGCACTAGCTCTAAGCTGGGCCTGAGCTTCTGCAACAGTGTAGGTCTTGGGAGCATAGGACTTACCTTCCTCTCGGACGGCAGTCTCATCACGCATGTAGCGATCCTTCTTGGGAGCTACAAGGCCCTTCCACATAGCTTCAGCACGACCTGCTCCACCAACCCTCTTAATAGCCTCACAGAGGGTCATACGTTCGTTTAGAACAACGACCTTGACCTGGAGATTGTAGAGAGTTTGGGCGGTCTGTAGCCTAGCTAGCTCTTTTTCAGCCTTGGCAAAAGCATCATAAGCTTCTTTGACACCAAGCTTCTCTTCATCAGAAAACTTGGTGCTGCCGTTGGCGAACTGAATAGAATATGACTCTACTTCATTCTTGAGATCTTTGATCTTAAGTTGAAGACTGTATCCGTTGGTTTTCATTTTTTTTGCTGTAAGTTGGTGGAATCGGAGGGACTTGAACCCTCAACCCTTGACTTGCAAAGCCAATGTTCTGCCAATTGAACTACGACCCCATGTGGTCCCCAGGGGAGGACTCGAACCTCCGACCCTTCGCTTATCAGACGAAAACTCTAACCAACTGAGCTACCTGGGGTTAAAGATCAATATACTTAACTGTAATCTTCTAAGTCTTTAGATTCTTTTTTATTTTTAATATCTCTAATTTTAGAGACAGCTTCATCAGACCATTTTGTATATGTATACTTAGATATATTTCTAATAGTTTTTTCAATAGATACTAGTACATCTTCAAGTAAATAACAGAAAATACTTACTGGCCAGGATAATACCCACCCAGTAATTCTATGTAAGTTAAGATGAATTGCAACCTTATCTTCTAAGTTGTCTAGTGTATAATTACTAGGAATATAATTACTATTATATTTATCTTCTATTTCGTTAATTACTTTCTTACAATTTTGATACCATCTCCAGAAGGACCATAAAAATCCTACTGGAATGTAAAAAATAGCAATATAAAATATATACTGCCAAGAAAGATTAAGTAATACTAAACAAGAAACAAAGATAAGAATAGTAGTTACTAATGACCAAAAATAATGTTCAGTTCTATCTAGAATAATAGAGCCTAATGAAAGGATAGGAATCCACCACCATCCTAATCCAAGAATCAGTCCTGTGAAGAATTCTATCATTTTGTTATTCTAAAAAGAAAATCCGACGATATTTGTTAAGACCTTTATCTGGTGCTCTACCACTGAGCTATGCCCGCTTTCGCGGACTAGAGGAATTGAACCTCTGACCACCAGAGTGTTATTGTAGTCCTAACTGCATTCGGAAGGAAAATAAGTGACAAGAATCGAAAGAAATTGTTTTAGTGCTACCATTACAACACATAGCTCTTTCGAGCTAAGCTGGGATTCGAACCCAGTCCCTCTTTGTTCAAAAAAAATGTAATTCCTTTCAGGCATTCACTTATAGAAAAATATGATCGACAAAAATTTAAGAGACTATTTTAACGCTCTACCAACTGAGCTACCACCCCATTGGCGGGGTGGGTTGGACTCGAACCAACGACCTTTTCATTAACAGTGAATTGTAATCCCTTAGAGCATTCGATCAATAAAGAAATGACGACAAGAATTGAAGAGTCTATTTTCGTGTGCTACTGTTACACCATGACCCCGATGGTCGGGGTTCCAGGAATCGCACCTGGTCCACGTTCTCCGTATGAATGTAAACCCTTCGAGCATTCGTCAAGAATAAAGCGGCAAGTTATTAACAAGACACTATGTTTACAAAGCAAGTAATGTAGTCCTGTCAGCATCCGCTAGAATAATGAAATGGTGACAAAAGTGAGTAAGACCGTTTTAACGGCCTTTCTAAGGCCGCTTGTTATTATGGTTACAATGTAATCCTACTCTGCATTCACCAAGATGTGTTACTCTTCTGTATTTTCTACAGACGTCTCTACAGACGTAGTAGTCACAGGAGTATTACTAATATCGATTTTCTCAATAATTTCAATCCACTGATCAATGGATCCACTTAAATAGTTAGAGATAACATTAAATACAGAGTCAGAAAATCCACCAATATTTATAATATTTTGCTCATCCTTTGTTTGGGTAGAGTGTGAGGGTGATATATCAATATTAATTAACTTAGCATTAGGATTCTTCTTCTGTACCTTTCTCCATTCAGTCATGGAGTCGCGAGCAGTAGAAGCCCAGCTCTCATTATCAGAGATAATTATAATAGCATCTACATTAGACATCTTAGCTGCTTCTTGAATAGGAATAGAACATTCAGTACCACCGCCACCAAACTTAGATAAAGCTTCAGCAGTATCTACGATACTACCCTTCATCTTAAATCCTTTATGATAACGAGTATCAAAAGGAATAACAGTAGCAGTTGGACACTTAGACACAATAGCTGCTGCCATCAAGGCAGCTACATCAATATACTTCATCTTGGAAGAAGCACTTCCACGATTACCAGTAACAGTAGAACTCATACTACCACTGGTATCTAGACCAATAACCAAGTTAGCAGGTAAGTCAGGAATATTATCTAAGGAAATATCTGCAGCCTTGGCAAGAGCTTGAGCCATACCAGGAGGCAATTCACTATCAATATGCTTATATGCGCTATAAATCTGATAAGGCATTACCTTGCTCTTCTTGATCTCCTTAGGATCAGTCAAGCGGGCAATAACCTTAGAAGTTACAGTATTATCCTTAAATACACCATGTCTATTAAAAGTATTCAAGTTCATACGTAAAGTATTATATGTAGACGTCAGACAAAGCTGAGTCCATTGTTCCTTAGTCAAAGGTAGACTAGAAAGGAACTGGAAATTCAGATTAGGCATAGCCTTAGTCTGATCTTCACGGAATGCCATGTAATCCTGTAATAGCTGGGGTAGAGCGCCCTTAGCTAAGACTTCCTTACCAGTTAAGTAAGCAAAAGTCATAGAAGTAGCCTCATCCTTCGGCTTAGGATGTACCATCTTGATAATATCTCCAATGGAAGGAGAAGTACCAAGAGACTGCTTAAATAGTTGCTCAGGCGTCTTGTTGTTAAAATATTGACGTATCAGATTCTTTAGAGCAGTACCAAAGCTCTTTCTTCCTACTACGCCAGATCTAATAACTTGTACAAAGTTACGTAACATTTTAACATTATCAATAACAACAGGGAAGATCTGCTTTAATAGAGGAAGATCTCTGGTAGATAGTACAGCAGCTAATACAGCCGGCATATCCTTCATCATGCCCTGCTTACGAGCATAGATAGCCGTTTGTGCTACAAACAAAGGAGAGCACTTCTTTGCTAAAGCAATAACGTCTTTTAGCTGGCTATCTGCACTTACATAGTAAGTATTTCCAAAGCAACCTGTAATAGCTAGTTGTGCTAACTGAGATTCATCATCTCTTAAGTAAGCAAGTCCACCAGCATTATTAACAGTATTTGGAGCTGGGATAGTCTTTCCAGGAGTTTTATTGCTAAAAAGGTTTTTATTCATTTTCTTATCCGAAACAAGTTGAGCTTATACGTTTTAGAACATTACTATTCTAGTTAATGGTGCCGATGGAGGGACTTGAACCCACACGTCCTTACGGACACGAGAACCTAAATCTCGCGCAACTGCCATTTCGCCACACCGGCATGCTCATTTACTGAGTAAATGATTCAAGCATCCAGCCATGTTTAGCATGGGCGCTTAGTCTATCTTGTATAATATTTGATAAAGCAAATTCACCTGCTTCTTCAGCAAGAGTATATGCTGATTGTAATGATTCCATTACTTTCTTATTATCTTGTAATAGCTGCTTCATCATAACAGAAGCCTCTACAGGACCAGTAGATACAGAAATAGTCTTTACAGATAATAGTCTCTCTAAAGAAGGAATAAATGTCTTTTGCATTCTAATTTGCTCAGCAATAACATCTAATGCATCCCAAAGTTCATCATATAAATCACCAAAGAAAGAATGATATTCGCTGAAGTTAGGACCTACTACGTTCCAATGGAACTCGTGGGCCTTCCAATACATAGCAAAAGTATCAGCAAGTGCTATTTTTAATGATTCTTTTAAATCCATTTAGTTTACGTAATTATTATGAGCTAAAGTAATACAAAAAAGTATTACAAACATGCAAATGGCTACATATAGTGTCCATAATGCAATGTCTAGATTGAAAATTTCTTTCCAATCAACCATTATCGGACGATCCGTCTTGTAATTCATCCGGTAGTTCTTTAAATCTAGGAGATGGAACAATAATATCTTTAGACTGTTGTTTTTCTGCTTGTCTTTGTGCCAAAATAGTAGCAGCTTCTTTTAGTTTATTAAGCATTTCGCTATTTTCTTTTAACAAAGTAATATTAACCTGTCTAATAGCAGTGTTTGTTTTTAATAGATCACTGTTTCTTTCCATAATTGTTGCATAAAATACAAACATAAATGCAGCAGGAATAGAAATAGTTGCTATATATACGATAAGAATAACAGTTAATGTTAAAAATAAGATATACCAATTAGAAGTTTTTTTCATTCCGTGAGTACTTTTCTGCTTCTATTTGTAAGCAAGAATTTGACAAGAGTTTCTTTTGGATGGTAGATAGGATAACTACCTTGTTTAATCCTACCACCGGCGTGGATATTTTCTTTTGTAGTATACCATTTGATGTTTTTATTAGAGTTACTAAATACAATAACATTAGGGTCTCCTGGTATCAAGAATTTGCCCCTTCCTAAATAATCAACTCTAAACATAAGTCTAAGATACTTAATAAAGTTGTCAAGAGTTACCTTAGGATTCTTATTCTTTGTAGTCATCCATTAACCGCTGTGCTTTAGAGATGATTAATAATTGATCTCTATCAGATCTTTGACCTTTTTCTAATGCAGCTACTTCATAATAAGTACCATGGATAATAATATCAAAGATTAAATGCTCAATAACTAATATTGTTTGCATATCATCAGTTAAATCATGATATGCATACTCAATACGGGCCTTAGCCCTTTTATTATCAATATTTTTAACAGATTCTATGGCAATATATTTCATATTACTACTCTACTTTTCTGTACTTAACGCCATTGACAATGATAGTATTTTCTTCCAATGGATTTTGCTTAAGAATTTCTATTCTAAGCTTTAGTTGTTCGGTATTGTTATTAATATTATTATTTACCGCACCAAAAATAAGAATAATAGCTACAGTAATAACACAAGCAAGCATTAGGTATCCAAATCTTTCTGAATCGCCTAATACTTCTGAAAGTAATTCTTTTAGTGTTTTCATTTTATTGGTTTAGTGTTTGTATCTAACCAATTACTAAGAGAAGAGAGCTTAGTCTCAATTTCTTGAATTTGGTCTTTAACTTTATCAAACATGGCATTACCAGAAAGAATATTATCTAGTCCTTCTTTAATACCGTCTTTAACCATATTGTTATATCTTTTATGTAATCCTATAATAGCTTGTTTAGTATTAATAGGAATACCATTGATAGTAATTTCAATATTTAAAATATTCTTATCAATCTTAAGTCTTTTTGTTAATTGGTCTAATGTATAACCATTATCAAAATATTGAGTAAGGTGTAAATAGAAAAAATCTAATATCTCAGCGTCTGGAGTACCTTCTCTAAACTTGAATTCTGCTTTCATTGGTACGGGTGGTGGGACTTGAACCCACACGAACATTCCTGTTCCTGGGCTTTTAAGGCCCATGCGCCTGCCAATTCCGCCACACCCGCATGGTAGTTATTTAACTTAGAAATACTATCCAAGTAAGGTTACAGCCCTAGATTCTTCGGATTACCGCCTTCCTCCGGTATAATCCAAACCGGCAGTAACTGGTAGTCCCGGCCGGAGTCGAACCGGCATCTGGTTCATTTTGAGTGAACTCCCTCTGCCAATTGGGGTACGGGACCGTAAATGGTAGGCCTGGAAGGAATTGAACCTTCATTGACGGTTTAAAAGCTTAGTTCAATTGTTAATAATTATGAATATTAACTACGCAAAATGGTTGGGATGGTGGGATTCGAACCCACGCGGAGGGTTACCCCTCTCCAGCTTAAAAGGCTGGTCCAGTCGACCTAGCTCCGGTCACATCCCATTAGAAAAAGACATAAAACATGAACAAAGAACAACTTATTGATTTATATATAAATCAAGACTTATCTCAAAGAGATATAGGAAAAAAACTAAATAAATCACAAACAAGTATAAGATATTATTTAGTTAAATATAAAATAAAGAAAAATGAATCAAATATAGAAAAAGTAAATAAAATAGGAGAAAAAATTTGTCCTAATTGTAATATATTAAAATCTAAAGGTGAGTATTACTTTCAATCTGGAAAACATCCAAGACAAGGTTCTTGGTGTAAAAAATGTATCAATAGAAATGCTATTGATAGATTAAGAAAATATAAACAAGAGGCATTAGATTATAAAGGAGGTAAATGTGAAATATGTGGTTATAATAAATTTAATGGTGCTTTAGAATTTCATCATAAAAACAAAAATGAAAAAGATTTTGAGATGTCTAAATTTTCTAAAAGACCTTTATCTATAGAAGGTAAAATAGAATTAGATAAGTGTATTCTTCTTTGTGCTAACTGCCATAGAGAAGAACATGGCAGGTTAAATAAAACTTATATCTAACCTACCAACTGAGCTACGGGCACGTATAGCCAGGGCTATCCCTGGCATCTGCATCAGTCGCTCGTGGAAGTCGTGGTCTCACGTCCACGGCGGGTCAAGCTACGAAGCTGATCCGCGAGCGGGTTGTGGTTGACCTCACCACGCCGGTTGCGACGGCGATCTTCATCCTGGTTCTTCTCCTCGATGAAGTTCTTGACAGCCTGGGCACAGTCATCGGCGAAGCGACGATGTGCATCACGAGCTTCCGTCGTGTCATTGCGACCCGGGTACCACGTGTGGCTGTAGATCTTGCGACGACCCTTCATGTCCTCGAAGTCCTTGGACATGCTGCCGATCTCGATCACACGAGTGTCGACGTCCTCATCACGAGGAATGACCTGAAGAATATTCAGGCTGTTGTGGGTAGCGATCCGGATACCCGTGGGAGTATGGATCTCATCCATACTGAAGATGGCGACACGATTCTCACCGCCATCGGTCGCACGAGCCCAGCGAACCTGAAAGTGAACCTCCTTCAGGAGCGGGTGAGCGAAACAAGTCTTGGAATTGGGCATGGTGTTCTTGTTGTTCTTGGACATATCTCTCTCTTGAAAACCGTCAGCAAAGTGCTGACAAACAGGGGACAAAGGAAACAAAAAGTCTTTAAAAAAGTAGGTTAACATTAATATCAGTAATAGGCTGTAATAATGTTGTGTAGTACCTCCATTTTGTATTACACAATACACACTGTAATAAATATCTATATTGTTTTGATTTAGTATCTAATTTCTTATCTAATATATTAATAGTATAATTAGTTGGGTAAGCGGGCCTACATTTACACTTCAGTTTGTTTATGTTCGATCGCTTGGTTGTTTTCATCTATCATTTTTTGTATTCTATCTCTTACTTCTTTATTAAACAAGTTATATACAGGAATCTTGTAATAATTTGCAATTCTAATACCTAGGCCAGTTCCTCCTACAGGGAGCCCGCCTTGAGTCCAACACAATACAAATTTGATAGGATGGTTAGTAATAATCATCACATTTCTGCCATGCAACTTCTTAGTATAAGAAGTACAATGATCCCAAGCAGGATGATGATAAGAGGCCTCAATGATAGCTTTTTCAGTAGCATCATCAGCCCGGTAAATAATATGAGAGCCAGGTATATTCAGAAGAGGTTTAGCAAAGGCACTATCTGCGCCTTTAGCTCCACCAGATACAAGCACATAGCCCTTATTATGGAAGGCCAGGGCGGCTTTAGACATCAACTCTAGGACATCCGAAGGAGTGTTCCTAGAACCAATCCCAGAGTAGTAAAGAGTCATATAGGCAGCAAAGAGTATTTAATTAAATTGATATATATTTAAGACAATCTAAGGTTAAGTATGTTAGACTTAAACCTGTAGTATGTAAATGATGACAAAAATAACATGTATAAGTAGTTAGAACTGTAACAGCTTTACGTTCAAATACAGAATTACAATCTTTAAAATTTAAATTTATAAATATATTTTTACTACATCTATTACATTTTAGATAAATTGGTGGACTAACATAAGAGTATTTAGCACATATTTTATATATCATATAGATATAGTTTTGTGTATCTTAAATCTAACACCATCTATATACATATATGTATTTACTTGAGTCTTACATATATAACAATTCATATTATGAATAACATTTCGATTGCCAATCTGTTCTACAACAGCTTTGTGAAAAATAAGTGATTTACATATAGCACAATAATAAGAACCAAAAACTTCAATATGCATTTCAAAACATTCATTAGAAAGAAGAATAGTATTTTCATTATAGATAGTTTTTATCTTAATAAATTTATTTTTACTTAATATTTTCATATTTGTATATGTTTTAATAGATACAAGTATAATGTATTACATACTTCATGTATTCGTGAATTTATATCTTTCGATAAACTAATAGTAATAGATTCTAATGGATCTACACATAAAAAGTTATAATCACAAAAATAACAGTTAGTAGTTAATTTATTAGTTAAATGATCTCTAAAAAAATAAAATATATCTTGACTACAAAATGCACATTTAAAGTATCTAGGATCTTCCATAGATTTTTGTCTAAAAGGAATAAATAGAATATCATTTGTAAATTCTCCATACTTAATTACTTTTAGTACTGGACTCATGTTAAGTAAACTCTAAAACTTTACTTTCAAATATAAATAAAGTATGGGGCGGAAGAAAATGATCTTTTATTGTAGGAATGTAAACATGTTTAATTAGTTTACATTGAGTACAATACACAGCCATTAAAACATTATGTGAAATAGAGAATTTAAAAGAGTTAAATAGTGTATTTGTGCAATGGATACATCTTAAAAAATGATTTATTCTTACATTTTTAATATAATATACAGATTCTTCTTTGTATTTTATAGTAATCTGATTATCTATAATATCTAAAGAAGGAAGAAGAATAGAGTTATCAATATTTTTCATAATATACTAGTAATTACTTCTTGTTATTGTGGTGGGATCCTTTCTCGTGATTCTCACTTCTAATTCTCTTTCCACAATGTTTGCAACGATTGGCGCTGCCATGCTTCCAAGTAATAGTATTGGAAGTAGAAACAATAGATCGTTGGCCCCTAGGGGTAGTAGGCTCTTCTACGTGAGTCATCAGAAAATCCAAGCTCCTGCAAAAAATCCAAAAAGGAAAATCGGGAATAATACATACCATACTGCTTTGTTAATCTTTGCCTTAATAATAGTAACAATTTGTTGAAAAATATCGTCGCCGATATTGGTGTTATTTGATGGTTGTAATTTAAATTCAGGTGTTGCTTCCATTCTTTATCTCATTTTCAAGTTCTTGTTTGACTTGATTTAAAAGCTGTCCTAGCTTATTAATATGTTGTTTACTAGTGCAATTGTCACAAAGACAATGGCCCCAATAGTTGTCATGCCAATAGTTATATTCTACAATAGGTTTATTGTAGTCTAATAGTCTTTGTTTCCAAGGGACATTAGCAAATTTCTTACGTAAAGCGTAAAGCATTACGTCGTCTTTTACTTGATCCCAGTCTTCTCTAAGTTCTACGGTCTTACCAAGCTTCTTGCTTTGGGCCGGATGAACTTTAGAACATTCTATTCTATAATCAATATCTTTATTCTTCATAGCCTGATAGAAATTCTCTACAGTATGAAAAATAATCCCTTGGTATAGTATAGGGATGTCCAATTTATCAAAGTTGGAGAATTCAAAATCTCTTTGCATAGATCTAAAAGCCATAAAGAAAATTATCTCTATTTCTTATTAAACTGAGTTAATGGGGAATTAGGATATTTTTCTTGAAGTGTTAAAGAAATATGTTCTACTTGTGTATTAGTAAGTAATTGGTTAAGATGGTATTTTATATTTCCTGATGTATATATTTTTTGAGTAATAACTCCTTTTTTATAATCTTCTTGATTTATATTATCATCAATAGCATAAGTTTTTGGTTTATATAATTCTTCTAATAATTCAGTTAATAGCTCAATCTTTGTTCTTTTAATAAGTTCTAATTCTATTGGATCATCCATCTTTATTTCTATCTTGTCTATTTACATAGTATAACACAATTATTGCTGCTATTAGGTAAATCATTATTTTATTATTTTTGTTAAAGAAAAAGGACAGTCGTTCTATCTTCCCTAGGTCCTGCTATCGTGGGAATTAACCTATCCCAAGCAGGTTAAAGAGGGAATATCTCTTAAAGACCAGATCAATAGTTCACAAATTGACCCGGCCTAACGCGAACTGTAAGCGTAGGATTTGTACACTTGTTCGGCAGATTTCTCCACCTACAGTAATTACAAACGACATCCCAGACCAGCCTGCACTTAGATGTCTAGACATCCATCTAGGATTTGGAGTCGCTTCCTGTCAACTATCTGACAACGCTTCTGGCTTATTAGCCTATTTTAAGTGGCCAGATCCACTATTCTGGATAATACTTTTTAAATAAGTATTGATGTTCAGCAAAACAATAATAGAAAAATAGATATAAAAATAAAGGCCACGTTATGAACGTAAGCACGAAGCTTAAGATTAGTATTATAAAAGATACACCTCTTTCACAATCTGCTTTAACTGCTGCAATAGCAGGCAATAACGAAAGTAAACACCAGAAAATTAGAAAGCCCATTAGTTAAGTAAAATATAAATTGACCAAAGGAATGCTACTACAACAATACCAAACAAAAAGCTAATAAAAACAGTTTGTAGATAAGTTAACTGTTCTCTATTAAGTGGAGCTAAGGATATAGGTCCAATAATAAAGCTCCAAATAAAAGTAATTAAGATTACAGCAGCAATCTTCATTTTATTATTTAGGAAGGAAGATCAAGAAAGGCTCGGTCAAGCCTTTTACGTCAGACAGTGGGAAGGAGGGGAAGAAGCATACATGCGGTCACATGCATACCACAGGGCGTCTGTCCAACAACTTGTTCTTGGTGTTCGGTTAGGGACCTAAGAGACCCTTCATGGTTTTCTTTAGGTCGTCAAATGACTTTTGACCCATACCACGAGGAATACCCTCTCGCAGCCAATTTTTGACGATACCTACGTACTTCATATCGTCAAACTTGCTACCTGAATCGGTATCACTTTCTGAGATAGTTGAAACATGTACCTCGCAAGTATCAGTTGAATATACATGAGTACCAGCAATAGCGGCTTGCTTTTCAGAATACCAACCGTGTTTTACTTTTTCCATGTATCACCGATATCTCTTGTAAAGTTTTACTTTACTTAGTTGAGTTAGTTCTACCCAAGATCCACGGGCACCTAACTCACCGATGGAACTACAAGATAGATTTCAGAAGACTAGTTACTTCAAGTCCAATGCCTAGTAATACCCACGGAAGGAGAACGTGAGTAGAGGAGGCAGCACACCATGCATTGCGCTGACTAGGCACTGGACTTCAAGCAACTAATCACAAACCGAACAATGGAAACAAAAAAGATTTAAATAACTCAAGGCTTAGCCCCAAGCTCTATTCAGTAAGCAACATGCCACTGATATAGATATGTAACTTTCTTACCAGCACCCGAGGTATAAGAAAGCCATGTAGGGACTAAGTCTTCAGCTATCTAATTTATCAATAATCTCTTCAGTAATTTTCATTAATTTCTTGATAGATTCTTCAGTGGGAGCGTGATCTTCTGCTCCACAGATACAAACTTTGACACGATTATATCCATCTCCACTGTAATAGAAATTTGATCCATCACAGCCATCTTTGTGATTAGGTCTGTGCTTCATAGTTTCTCTCTTCTTTGAGAAGTTGGATATAAAATAAAAGAATTATAACATACAGGACAAACCATTCTAGAAAATCTAGAATTTTCTCTTTGATCGTGCTCTATATAAGGTAGTTCAGATTCTAGAGCTTCAATAACACTATCACAATTTTTACAATCACCGCTCCAAACTGTAGATGATTTAGGAATACCTCTTTTTACAATTTTCATTTGTATTATTCGTAAGATTCTTCAGACATTACGTCTGATAAGCATAGATCACACACCATGTTTCCATCCAACAGTTCTGTGAGGAAATAGTGGGCGGACCCACAGAAATCACAGTATTGAGGAGTTAGAAAGAAAGGCATAGTTACCCTACATATAGGCGTGAAAAGTGATGTGCTCTTGTTCCATCATATTCTTGAACTGTTCATAGACTTCTGGAGTCATCATGACTAGAACAAGAGACTTCTGTTGAAGAGGAATATGTCCCTTAACTGCCGCTGCCTTACAGCTTGGATTCTCGTTGATTTGAATAAGAGTACGAGAAATTGAAGCTTGCATAGCGGGGGAAAGATTTTCGTTGAACATAAGTTCCTCCAAAGGAAATGAGTTTTATTTGATTCTTGCCCAAGTATTGTAATAACGTACAAGTGTATCAATATGAATATCACAATTTGGACACATACAATCAATACCATGTTTTTCAATAGGATAAGTAAGATAATCTATGTATTTCTTTAATCTTAATTGTTTACGTCTAATACTAAGAATAGTAACCAAAACAAAAAATTCAATAGAGTAATTAATATTTTGATGTGTAGCCGTACTCATGACTTACTTCTTTTTGTGTGCAGGAACACAAACATGACAGCAAATACCGCCGCCCTTGTCAACTTTATTACATGCGTGCTTTGTATATCTATAAAAATCTTCACAATCATAGACATGTGGCTTTAGTCTACGATTGCATTCAGGACATCTAACAAACTTAGGTATTCTTTTATCTCTATATCCTTTCTTCTCATTAGTAAACCAAGATACTTCTTTTGGTATAATACAGCACCAATCACCGTGTTTAAGATGTTGTCCTTTTTGAGTCATAATTATTATATGGAGGGCCGTTCTCATTTTCATGAGATCTTTCGCACTTCCCACGGTCCTACAGGAAGCTATATTCTTTTCGTTTTCTTTCTGCTTTATGTTACGTGAACATTGGAGTATTACCCCTCCTAGGCATTATTCAAAAAGATCACAGTGTTCCTAGTAAGTGTAACATCACTCGACCACCACAGCCAAGAAATGTACACACGATGTACCCAGATCCCACTACCGGAGTTTCAAAGCTACGGTATATCAACGTTGATTAGACGTCTTGCTAGAAGACTTAACAAGCCTTACTGTAATCAGCAGCTTAGCTCTGCTCCTAACTGGGGGGGTTTTGGATCCCTAAGTAGGATTTGAACCTACATCTCCAGACGTTTCGTAACTCACTAATTATACCAGATAATTCCACTATCCAGTACTTTCAGCAAGCACTACTATGCCCGGGGTTTTGCTTAAACTATTAGAGGTTATATATCGCGGCACGCGGGATTAGTCAGACTCTAGAATCCAACTCGCTCATCTCTTTCAGACAACGGAACGAACACAGGAAACAATAGTTATTTTAGTGAATTACAATATCTCTTCAAGTTATCTTTTAATAGATTAGTTTGCTTAACATGTTCTTCCATAACAATTTTTATAGCTAGTTCAATATATGTTCTATTTCTTTGGTATTCACCATAGAGAATATAAATAAGTTTATCATAAAGAATAGTTTCTACTTTATAAGTAGAATAAAATCCTGCTATTTCCCTTCCTGGTCTATCAATTGTAAAATAAGCTTGTTTATTTACTGGTTTTAATTCAGACATATTTCTTAATACATCTTCTTGATAATTTACAGCAGCGAGCCTATTAGCTTCTGTGCATATCTTCTCAAGATAATCTAATGGCAGTTCTCTAGTAGCTTCTTCTCTTAGTTCATTATATTTATTGATTTGTTCGCTTGTGATCATTTTTATTCTTCCAAAAGTGCAAACAAAAGAATTGGCCATAATAAGAAAGAAATAAGATATACATAAGGTATAATATCTTTCTCAATAGGCATTAGTTGAATATAAATTTTCATATTATAGTGAATAAGTATTGTAATACTAGTCCCGACAGTTAAGTAGAACATTAAGAATGTTAGCACTTTAATCTCTCCATTAACTTTTGTGACTTAGTTTGACCCGGGCTAATACGATTAATATATGAATTATTGAAATCAGAAATAGTTAGCAGCCGGCCTAATCTTTTTTCTGCACAGCCAATACACAACATTCCTTTATTACTATTGTGTATCTTAGCCCAGGTAGAATCAATGAGCATATAATGCTCACCTATCTTGCCTGTGTCTACATTGCAGTCAAGACATAGCCATTTACGTCTAGACATATAAATATGCTAGGTTTCCCTTTCGGCGGTACCTAGCAACCGGGCCAACACGCAGCACTGGTGGAGCGACTGGGACTCGAACCCAATAGTAATCACGTCGGACAAGCCGATTTAGTGAATACTAGCCACCATGACCCACCCCGTACAGGGTGCCTATACACCCGTGTTGACTACTCAGGGAGAGAAACAGGAACTTCGAACTTGTACTTGTCGCACATGTTCTTAACCAGTTCCTTGAACTTCTGATCTGTGTTCGCTTCCAGCTTCTCCTTGGATACACGACACTTGTCAGTGAAGCTATCCACTGCCCGGTGGATACCAAGAAGACCCACATCTCCCATGAGTCTACTACTCACACGGATCTGTACGACTCCATCGGAGTCATACACAGCAATGCCGTGCACACTGTCGATGGAAGGTAGATCCGACAGAATGAACCGTGCGTGCATTAGCGAACCTTGCTGATGTCCGTGAGGATACCGTTGATCTTGCCGATCAACACAACTGCCTTGTCTGTACCAATGGTCTGAAGCTCTCGGATACAGTCGTACAGCTTGTCCTTGGCACGAGTGAGATGTGTCAAGTTGGCCTTCTTCTGCTTCAGAGTGATGGTAACAGCTTCATCGGCTGTCTTCAACACTCTTTCCACAGCAGGAGCTACCAACTTTTGTGTGGGGCTTAGCGACATAGTGCTTCCTTAGCCTTGTTGGTAAGTTGGTAGACACCGCGCGTGACGCGCTTGATGAAGCCCTGACGATGCATAGTAACCAGAAGGAATATGCATGGAGATGTCTTGAGCTTTCTTCCTTGAGCGCAGAAGATATTCACCATCTGCTTCATGGTGATCTTGTTGTGAACGGTTGCGAACTGAATCCTGCGCAAGAGAGCAAGATTCTTAGGATTCAAAGAATCAACGTGCATGGCGAAGGAAGTAGGAAAGATTTACCTACTCTTGAACTTCGTAGAAGTTCTTCGTGTCCTTGTGGATGTAGCGAATGACCTTCATCCTGTCATTCTTGAAGATGTCGTGTGTGTTGGTACTGCCCTTCCAGATGAAGCCCTCAGCAATGGCCATAGCCATTTGTTCTGCACCGGACAAATACTGAATCTTGACTCGACAACCTCTGCTGTAGTCGTGCAGCTTCTTGTTGTTCTCCTTGGCCTGATACTCCGGAGCATTCTTGAAGATCTCCGGAATATTGATCTGCACCCGCTTGCCTGTGCTCTTCTCCACCAAGATCAAGAACTTGCACTGTTCTTGAGGACCATTGGCGTACATGAGATGGAGATCCATCCCACGAATCTCTCCCATGTTGGAGAGATCATGATGATAGGGATTGGAGAGCGGCGGGAAAGCTTCCAGCATCTCGATTGGCATGTTCATAGGTTTGTCCTCAAAGGAAATAGATAAAATTTATATAGATATATGAGGTATAAGCTGTACTTTTAAAATAATATCTTCTGCAAGATGTATTTCTCCACAATTATAACATTGAAAATAAAATCGATCGTGATAAATATATTTATAAAATATAGTAGATTTACAATAACATGTATCAGTAATAAAAGACTTACTTTGTTCTTTAATAAATCTAAAAAAACAATAATTTGGTAAATCGTTAAATTCAAGTTCTTTAAAGTATGTCATACTGATATTGTTTTAATTAAAAGTACATGTTCATAAGGAGACGAATTATATTTATATTTACAATCATAGCAATAACAATATAAGCCATAATCTTTAATATAATATGTTATTTTACAACAGAATACACAATTATTTACACCATAATTTTGAAATTTAAATACATCTCCTATAGCTAAAGAACTAAAATGTATACTCATATAAGTATAGATTTATAAAATGTATTATTGTTCATTTAGATTTCTGTTGTCTTTACTATTTCTACAGATATCTCTAAGTCTGTAGTATATACTCTTTTACAATAATAACACATACATAAACATGGATCATGTGTATATTTTATATACACAGTATCAAAATCACAAGTATTACAATAGTTAAAAGCAAGTGGATCAGTAAACTTAAATACTTCTTTATTTTGTATATCTTGAAAAGTTAGTTGATATTTAAACATCTATTGTCTTTACTATTTGTACAGATATATCAAAATCTGTAGTATACTCTTTGCCACAATAGTAACACTTACATAAAGATGATAAAGATAAATGAAAAGGACATTTTATATATATGGCTTCTTCATATTCACAAGTACGACAATAGTTAGAAATAACAGAATCATCAAATCTAAATATCTGATTATCTTCTAGATCTTGAAAAGTTAAAGAATCTTCCATTTAAATATCTATTGTATTTATTATCTCTACTGGTAAAAAAATATTAATAAAATATATATATTCACATATATAACATTTAATAGCTTCTCTTTGTATTTTAATGTATATATTTAATTGGCAAGAATGACATCTTTTATTTTGTAAGTCTACTATGTCATCAGTAGAAAACTTAAAACAAGTATTTATACCAAGATCACGAAGATGTAAATTCATATTAATATATGATGTATTTGTTTAACTGTACTGTATACTAAAGAAGGATTTGTTAAAATATACCATTCTTCTTGATTACAATTATAACATATTAAACAAAGATGTATTTCTTGTGTACTATTTATATATTTACTAATAATAGTACATATACTACACCAACTACAAGAAGTACAAGGATTAGATATATAGTAATAACAGTCTTTTTGAAAATATTTCATATGTTCTTCTTCAAATTTAAGATCATCTTGTGTATTATCTTCAGATCTCATATATCTATTGTTTTAATCTTAATGAAATTATGTATTTGTTGTTTCGATCTTAATGTTATAATATCTTGGATATATGAACAAGTATAACAATAAAGTGAAATATATAATATAAAACGTGTATTAGTATTGATATTATGAATAATAAAAGTATCTGAATTACAAGATTCACAAAGAGTATTAATAACTTTATATACTGAATTCATAGTAAAATAACTTACATCTTTAATAAAAATAAGATCTTTAAAAGTATCTAAAATATGTTTTACTACACAAGAATCTTGATAAGACATCCCTCTATGTGGATCTGTCCTTACTAAATATTTTGATAAATCATCTGACATATCACATTCATCATCTAGTATAGCAAATGCTTCTACTTTATGATTATCTAACCATTGTTGTATTTCATCGCCCCTATTATAAAATTCATATGATAGATTAGGTGTAGCTCCTATAATAAGGCCTTCATCTAAGCCTGCATCAGTTAATAGTTTTGTTACTAATGATAAAGATAAAAACGCTTTCCAAGAACTACTTATTACTACTTTACATCCTTTACTTATAAGACTATTATTTAAAATATACATAATAGTTGGATCTATATACTCATTACCATATGTAGCACGAGTAACATGTGAATTTAATACACCATCTATATCTAAAAATAGTACTTTCATTAGTTATTAGTATTTTGGCGTCATGGTGTCAAGGTCTGATAAAATAGTTCTAGCCGGCCCTTACGGGCCAGCTATTACCTTCCGTAGCGCCCTCAGAAGGGCGTGTCGTCTTCGTTCTTGCCCTTCTTGGCCTTGAGGGCGGTGAGATCTCCGAGGCTGCAGAGAGCCTGCACGGCAGCCGTCTTGGGGATGGCCCGCGGAGTCTTGGAACGCTCCTCGGCTTCACCCTGGCGAGCCCGGATGAAGTTCGTGATGTCCTGCAGCAGCTCGTCGATGAACGCATCCTCGAACTTGATCTGCTCCTCGGTCTTCTCCACGTCCTCTTGGGATGCGAAGGGGAAGAACGAGATCGGGTAGACGGTCTGCTTGCCTTGCGCGCCCGTGTATTCGCGCTTCTGCGAACCGATCTTGAGGACGTTCTGCCTGGTCACACGGATGTGCAGGTCGTTGAGGGAGAGGACGAAGTTCTCCTTGCGTCCCTTCTTGCCTTCCTGCACCAGCACCATCTTGGCGCTGAAGTCCACGAGGATGCCAGTCTCCTCACGGATTTCCTCCGACTTGGCGTAGGCACGGACAACGCGGAGATCGAGGTAGCCACCATCGAATTGTGCGATCTTGGTCATGTTTGTAGTCTGAAAGAGAATGTGATAAGCAGAAAGACTCATCACAATGGAAATAAATCAGATTTTTAACACACCGGGCTAAGATTACACAGAAATAGTATTAAGAATGCTAACCGCTCTATTAGAAAAGTAATAAGTAAAATCCTTACATACATAACAATAAATACTTGAAAAAGTAGGATCCTCTCTATCTTTTTTTTGTCTAATACTACAATACCAAATATTTGATGAGCATAACTCACATGGTAATATGTTATTTTCTTCAGTAGACATAATATCAAAAGAAAATAAAATGTTTTCATCTTCTTGAAGTGCTATTTCTTCTAGTATCATATAGATATAGTATGAACTATTTTAACTAATCTTGTAGGATAATATTCATATTTGTTATGACATATATAACAATGAACTTTATATCTTCTTGGTACAGTTAAAGAAAGATCAATAATAACATAAAGATTATTACAACATGTTTTAACTAAAGTATGAGTTGGATCATTTAAAATACTAAATACAGTTCCTTGCTTTAAATCGCGCAACATCATATATTTGATAAGCTGATTAAGTTATTTTTATTTGATTCAATAAGCATTTTGTTATTATCATAGTTATTAAAATAGTTATCTATGTGATATTTACAAATATAACATTGTATATTTATATAGTTTAAAGAATCTGATACTGATATAACAAATATAGAAGAGTTACAACTATAACAGTTTGTACAAGCCCTTTTAATATAAGTATTAGTATATTTATTGATATACATTGGAAAAGATATATTCATATATATAATGAAATAGTCAAGTATTTATTATTTACTTTAATAAGTTCTCTTGCAATCCAAGGATCATCTTCATATGAATCAATAGATCTATTACAAGTATAACAGTTTATTGCAATATAAGAAGGGACTTTGTTGTTAATAAATATAGTGAATAGAGAAGAATGACAAGAATCACAATGTTTAATATGATATTTACAACTAATAGTTACATATTCTTTAATATATATTGGGAAAGTTTGTTCCATATAGTATTTTGATGTGTATTAGCTTGAAGTATGAGAGATATTATTTAAGTATCAAAACTTATATAGATCACGAAACTTCTAAACTTTCATAAGTATATAGGATATAAAGAGTTAAAGATATTTGAGCAAGATCAAATATAAAGCTGGTAGTATTAAATATTTGACACCCACCCGCCATGTGGGTCTCAGAAACTGACCTTCCAACTCATTCTCTTGCAGATATCTTCAACTAGATTCTGCAAATGATCATAAGGAAGGAGCATAGCTTGTTCGAAAACAAGATTTGAAGCCTTGTTAAAAGCTTCATTTCTGGCAGCCTCAGCAGTCTGAATCTCTTGCTTGAGCAAAGCTAGCTTTTGGGTATGACTATCCAAAGCTACATGAGCATCAGAAGCTTTGACAATGAGCTTTCGAGCTTCAGCAATGAGTTCATCGAAAGAGGGATTCATGGTCTACTCCTTGGGAAGAGTTGTGTTGATCCAGTTCAGAGTCTCATAACAGGGCGCGCAATACTCGTCTCCGTTATGGTCGTTCATACACCCAGGACACCATCCCAACTTCCGAGAAATCTGGTTATGAGTAGAGAACCAGACAGGAAGATCTGGAAGAGTCAGGATTGCCTCAACGATCTTCAATCGTTGGTCCAACACTTGTTGTAGGATCATACAGGTAGTGTCAAGTATTTGACATCCTCGGGCTACAAATCATCCAAAGAATCAGAGACAGAAGTCTCTGGTTCATAGAATGAAGACTTGCTCTTGAACTCCACAGGAGTGGTAAACCGACAGCACTTCTCATTGGCACAGTAGGCCAAGAGATACCTTCCCATGTGCCCTGTCTCTCCATGAAGAGTACGATTACATTCGGTACACTTGCTACCTCCTTTCACACAGTCAGGACAGAGATTAGAAAACATCATCTCAGAGTTGTGGAATGTACTACCACAGAGACAAGTGAACTGTGCGGGAGTATTCATACAGGAAGTATCAGTTCTTTGATGGTGGCCGGTCACCTTCATATCCCAAAGCAATGTTCAATGCATCTCTGGGTGAACGGGCAATCCCTACTCTGAACTGAGTCTCGAACTGAAGTCGAGCAGCTTCGCCTTCTTGCGGAGTCTCCACAAGACCATCAGCCAAAGGCTCAGAGAGCCGAAGGGCAAACCTGCCCATTTGATTGTAGATGACAGCCAACGCTTCCACAGGGTATACCTCTGCCTTCTCTGCGATGGGCCGAACAGCCTTGATCAGGGCTGTCATGTGATCGGCAACCAAGTTGCCAACTTGTTGGTAGAACGGATGATCGAAAGCTTGCATACTGGAAGTATCAGTTATTTGATATCCCCGGGCTTTATACCTAGTTGAATAATACCACCATTATATACACTAATATACTCTAAACCAGTAGTAGTATCTACTATATGAGTAATAGCTACATTAGGATACCACTTAGTAATAAATCTATCAGTTTTTGTAACAGTAACATCTTCTTTATATTTATCCTGCTCTAGGCAGGATGTGAGTAATAACAGAGATATTAGAGTAAGTAGAGCTTTCATTGTATTTAGAGTAGAGAAGATTACTAATCAATATTTATATAAACTAATATATTGACAAACTAATATATTTGACATAACAATATTGATAAATGAATAGTAACTATATTTTGATATAACAATAGTAACCATCTCCTACACATATCTCCTATTTATTACTCTATAATATCATTTATTTGATACATCCCGGTAATGTAAAGTATATAATATTTACTGTAGGTTTATTAACTTACATAGTGTCTAGTATATACACAATATACATAATAGATAGTATTTATCCTACATTATCTATTTACCCCGGGACTAATGGTTAATCTGTACATTATTTAAATTATAAACTTAACACCCGGCCCTAAGGCCGGGGTGTCTAGGTACTATCGCTTCCTAGTGACTAGGAATACGTAGCACAAGGTGAACAGCATTCCCAAAAGGAATGCTAATACCAACAGTACGTAGAATGGCATGGTGAAGCCCCTATTGTCAGGAACCTGACAGGCTTGCGCCTGTCAGATATCCATCTCCTTGGTGTCAGCCTGGATGGTGCCCTTACGGACACGCACAGACTCCCATCCTTCCTTAATGAGACGCTTACGCTTAGCGCCCCACTGCTGGGGAGTCATCTCTTCCTCCCAGATCTTACAGACCTGAATGTAGTCCTTACCCTTGGAATCAGGGTAATCCTTGGTAGCCTCGTGGACAACCAGAAGGGCATCGCCCTTCTTCTTAGTACGGATGAACCGGTGACCCTTGACCAAGTTGTACTTGTGATAAGTCTCTCTCTTCTCTCGTGGTGGCAGCATGAAATTGATCTTACGACCAATCACATTCTTGCCATCGTTGGTGTAGTAGTCAAACAACTCGTTTGACTGCTTGCTCAAGGACAACCACACATAGTTGCCCTTACCAGTGATGATGCCAGCCACCCAAGTGGTGACCTTGCCTCCGAAGATCTCGATCTTCTTCCAGACCATCCTCTCAGGCTCATTCCTGAACCGAGAGATCAGCCTCTGAATGTCAGGATTCCGATCCACCTGCGCATCAGAGAACTTCTCGTACACATTCGTGTACGGTGCATCACCAAGGCTAGGGCCATAGCAGATCACAGGCCGAAGCTTGGCCAATCTGTTATTGAGCCCATCAGCAATCTGACGAGCCAGCCACTGCTTCCCTTCCTTCGATCCCTTATAGGGAGCCTTGCGGTGCTTACCCACAATCATCTGACTGTAGGTAATCCTCCTGTACCAGCCAGGGAGATCACTGATGTTGGTCTCAGTGGTAGCCCAGTCGTTAACACCTTCCAGGTCAGCCACCTCACCATGGCACTTACGATTGACCATGGTACGGTGCACGTTGACCGCATACCCACCATAGGTGGTGGCACTATCAGCGTGTTCCTTGCTCGGCTTGCCAAAGGCAGGCGGCACATGCCCAAGGACCCGCTTGAAGTACTTGATGGTATTCTGATACCACCCGTGCTTCCCAGTCAGGTTCTTGCCACTCAACTTCTCGTTGAGCTTGTTGATGCCTCCCTGCTCCTGGAGCCAAAGCTTGACCTCAGGATTCTCCCGGGCCAAGTTTTCGATGTCGTGATCCAAGATGTCCTGGACATCACGAAACTGACGCATGATACGCTCATGCGTATTGTTGATCTGGACCTGGATGCCATTCATCCAGCGCAACTCACCATCCTCTTCGTCCTGAAGGACAAGCTGGGTGTCCTGGTGCCCATAGCGAGCACGCAGGTAATCCATCAGCCTGAGAGCACGCTCCCTCTTACGGGTGTCACAGACGAAGCCAACGGCCTCGTCCATCGAGTGGACCACAGGCCCAACAGCATGCACGACACCACGGTCGCGCAGGCTAGAGACCATCACCATGTCGTGGCAATAGGCCACGAGCGAGAGAAAGAAGTATTGAACGGTGTACATGTGTAGCTCCAATCAGATTTTCGCCCTGTACAATGTGTCCAGGTGTCAGGTTAATCTTGCAACCTTAGTAGTAAGGGACTACCCGCCCGGTTAGTTCTCAAACATACAGGGCAAACACAGCCCTGCACGTTCGGGATACCTGTGTCCACACGAGGTGCAGAGCACAGGGATGCGCTCCAACACCGACTCAGCCCTCTTGATGTTATCATCAAGGAAGACCAAGACCAGCACGCTGCTGGCAGCACTCGCACCAGCAATACTGGCGCTACGGAGCAACTCAGCTTCACGCTGAGACTTCAGGTTCTCGAGCAATTTCTTGACTCGATACCTAACTTGTTGCCTATCCAAAGAGCACACTCCTCATCTCCTCAGGGGAGATGCCTTTCAGCCTGGCCAGAGCGGCCAAAGCGTTACGCCTGCCTTCGAACTTACGAAGGTCAGTTTCCAGACTCTCTACTAGGCGAGAGTCAAAAGCCTTACGGGCACGCGCCCGTTGTTGCTCGATATCCTTGATCTCGTCAAGGACTCTACGGAGATCTACAAGGATCTCCCGCATGTTTTCTGACATGGTGCCTCCAGTACAAAGTGTCCAGATACATGGTGCTTCGCACCATTGTTAATATCTAGACTCCTGCCCCGTAGCAATACACTACGGGAATGATGGAGCTTTTATGGCATAGCCCCAATGCCTGTCCTACGAATCAGTTTTACGACTTGATTCAGGTCGTTAGCCCTCAGACGTCCCAGCCAGCCTGTTGCTCTACCTCAGCAGCAGGCACAACCGGGACCTTTGGGGCCTTAGGACACCTATGATCCCAGGCCCCACACCACCAGCGAGAGTCCTGACCATAATAGGCAGGCTCCCACTTCTCACCACACCACTTGCACTTATAGCAAGTGGCTTGGACATGATGCTTCCATCCATTGCTGGACGTATACTCCATGTCTAGACGATACGACTCAATATTTTGAGTCATGCTTCTAACTCCTTCAAATGTAGCCCTTTTAATATAGGTAGGCCACAACACCCAATGATCTAGTCATGTTTAAGGGCACAGACTAGCCAAGCCCAAGTCCTACATCATGGCAAAGCAGCCAAAGACGTAGAACACCACGGCACAGTACAAAGTCTGCACCGCAATCTTCTTCCACAGGACTTCGCTCTTGGCGAAACGACCACGCTCATCACGGTACTGCATGATACCCTCCAGTATCAAGAAATGTGACCACTTGTATGTAGGTAGGTCACATCACCTATGTCCATCTCAGTCCTTGAACAAGGGCTGGACGACCACACGGCGGGCCTTGGCCGGCTTGGGCTCAACCCACTTGCCTGCCGTATTGAGCACGGTAGAGGCACCCTTGCGCACCACACGCACTGCCTTGCCGACGATGAGCGATGCCATGTAGCCGAACTTGTGGCCTGGCTTGCTCAGGTCATACTCAACGATCGGCGCCTTCTTCTCATCGAAGGCCAAGACACCGAACATGCCCAAGACCAAGGACACGATCGGCCAGCAGACGCTGAGCACCGCGAACGCAGCGATCCAAGGCAGGACCGCATCAGCGAGAGGCACAGACGCCAACAGGCCAAACTGCATGGCCAACACACACACCAACAGAACGACGAACGAGAGCTTCGTGCTCATGATAGAAAAGCCTCCTAAGGCTTGAGACCTTGAGTTCACCTGTCTTCGTCTCAAAAGACAGGGGTGACCGTGTTCCGCAAGAACGTCTTGCAGCAACATAATCAACAACTATCATCTCCAAAATTGTAATTTTTTAACAAGCTTAGGGCAATATTTTGATTATATAAATTGGCATTAATTTTTTTATATATTTTTTTAAATTTTATCTCTATAAGGCAAATATTTGACACTCTCGCGGTTCTTAGAATATTGTTGGTCCAAATTCGATGGGTATCTATTACTCTCCAAAGGATACCTATGAGACTATTCACTTGTTTATTTTTAGTATTATGTACACTAGGATGTGTAACACAAGTAGTTCAACCAAGACCTGATATTGATTTAAATGCATGTGTTCCTATTATATGGAATAACCAAATAATTGGAACAGGTGTAGTTATTAAATGTGTCAAAGACGAAGAAGTTTATATAATTGATATTTTAACAGCTAAGCATGTAGCTGTCAATCACGGACTAAGTATAGTAGTAAATAAAGAACAAAATAGAATTTTACAATCTAAACTTTATTCTTTAGATATAGCTATTTTAACATGCATAAGTACTAGTCCTGTTGCCCCGGTTAAATGTCAATTTTCCGACCCGCGGCCTCTGGATGTGGTTTATACTGTAGGTTACCCACTTGGCATAAGTCAAGTAGTAACAATAGGTATTATAAACCAATCAGTTACAAACATAGCAGAAGGCGGTTGGTTATGCTCTAGTCCAGCTATGCCTGGAAACTCCGGCGGTGGAGTTTTCAACAACAAAGGAGAGCTTCTAGGAATTACAATAGCTATTGTTATGATAAATAGCAATAACACTGAAATTCCTGTTCCTCACCTTCAAATATTTATTCCCATAAGTAAATTTTCTTCTTGGTTGAAAGGAGAGGCACATGTCTGACAAAGCTAAAAAAAAGAGACACATAAAGCAGATCTACTGGATCTGTGATAAGAAAGGGTGTAACACGGGGAATACTAGGACATTAGAGGCCAATATCGTATTAAATGATGACGTTTGTGATTACTGTCATCACAGAATACACGAGCCTCTTTTAATTGATTTAAATGACGAACAACATTAAAGCTTTTCCTAAAACACAGAGCGTAGATCGCTACCGAATGGTTAATGTTCTTTATTGTCCCACAGACCTAAAGACTACTACAGATTTTACCACAGCTACTCAGAGAAACAAGAAGTGGGGCATTATTGTCAATTTAAATATAGTGCCTAGCCTGGATAAGTATCCGATTAACTCTCCGGTGATTTTTGAGAATATGCCTTCAGAATTTTTTACCGGGGACAGCCTGGAGGAGCTTCGTCAACAATTAGTCGACAAGATCGACGAAGCAATGAAGTACGCAAAGATGTCTGTAGAGGAACCAGAAAAGTTCGAAGCTTTGATGAAAGAAAGAATCAGTAATATGACCTGATATGTCCTTAGTGCAAATTTCTTGGGTAATGAATACCAGTCTTGAAGTTACCTCTTCTTGACTGGTTTTTTAATAAATAGTAATAAATATGATTTCAGATAAAGAAAGACTTACAACTCAGCTACTCTCTTGTGTCTATAAAGATCCTAAGGATAGCTCTGTGCTTAGAATTAATTTTGACAACCTTCTTCACACTCTAGCGGCTTTTAACTATAATTTGCCTAATAGTAAATTTGAGAAGGCGCTTGAAGAGCTTCTTAATAAAAAGATGTACGGGGCCAGGATAACTCCTGGGCTAAGATATGCTTTAGTACAGCTAACAATAGAACTAGCTGATATGATGCATGTAACAGATGAGCAAATTATTAACTACTACTCTACTCAAGCTCCTATGCCAGAAATTGATCCCAATACTGTAAAAAATTGGAGAAAGGAATATTATGGAAGTATGGATAAGCATGAGAAGCAAGCTTTAATAGAAAGTATGCAAGGAAAGCTTAGACCAGATGTTATTGAGGAGATAAAGAAAGCTTGAACATACCCATAGAATTAATGATTTCTATAATAGAAGAATCGTCTGAATGCCGAGATCATCTAAATTCTATGTATGGGTATGAATTTGAAATCTATAATAAGTTTAGTGTTAAAAATGGGAAAGAGTGCCCATTTGGTAGGGCCGCTTTAAAGAGGATATTTCAACTTGAGTTCAAAAGAAGAGGAAAACAATTTCTTGCCAGTCTCGGAAGTAAAAGCTGGGGATCTAAAAAAGACGAAGCAGATGATGCTGAATTCATTAGTTGACATAGCAGAAACAAATGCTCCTGTAACTAATGAACAACGCGCTCTACTTAGTTCTTTTATAGATGCTACCACTAGAGGCTCGGTAGGCATAATGGGCATGGTCTGTAAAGGGGCCAAGTGCCCTTTTATATCTAATTGTCCACTTGCATTAATTGGTGCTAAACTACCTATAGATAAGAAATGCCCTGTAGAAGCCGGCATGATAACCAATTGGGTTAATAAGCATCTAAAGTCATTAGGTATAGAAAATCCAGACGATCCTGTTCATTCTTTTGACATGGACATGTTGTATGAAATTGCTACACAAGAATTAATAAAGTGGAGATGTAGTGTTCATTTATCTGACGATCCTAGATTAGTTTCTGAAAAACAAGTAGGAGCTACAAACCAAGGCGAACCTATTTTTGGAGATGTTATTAATCCTGTATTAGATGTTATGGAAAGAGCAGGTAGAAATATTGCTAAGATCAGAGAGGCTTTGGTTGCAACCAGAGAAGCTCAGATAAAAGCAGGACAAGTTGCTCTAGACCCTACACAGAAGTATGCTGAACAAAGAGCTAAGGCAGCAGAGATTGTTAAGCAGAGATCAGAAAAGATGAAGGATGCTGACTTTAAGGTAAAGGAATAATATGAGAAATTGTTTTGATAATTATTTTATGAGACCTATTATAGGAATGCTAACCAAGAAAGGACCTGCATTAACAATGACTCCGCCTAATCCTATGTCTCTGCACTCATTCTCTAGAGGTAATGTTGTCTTAAGGCGAACAGCAGGCTATTACAGGCCCTACAGACCCGTTCTAAGGTCTAGATATATGGGAGGCTACTAAGATGAGTATATTTAGAAGAATGCTTAGTAACTCAATAGCCACGCTTACAAACCCTACTAAGATGCTTGGTGGCGCCGGGGTTAAGCAGCGTCTAGGATTGTTTGCTGGGTACATGGGCGCCGGATATGGCTTTTCTGCTTTAATGGATAAGCAGATAGAAAGAAGCAGAAATTACTATGGCGCGGAAAGATTTGAAAGAGAATATGGAGAAGGCGTAAGTACTCCAGGTAACATAGGTAAATATTTTGTAGGTTGGACAATGGGCGGTATGGCTCTATTAAATAGAGACTATATTAGTAGAGGAAAGAACACATATAAGTATTTATTTGGAGAAGGCAATAAATATAGAAAACTATTGAATAGAAAGAGTCCTATTACAAGAACTGCGCTTACAGATGGCGGCTACACTACAAATCGTGTAACAGAGCCATTTAGTACTTCTAAGCACGACGTTGTTATGAAAAGAAGAGCAAGCGCTACAGCTAAATTAAATAAGCTAAAAGATGCGCCACAGTTTGGATTACTACAAATGTTATCCTCATCTTCTTTACTAGGAGGTGCCTCTTCTCTTAGCTCTGGATTGATGAACGTTATTTCTCATCCGGCCACACAATACACCCTTTATGGAACTACAGCAGCTACCTTGCTTATGGGAGGAGTAGCTTTACACAGTAAAGGAAAGTTAGCCACAACAATGACAGGACTTGCAGTAGCTGGCGCAGGAGGATATGCCGGGCTTAAAGTAGGTAAAAGACCTTATGGCGGAGCAGCAGAAGGCAGCATAGTTGATTTCAACGACTATAATAATTCTGCCGTCAGAAGAATGAATTTCTCTACAGCAGGATTAGTACAAGCACTAGATAGAAACAATAGGAGATATTAATGGTTCAAAACTGGGAAAATTTTATGATGCCTGACAGCGGTAACTCTTTAGGAGATGATAACGCTCTAATGTCTGGAGCTATGGGTCTATTTTTTGGTATAGGCGTTGACTGGCTAGGCGTTCCTGTATTAAACAAATTAGAAAGAGCAGAAATAAGAGGAGCAAGGCTTCAACAAAGAAAAGCATTAAATTCTTTAAACTCTAATATTAGTTCTAACAATATGAGCTGGGTACACCAAGAACAGCTTAGATTAAGAGAAAGTAGAAAAATTAAACTACCTTCACAGAATCTTATAAAAGATATAAAAAGTAATTATAGTAAAATGAGATTTGGTGCTAAAACTATAGGATGGGGACTATTAGGCATAACAGCAGCTAGCATAGTAGAAGCAATGGTTACCCCAGGCTTAACTAAAGAAGCTATGCAAATGGATAATACAAGTATGGGTGGAGGAGCTACTTATTTAGACACTCCTCAATCGTATACTCAGAGACAACGTGCTCTTATGGCAATACACGAATCCCAACTAGGCATTCGAGGTATAATAAGCCAAGAAGCTAGTGGATTTCACAAATGACAAATAAACCTTTAAAGACTCTTTTCTTAGATATCGAAACAGCACCTAATCTTGGCTATACCTGGCAGAAATATGAAACCAACGTTATAGAATTTGTTCAAGAAAGATACATGTTGTGTTTCACTGTAAAATGGCTAGACGATTCTAAGTATCACACTTTTGGATTACCTGACTTCCCTGATTATACAAAAGATCCAAAAAGTGATAAAGCTTTAATGACTAAGCTATGGGATTTTGTAAATGAAGCAGATGTAATAGTTGCTCACAATGGCGATAGTTTTGATATCAAAATAATGAATACAAGATTTATAGTCAATGGGTTTACTCCTCCTTCTCCTTACAAGACAGTAGATACTAAGAAAGAAGCAAAAAAGAAGTTTGGATTTAATAGTAACTCTTTAAATGATTTAGGCCAGTTATTTGGATTTGGTAAGAAAGCAGATACCGGTGGCTTTAAACTTTGGACAGGATGTATGTCTGGAGACACAGAATCCTGGAAGAAAATGAAAAAGTATAATAAAATAGATGTTGCTTTATTAGAGCAAATTTATTTAAAACTAAGAGGATGGATGAAAAATCATCCCAATGTGTCTGTTGCTTTAGATAGAGCTTGCTGCCAAACATGTGGCTCTAATAATACACAGAAGCGTGGGTTTAGTTACACTAAACTAACTAAATACCAAAGGCTCCAATGTATGGATTGCCATAGTTGGTCGCAAGGCGTTGTAGTAAAATGACAAATTATATTCCAGAAAATAACTATCTAAGCACAAATTATACCCCGTTAAAAAAGTTAGACGGGGATATGTGTAAAAGATGTGAAGAATATTATGCTCTTCTATATGAGAAGAAATTAACCTCTTCTCCATTTCCACCTAGATGTGAAAAAGAAGCTAATAAAAAAGTAGATCTATTAGATGTATCTGATTTTGATACACTAGATGAATATATCCAAACGGCTATATTGCTAGATCCTATAGCATGGGCACATGCAGAATTTGGCTGGTCTCCAAGATTTTATCAAAAAGAAATGCTTTCTTGTACTTCTGTAAAGAAGTTATATAGACTAGGAAGAAGAACAGGTAAAACAGAAGCAATGGTTGTAGAAGCACTATACAACCTTGCAACTAATAAAGATTTTACTATTCTTGTTGTTGCCCCTTATGAAAGACAGGTAACTAGATTTTTTGATGAATTATCTAAGTTTGTAAACAAGAGCGCGTCCCTAAAAGGATCATTAGCAAGATATACTAAGACACCATCTAGAATGGACTTCCAAAATGGAAGTAAAGTATTAGGCTTCTCAGTAGGCGCAGACGTTGGATCTGGATCTGATAAAGTTCGTGGACAAGATGCGAATCTTATTGTAATTGACGAAATAGATACTATTGAAGATGCTGACATTGACGCAGTAATGGCTATCTTAGCTTCTCACAAAGATTGTAAGCTTATAGCTGCTACTACTCCTCGTGGTTGGAGAAGAAAATTCTATACGTATGTAACTAATAAAAATCTTGGTTATAAAGAATTTTGGTTTATATCTGCAGAATCTCCAGAATGGACAGAAGAGACTGAAAAATACTTTAAGGGATCCAGCGATGGAGCTACATATGGACATGAGTATTTAGCAGACTTTGCAGAACTGGAAGACGGTGTGTTTAAGACAAGATCTCTTAATGCATCTTTAGATGACTACTCCATAGAAGATACTGGTCCTAGACCTTCATGTGATTATATAATAGGCGTTGACTGGAACACAAACGCAGGAACACACATTCTTATTATAGAAAAAGATTCTAATAAGCTAAAGTTAATTAAAAAAATAGTTATAGAAAAATCAGAATATACACAGACAGCAGGAGTCGAAACTATAATTCAATTAAATAGGGCTTGGAGACCTAAATGGATATTCATGGATAAGGGATATGGAGAAGTACAATATGAGCTTTTAAGGAAGCATTCTTTAAAAGAACCCGGATCCATGTTAGATGTTAAATTAGTAGCAATACTAATGAATCAACATATTGAACTAATAGATCCTTTGTCTGGACTTCCTGTCAAAAAAGGAGCCAAACACTTCCTTATAGAACAAACTAAGAGACTATTAGATAATGGAAACTTGATACTCCCTAGATCTGAAGATACTTCTGTAAAAAGCAGCGATGACAGAATGGGACTAATACAGCAAATGAGAAACTTTAGAGTAGAAAGTTACTCAGTATATGGCTTGCCAAAATATTCACAAGGACAGGATCACACTCTTACAGCATATTACCTTGCAATCGGCGGCTACTATTGGAAAGAAGGAGATCTAAAAGGAGTACCTTACAGTACTACTGTAGTTGGAATAGAGGTAGGAGACGAAGGGCCTAAAGTAGAAGCTACCTTAACAGAAAGAGAAAGACAGATTGAGATACAAGCTGGATGGAAATTGATAAACCATACCGGCGGAAAGAAACCAAATAAAGATATAAAATCTAGAGATCTAGGAAATCCAGCTAAGAAGGGAATGCAACACCTGAAAGGTAACCTTGATGCAAGAGGTAACTTAGATGTTAATAGAAAAGGCAGAGGAGACATTGGCTATAAAAGAGGTAACTTCTAATGAGTATAGAGTATAATGGCCGGCCTAATTTTGCTAGACCTAGAAAATTAACAGACTTAGGTACTATTGAGCATTTTAAAGATAATCTAGATTATGATGCTTTTGGTAATGAAGATGAAAGAGAACAGTTAATTGATCAAATATTTACAGATTTAGCAAAAACATATTTAAAAGGCAATAAGTTAAAAGAGGGTCTATCTAAAATGGACCCCGCTCAATATATTCCTATAGAAGAAGCTTGTGATTCTACTAGGGCTGCAGCCATTAGACTTAACAAAGAAGAGTCCAAAGAAGGATCTATAATAACCTATTCTCTATATCAAAAAGCTGTAGACATTATATTAGCAAAGAAATGGGAGATAAGAGGGACTGCTATAAAAATGAAGCTTCCTGCTTCTGTAGCACAGACTACTCAAGAAACTACAGAAAAAATAAGTAATTCTCCTAAACCAGAATCCATGTTAAAAGAGTTTGTTTCTCAAAATGGTATTATTAGTACTATTTTAGGAATGCTTACTATATCTCCTTTTCAGACTATTATTTTTCAAGCTTTAGGAGTAGAGCAGGGAGCTAAAGGAATTCAGATATCACAAATTCCTGCTGGTATTGCTTTATTTTTAGAACTAGGTATAAAAGCAGAAAGAATAATTAATGCTCTTAAGAAGAGCAATATATCTACTCCTCTAGTAGAAAAACAAATAGAAGAGCTATCTAGTTCTGATACAGCTAGAGCAGCCGCGTTAAAAACTATTGGTCTAGATTATGACGAGTTAAAGAAAAGCAAAGAATTTATTGACTCAGAAGAAATAATTAAGTATGTAAATGAGTACTATAGAAGATATGGAGGCTTAGTAGGCCCAAACAGTCATCTAAGTATAGACCATTGGATAGCATACCTAAACGTTGCACAAAATCAGCAAACTATTAGAGGTGCATTAAATACCTCTTCAGAGTTTTCTCCTAAATTCCAATCTTACAAACAACAGTACTCTCCTTCTCAAAATACTCCTGAAGAAGGAGCTAGTATTTTTAATCAACCTAGAAAAACAAGCAAGATGTTTATACAACTAGCTAGTGCAACTAGGTCTTTAAAAGAAAATAGCAATAATCTTTATGATGATATATTAAGTTCTTTTATATATCAACTTACAGATAGGGACATGTGTTGCTTAGTTCAGATATTTGGTGCAATAGGTAATCCAGAAGTAATGTATACTATAGCAAGCTTATTAAGAATATTAGCTACAGACCTATCAGGCGAAATAGTAAGAATACAAAATATTATATCTTCTTTCTTAGCTAACCTGGCTCAAGATGCTTTATTTGAAATAGCTAAAGATATTAATAAATTTTATTACAAGATAGCAGATAAGATAACGAAGACATTTACTACAGATTTTGAAAACCTACCTGCATGTAACGGAATGCTTACCCTTGGATGGGCATTACTACATTCTGTGCGTGCTATATTTGATCAAGTAAATGCTTTAATAAGAGATATAAGTACTATAATAGGTAATTTTGGATTGGCGTCGGACGGAAGCTGGAAGATTGCTGCAGATAGAAGACATCTACTTGGAATAGCTAGAATATTGGAAGTATTGGCCGCTAGACTTGATTTAGCAAATACATGCGAACTTGATTCAAAAAATAGATCAGTAAGACCAAACAATGATCTTACAGATACTGATTCAAATTTTGACCAAGCAATATTTACTATTTTAGGAGATATCCCGCCTGTTCTTCCTATGAAGTCAGAAGATGTACAAAAGCATTTTCCTGATATTACTACTAAACAAAGTAGTAGATTAAAATTTTCTTATGGAATAATCCCCGAGCAAAATACTGAGAAAGGCAAAGGTAATTGTTATACTCCTGACCAACAGGAAAGAATCAATAATCTGATAAATAGCCTTACGTCCGCTTTAAGAGAAAATCTAAATGGTTGATCCTATATATCTTGAATCCCCCCTATTAGGCAAAGACATAAAACTAATAGTTTCAGGAGCCCGAAAGAAAGAGATAACTTCTGCTTTAGAGCGTAAAACGAAGATGCTCGGCAGAGTAAGAAGCTATGAATTTAAGGGCGCTGGAGATTTAAGAGTAACGCCTAGATCTAAGTTTAATCCTCCTGTTTATGATCTAGCAGAGATCTCTAGAGCATCAGATATAGAGCCTTATATTTCACAATCGGTTCGAAAGCACAGAGAACAGATTCTAAAAGAAGGCTATCAAATATCTGGTTCTGATGAGGCTATGATTTCTTATATTAAGCAAAGATTATTTGAAATAACACTTTTAACAGGGATTACTACAGAACAGTGGCTTAGAGAATTAGTTACAAATCTTATTACTTTTCATAATGCATATTTAATATTTAGACGTGACCCTAATAGATCAAGCGGAAAAAGAATAAAAGTATACGGAATAGAACTAGATCCTATAGCAGGAATATTTGTTGGTGATCCAACAACTATGGAAGTCTCTGTTGATAAGTATGGCACACCTAAAGCTTGGAGACAGAAAATAGACGGAGATGGAGATAGTAGTTATTCAAAAACATACGCTGTTGAAGATGTAGTACATATTACATTAGATAAGAAAACAGGATTTACATTCGGCACTCCTTACTTACTTCCTGTATTAGATGATATTAGAGCATTAAGAAAGCTAGAAGAAGTAGCTATTATTATGGCTGGTAAAGAAGCATTTCCTCTTTATCACTATAAAGTAGGAACAGAAACTAAGCCAGCTACTCTGTTTGAAGGCGGCGGCTCAGAAGTAGATATGGTTGCAGATCAAGTAACCACACTTCCAGCACAAGGTTTCATTGTAACTAGTGAAAGACATGAAGTTAAGCTAGTTAGCCGTGAGGGCGCAGCCCTTGATTTAGGGCCTTATTTAGACTACTTTGAAGCTAGAGTTGTAGCAGGCTTACGCCTTTCTCCTCTAGATTTAGGTCGTGGTGGAGCTTTCTCAAGAGGAACAGCAACCAACTTAAATAAAGGACTACAGGATTCTGCTAAAGACTATCAACAAGTAATTTCTGACCATCTAACTCACTTTGTTATTCTTCCTCTACTTTTAGAGGGTGGATTTGATGTTTTAGAGGATAACATGGTTAGATTCACCTTCCCAACAATAGACAGGGAAGAAGAAAGAGCAAACCAAAACCACGGTACTCAGCTCTTTATGGCAAATGCAATTACTGCATCTGAATTTAGAAAGCAGTATCTTAATAAACAGCCTCTGTCTGAAGAAGAGAAAAATGACATATCTCTTAAACAGCAAACAGAAGCACAGAAAGAAATTGTTAGAGTACAAGGATCTGTTAGAGCCGCTGCAAGCGGTGGCTCTGATCTAATGAAAGCTGTAAAAGCACAAGTCTCTAACAAAGGTCAGCCAAAGAATCAATATGGAACTAAACCTGCTAAGAGTAGATTTAAGGCCAATGATTATTTTGATTGTATAGAAGATAAAGTAAAAGAACTAAAAACAAAAATCATAGATCTTTCTAACGATGTTACAGATATTTCTTTAGTAGAAGACTACTTTAGAGATTTTGTAAAAGAGTGCTATGATAGTTCAAAAGAATACGTAGACATTTGTATTGAAGAAGGACATAAGAAAGCTAAGAAGCAATATGATAGTTTTTATCCTGATTCTGATATAGACTTTGAAGAAATAGGAAATAGAGCTATTGATAGGTTTTACACTAACTTTATAAATAAATCCTTCTGGAAAATACTAAATCCTTACAAAGACGAAGTTATGTCTTACTTGTCAGGTGACAAAGATAATAACGTAGATGTGAAGCCTTTGTTTAAAGCATTAGATAATTTGTATAAAGATATAAAAAATCTGACTGATATACAGCTAATAACAGCAGAAAGATTTGGATTTATAAAATTTGCTAAAAAAGTAGGCAGCAAAACAATTGATCTCGTTAATCCTGATACTTTTGAGAGTACCGGACTTGATATAAGCGACCTAATATACAAAAAATTTATGCCTACTGAAGATAATGCAAATTTTTTCTTAAGCTTTGTTAAGCCGCAGGAGCCCAAGTGACTAATATAAACTTCAAAGATTCATTAATACTAGAAAAGTTACTAACAGACAGCTTAAAGAGTGATGTTAGTCAAATAATTAACAGAGATCGCCAGCCCAAGCTTAGAGTTGAAATAGACGCTACCCATTCTGGTACTATCATAAATAACCGGGTATATCCTGGTATTCATGTTAAAGATGGATATAAGAGTTTTATTTCTAAAGAAAGAGGCGGCTCCTCAGAATATGACAAGCCTATTCTTAAGCATCATGATCTAACAGATGATCCTATAGGAAGAATAGTAGATGCAAGATATAGCCAGCTAAAGTCCGGGGAAGATTTTGAATACGATTTCTTAACTCCAGACGCCAACGGAAGTAAAGGATCAGGAATAGTTACAGTAACTGCATTGATTACAGATTCGGAATCTATAAAGAAAATAGTAGATTCAAGATATTTATCTGTTTCTGCAGGACATAGTTCTAGATCTTTACACTGTTCCACCTGTGGCGATTCTATATTAGAATGCAGTCATATTCCTGGAAAAACATACAATGATGAAGGTGAGTCCGACCCAGAGGGTCGAATGTGCTGGGCCGTTACAGGGCCTATGACATATCATGAGGTTAGCTTTGTTAACCTTCCTGCCTCCCCATCTGCTAAATTGACAAACTTTTCTTGGCAAGACAGTAAAGAAGAGTGGTGCAAAAAAGACAACATTATCGCCAGCCAGACACTTGGAAAAAAGGAAGCGGTTCGAAACTTAGTTCTAAGTGACGAAGAGGGCGAACTAAGTCTTATTAGTAACAAATACGTAAGTAATACTAAGAAGACAGTGATTGCAGTAAGCCCTGCAATTGCAGATAAGCTCAAGCATGTTATTTCTTCTGATAAATCTACCTCTAAAAGTGAGCCGTCTAATGGCCACATACCAGAGAAAAATTCTAAGGAAGTCCTAACTGTGGAGCAAAATCTTGATAAGGCAAAAAATTTAGATAATAAATCTAAAGAGGATCAGAAAATGGATGTTACCCTTGAAACGCTTCAAGCAGAACTATCTAGCCTAAAAGATCAACTTTCCACCGTTAAGACCGAAAACGAAGCTTTAAAAAATCAGGTCACAACTAAGGACAATGAGATTGTTAAGCTAGAAAAGGATGCAAAAGAAGGTAAGGCGGCAGTGTCTAAATCATTAGCATTATGCCTTGCTTCCCTTAGAAGCAATTTAAACAAAGTAGATTCTGAACTAATAGACTCCGATGAGAAATTTAACAAGTATGTAGATAGCCTAGCTACTCGTACTATTGAATCTCTACAAGATTCTATTACTGACTTAATGTCAGATAAATCTACTAAAGTAACCAAACCATCCGATAATGGAACCCCTGCAGACAAGATCATTTCTGGAGATAAGATAAATTCTCCTGTAATGAGCAAGTCTAAAGACGGAAAACCTGTTAAGGATGAAAAAAATAACAATAAGAAGTCTAAATCTGGTTTAGACGCTTCTTTTGGACTTAGCTAATCAGAGGAATATTTAAGTCATGGCAATTAGAATCCCACGTGGCTATGCGGTTTCCCGCCCTTACTACAATGAACTTTGCGAAGGTGTAAGACCTGTAGCAGGTTCCTTACCAAGAGAGGCATGGACCGGACTAGCCCATGTTCGTATTGACGAACTACACCACGATCCAATCGTGTTAGAACCAGGTACCCTAGTGGGTATTGTTACTGGTGGAGCCTCCGTAGGCGAAGGAAAGTTAGTACCTGCTGTTCTTGGAACAGGATACTCAGATGCTGGAAACCTAATACAAGTAGGTTCTTCTAACCTTTGGGGCCTTCCAACTGCATCTGGTGCTGCTAACGTTGGTCGTGTAAAGCCTCAGGGCGTATGCTACCAGCCAGTTTATAGCTTTAACCTACAGGCATCTTTTACAAACTACACCCGTAACACGGCAGTAGGTATCCTTACTGACTACGTAATTCAAATCCCAGCAGTTAACTCCGATGAGTGGTTAATTGAGCCAGGCGACGCGATTATGCTAGGTTCTGGTAAGCGTCATGGAATTGCATTCACAGCTCCAGACGCAACTTATGCATCACACGCTGCTGGTTCACACTTAGCAGGACGTTATGCACCAGTTAAGACTTACGCCGCCCTATATAACGATATTCACGATCGTATTGTAGGTAAGTGTCTACGTAAGGTAAAGATCGGATCCGATAGTAGAGGTGCTTCCGCTACAGGCGCTACAATTCTAGAGTCTATAACAAACGGCACATTCTCTATCAACTCCGCGTACGATTCTGAAATAGCGTACATCTCAAAGACTCAGACTGTACCAGGTTTAACTGGTCTAACTGGCTCTGGTACTAAGGGTGTCCCTGGCTTCTATCTAGGAGCTAAGGCGGATGCGGCTGGAGATTTCTTCGGCTTAACCTTACTAATCCGAATCTAATAAAGGAGACAAATCAAAATGGAAGAGCTTAATTTTGATGTATTTGACAATGAGGATCAGAAGAAGGTCCTTGTTAATATGGCCAAGGCCCTACAAGATAAGCGAGATCTAGAATCTGATTCTTTCGGATTTGATGAAGCTCCTGAAGTCAAGAAGGACCACGCCAACCTTAAGACGATGCGCCAGATCTGGGAAAGAAATGGACATACTGCTAAGGGAACTAAGTGCTCTTTAGGAGAGCTTTTAGAGAAGGACTTAGAGATTAGAGAAGTGATGAAGGATAACTTCAGCACAGATCTTCCTCTACTGATCCCACGTGTACTAAGTACAATGGCAAGAGAAGCCATCTACCCTAACCTGGTGCTAACTCCACTCTTAACAAGAGTCAATTTTAGTGCAGGAACAAGAGTATCCTTCCCAACTTTTGGTGCATTCGCTGGCGCTGCTGCGGATATTGCTGAAGGTGAAGAGTACCCAACGGGTAACATGGAGCTTGGAGGCCAGACAGAGTGTATCATCGGCAAGTCCGGTATTGCAATTCAGGTAACTGAAGAGCAAAAGCGATACAGTCAGTTTGACATCATAAGCATGCAGGTTAGAGGGGCCGGTCGTGCTCTAGCGCAGTTAAAAGAGCGCAAGACAGCAGATCTAATTTCTAACAATGGCCGTGTACTTTTTGACAACAACAGCACTGCTTATGCAAGCACTACTGGCCGTGACGCTGGTGGTTCTTATAACGGTACTGTAACTCTTGACGACATCTTCAAGGGATGGAGCACGATGGTAAATAGCGGATTTATCCCTAACACACTAATCATGCACCCATTCGCCTGGAAGATTTTTGCTGAAGATGGCATGCAGAGACTATTCGGCTTCCAGCACGGAATGCAGAATATGCTATGGCAGCTACCACAAGGCAAGGCAGGTAATGCCCCTACTTGGGGACAAACAATGTTGAACCAGAACACTTACGTAAGTAACCCAGAGAACCTGGCTACTACTTTCACGCGAGTTCCTTCTCTGTTCCCACAGTCTTTCAACATCGTTGTTTCTCCTTATATGCCTTTCAACTCTACTACTAACCTAACGGACTTCGTGTTCTGTGATATCAATGAACTTGGTATCTTGGTTGTAGACGAGGAAGTCACTTCTGACGAATGGAAGGATCCTTCTAAGGATATCATGCGTATGAAGTTCCGTGAACGCTATGGTATGGCCGTAATGAACGATGGCCGCGCTATTGGTCTGTTTAAGAACATTAAGATTGCGAAGAACTACGACTTCGCTAACCGTATGATCTACCAGGTCACGGGCTTGGGCAACTCCTTAACAGGTGATGCTGACTTAACTGCTGATATTGTATAATATCAGGTAGTTAACTAACTAACGGGGTCGTCCATTTAATTATGGACGGCCCTATTTCATTTATGTCTACTGCTAAAATAAAAAATAACTCATCCAACTCCAGAACAGGAGTAGTAACCCTAGGAATACCTTTTTCTAGAGCAGAAAATTTACAAACTACAGATAACCTCGTTGTTTCAGGAGCATTATCTGGTAATAGTAATCAAAAAATACAATGGTCTCCTGTAGGAGCTAGATGGGATAACGGCGGTATAAAATATGCAAAAGCAAGTTTTAAAGTAGATTTAGCAGGGAATGAAGAAAAAACAGTTAATATTTCAAAAAGTCCTACTTACACGGCTATTCCTTTTGTTCTTTCAAATGCGTTAGTAACTAATTTTAGTAGTCTTCTTGTGCAAATGACAATACAAGGAGTTCAGTATAATTTACCATTAAATGAAATGGTCAGTAATGTGATAGAAGGATCTGGACCAGAAGATCATTTTATTAGACTTAGATTATTCAAGTATTTTCCAAATTCTTTAGATCCACAAATAAGATATTTTTGGGTAGAACTAGTCTTAGATGGATATTCTAATTTAGACTTTATACATTTTAATTTTAGATTTGGCTATTATAGATTTGAGCCGACTCTTGAAAATAACCAAGGCGTCTCTCCTTTTGTAAATTTAAATAGTCCTGTAACCCTTAGAATATTAGGAGGTAAGTCAAAGATTTACTGGGAAGAGTATAAAATACCTTCTATAACAGAGAACTCTGCTACAGATAGAACTTATACTCTTATAAACCCTTTTATATCCACAAGAAATAGATTTGCTGCTGGAATGTCACATGCCTATAAGGGAATTATAACTTTTAATAGCTCTTCAACTTCATTAGCAGAGCAAGACGGTCCTATACTAGCTATGTCAGAAAATTGGAAGACCTACTTCCCAATTACTGGTATAATGCCTCCCAGACCTTCCTACATCACCTCTGATGCAGATGCACTGTCCAGGAGCAACACATTATTAAACCTCCTAGAAGGGCCTATGAAGGGCCTTAGAGACCCTTATAACTGGCCCACTAACTGTAATAACCCAGACACAGCTTCTGCTGGAAGCCACGGATATAGAGACTATGCCTATGGTATGAAAGGATGGCCTTTCTTATCTACATGTAACTATAACTGGATACCTTATTTAGAATTCTGCACTAGACAACAAGCTACACGTCATAATTGGTATATAGACTCTACAGGACAACCAATTGATCCGGATACATTCTTTAATGCCGGCTGTAAGATATGGAACGGTACCTTGTGGTTTACCAACAACGGTGAGAAGTATAGAGGTTTCAATAGAGGTCTAGATTCTGACAATGACCTTCCAAGAGCAGTTCCAAATAATCAGAAAATATTTGGTCCTGATAAAGAACACTATACTAATAAATTATTTGTTATACAAGCTTTAGTTACAATGGACTATTTTAGTCTAGAGTTCCTAAAAATGTACAGTAGATATTGGATATATGCTAACAGATCAGATAACTACGGCGGGTTCCCTTCTGATGTAAATAGTTATACTTTTGCTGCTAGAGCGGCAGGACGTGTACAAGAATGGGGCTCTTTCATTTATGAGTCTACCGGATACGCTCCATTAAAAACATGGATGAAAACGGCCCTAACATATAACTTAAATTTAAGTAGATCAGAATATTTAAACAAAACTATTTATCCAGGAGGAATAGAAAGAGTAAGAGCTATGACTAGACTTACTCCATGTGAGCTTCCTGGTTGCTTAAATACATTAACACACTATAGGCCTTGGGAAGAAGCAGCTACATGCTTAGGCTTCTATTTTGCCGCTAAAGCTATATTAAATGAATCCCCTTCCGATACACAGGGATTAAAAATGCTAGAAATAGCTAGAGATATAGCAGCTAACGGCACAATGAATGCTTATAACGACGGCCGGACTACTTCTAATAGAAGGTTCTTTAGTATAAATTTTAATACTGAATCAGAAGCACAATCTTTTCTTTCTGCTATAGGCACTCCTGCTTTACAAACTGTAACAAATTTAACAACAGGCGGATCTGGTCAAATATATTTATCATATATAGACTCTCCCGCCAATAACCTAAGAGCAGTTAAAATACATCTAAAAAATGCAACAGGAGGGTTCTTTGTAGGCAATGTAGTAAGATTTAGAACTGGATCTGAAGTAGTAATTACAAGAGCGTATGATTTTGAAGCAGACGTGTCCTGTGCAGTAGCTTCTCCTTCTGCAGGAAATGGATATCATTTAACAGAAGAAGAAAGAGATGTTAGAAGTGGCGCGGAAGATACAACTTATACTGCTCCTTACTATCCATATAACTACTTAAAGTACCACCGAATGTGGTACGTTTACAATACTATTGAAATACAGTATGCTGTAATAGCAAGAGAGGCAGCTCTATTGGGACTCTATTCTAATAATTCTGCTATTATACAAAAAGCAAATGATCTTATTACTTACTTTCATAATGTGTATAATGTAGACAACGGAGACTATGAAGAAATACTGCTTAGTTTCTCAGGTTACTTAGTTCAAAATCTATTAGACACAAGTGTTTATTATTTTAACTTGGCTCCTTTACATTCTACATTTGTAATTCCTCCTATTACTACAAGTATTGTTGTAAATAGTATAAATGCTCAAGCTTCTGTAGAATCTTCCTCTTTAATATTAAGACCCTCAACATTCACAACTACTGCTACTTCTAGTATTTCTGCTAGTGTTAGTGTACCTGCTGTACCAGTAAGGATGACTAGAAAAGACGTATCTGTTTCTGCAGGAAGCAATAAACAAATGGAAAATGTACCTGTTGCTCTAGTACATTCAGAAATTTCACAAGCTTTTGCTACTTCGTATTTGACAGAAACTGTCACAAATGTGATTGTCACTTTTTTGTAAAAAAACGAAGTATAAATGAATCGCAATTATATTGAGACAAAACTCAGGTCGTGCCCTGAGTGGACCGTGCTAGAGTGTGCTGACAACAGCCTTCTAGCAAAGTCGATACTGTTCTTTGAATCGCTACCTTTGACAGTATCACAGGGCCGGTGGGGTCGTCCTACCGGCTCTATTTTAATTTCAGAATAGTATGCCAAAGAAAACAAATCAAAAAATTGAAGAAGTAACAGTAGATCAGTTAATTGACTCAGTAGATGTATCTACTACAGTAGGTAGTTTAAAAACAGAAAGCAAACCTATAGCTAATTTAAACGTAAGTATTAATCTAGAAAAGAGAACTTTTTTTGGTCTGCCTAGCGGTAAAATGAGATTAGGACCTAAAAATTTCACATGTGTCATTCCTTCTGATTTAAGTAATGAAGAAGAAATAATGGTAAGAAACCTTATTGACACTGGAGAACTTGTTTTAAATACAAAAGAGTATATTCCTCCTTTTACTAGATCAGATGAAGTACTAAAAGAGTACTTTGATTTTATTAAGCAATATGGTTTAGATCCAGCTAATCAAAAATCTCCATCTATTGTAAAATTCAAGAATTTGATAAGACTATCTATAGACAGAAACTGGAGTGCAAAAGAAATATTAAGATATTGTATTGAACAAGAAACAAAAAATAAAAATAGAGAAAAAGTAATAAAAACATTAAAAAATGCACTTTTTAACTCTACTGCGCCAGATACATTATTAGACAACTAAATAAATGGCTATATCCCTACTTTCTAGTACTCCTTCTCAAGGAGCCACAGATGTTCAAATAAATAAGTCTATTGAATTAGTTTTCAATAAGACTATTGCATCTAGCTCTATAACTGAAAATGTATTCAGTTTAATAGATATAGATTCAGGACAAGCTTTTCCTTTAACAGTAAGTCCAAGATTTGACACCTCTTCTAGAATTATACTTCTTCCTAGTCAGTCTCTAAAAGAGAACACACAATATAGAATTATTGTAATAGGTACTGATTCAGGTCTTGGGTATAGCTTAGTGGCAAATGATGCAGATACTCTTACTACAACTATTTACATAGAGTTTTCTACTGGAGAAGGAGTCTATAAAGTAGACTCTGTTTTAGAGAAAGAAGCCGCATCCCTTTCATTAGAAGGGGATCTTTTTTTACCAACTAACGTAAAAGCTTTAGGTTACGATTTTACAATAACTAAAGTTAGACCTAAAAACAATAAGCACGGCCTTGCTCAAACATTGACTGGTGATAATACTATAAAATTTACATTTAGTAAAAATTTATACACAGGAGACAGTGATGTCTCAGATTGGGTAGACGTCAACTTATTTCCTTTATTAAATACAGCTTCTTATTTGGCTTCTGGTCAAGAAATGGGAAGCTTCCCTATTCCAGGATACGCAGTAACCACTACTGGTAAAGATTTAGTAGTAACTTTTGCTTCAGAACTTCCTAAAAATCTAGGAATACATATAGAATTAAAAGACACAATTCTTTCTGAAGATAATGAGCCTTATGGAGGAAAGATGATTTACTCCGTAAACACAGCTCTTTTTCCAGAGATATATGGAATAGAAACTATAAAGAGAGAAGTAAAAGACATAGCAGACACCTATAATGAAGATTATATAGGTGCGCTACTATTTAAAAATACTATATGGACTTGGGAAAGAGTAGGTAGGGTTTTTATGATAGATAATATCCCCTATCCTGCAAGACAATATATAGTATACAGTACAATTTTAGATCTAATGGAAGATGCAGAATACTCTAAATATCTAATAGCTGGCACTAGACGTCAGCTTGGAGATTTAGGAGTTTCTGTAGACAATTTCATTGGTAAAATAGCTATGAAAGTAGCTAAGTATCAAAGACTAAAAGAAGTCGCGCTAGATTCTATCTTAAAAGGATGGCAATTTAGAATTGGTGTCACTACTATGGGTTACCTTGAAACAGCACAGATGGTAAACCGACTTTGGTATGACGTCAACGGAAGATACACAGATATTAGATTCAGCTATCATCAAAATGATGTTCCGGCTGCTAACTCCTTGCTAAATAGAAGAGCAAGGGAAACGAACCCACTTACAAGAGTGGTTGGTATAAACAGAGCACCTTTCTGGTAATATGGCACATTTAGTTTACGATAACTTTAAAAAGCTACTTTTAAGCGGCACCATTGACTTGGTGAACGATCCTATCTATGGCATGTTGCTGTCAGGTAGCTATACTCCAAACACAGGACACGCTGTAGTAGGCGATGTAAGTGCATATCAAGTAACTGACCCCCTAGCAGGATATACTCCAGGAGGCCAACTACTTAGTAGTAAGACATTAACTATAGCTAATAATTATAGTATTTTTGATGCAGCCGACTTGAGCTGGAGCAACACTACTATAAATCAAGCCTCAGGCATAGTTTTATGGTATTCAGGAGCAACCCCTGCTACTAGATACTTAATTTGTTGGAACTCTATGGGTATTGTAAGTACTACAAACGGTACTCTTCAGATTACATGGAATAATACCGATGGTATTATGAAGATAGGAGATGCATAATGGCAGATTTAGTATATAATCATTTTAAAACTAACTTAATGAGCGGAAACATTAATTTAGGAACAGCTAACATTATGTGTATGCTAGTTAGTGGTGCATACACTCCTAACGCAGACACACATGCTAATACAGGGCATATAAGTGCAGACGTAGTAGTTGCAGGACACCCTAAAGGGGGAGTCAAAGTACATGCAACAAGCGTTTTCATGGATACAGTAGATAATGAAGGTGTTCTTACTGGACATTCTGTTACTTTTACAGGTATAACTTGTAGCCCAGCATGGATGGTTGTTTATGTTTCTGGTGCAACTGTTGCAACAAACTATCTAATACAAGCCAGAGATTTAGGAAGTCAAACAATAACTAATGCTGACTTCTCTATTACTTGGAATTCTGAAGGTATTGTCAAGTTGACATAATATGATTCCTGATCTAAGAGAAGTCCTTAAGTCTTTAACCGGCGAGCAGAATAGCTTTATTCCATCTAAGCAAATAATTGGATTCCAATGGCTTGGATTAAGAAAAACTGATTATTCTAAAAAGTGCTCCTGTTGGGATAAGGCTTCGAAAGATTCTCCTCCTGGATGTAAGAGATGTATGTTAAGTGGTTATTTATTTACAGATTACTTAGTAAAAGGCTACTTATGGATGGGAGTATTAGGAGCAGAATTTGGAACTCCTCCTGGAATACTTTCTACACAACAAAAGAATGTTGTAGTAAAGTATGATCGAGTAATAAACAAATTTGACTATATACTAGAACTAGCACAAGACATAAATACTGGAAAAGTAAGTCAGCCTTTTGTTATATTAAAATATAATAGAATACAAGATGCTCTTCCTATAAAAGGCGATTCAGGAAGAGTTGAGTTTTGGAAAGGAATTGTAGAAGAAAGACAGATCGAAAGCGGCAGGCTTTCTGAACCGGGTAGTCAAAGTAACTATAATTCTAATGGGAGGATAAATGATTCCTGAAGACCTTCCTGAATTTGGAGACAAATACTTACAGTGCTTTAATTCTTTTAAGCAACAATTTGAGCTTAGACGTAAGAGTACCGCAGAAGGTAACTTAAGTATAAGCGAATCTATGGATTTGATAAGTATTTTACTAAAGAAACATCAGTGTTCTTTTGTACCAAATAGAACAGATAAAAATTTAATACTTTTTCCTTACGCTATTCTTGAATTAAAGCCTAATGATAAAATAATTAACAAATCAACAAAAGAAGTGTATGTTGTTGATCAAATAATAAAGAATCCAAAGACTAACTCTTGGGAAGGACTTGTTAAATTAAAAAATGTAAAAGTTCCACCCAATATAGAAAAAAGAGAGTCTTTAGAATTTCAAGATCACGATAGATATATAAATTTTGACCATGAATATCCTGATGCTCTATTAAATATTATTAGCGCAAATCCGGAGGGTATTCTAGAGAATATTCCTAATATTGTACCTACTATTACCTGGAAGCTTACTAGAGTCGAACCTGGTGCTTACGGGGAACCTTTTGGTAGCCGGAAAGAGCTTAAGAGCCGATTAAGGGAGTCAGTTAAAGACCCTTTAATACCCGGATACACAGTAGAAATTAGAGGTCAGTATTTTGATAATATTATTGAATTTGGTGCATGGTCTAACACATTTCGAGCCTGTGAAAGACTAATAAACTGGATTGAAACCTTTATAAAATTGTATTCTGGATATCTTAGAAAAAGTGGACTTGAACACGTCTTCTTCTGGAGAAGAAATGAAGATAGTCAAAAATCCGCTTGGAGACAACAACTTCCATCTAAGACTACTCAGTTTTACTTTCGAACCGAAGAGTTAGAAGCGGTATATCAAAGAGATATACTAAAAATAGATATAACGTTAGGTACTTCTGATACATATGTTCCATATAGCAATAAAGTGACTTACGTTGCAGATCAATTGCTTACTGGAAACTATACTGCAGAAGATTATCGAAGTTGTTTCTATAGATCAGGAGAATATCTATTTGGTAATATAGATATCCTTCAATAAATTGGAGATAAAATAAATGACAAATTTCCTTCCTCGTGTAAACACGATTTTAAACGATCAAGGACTTAAGATAGCTCCTCCTCCAGCGGGTCCGAAAGTAACACTATTAGGCGTAACCTCTAACACAGGACTACCTCTATTAGAACCCTTTACAGTAGGCTCTGTTGAGAAGGCTATGAATTCCCTTTATTTCAATTTCTCTGGAGCTGCAGGTGGATGGCCAACGACTAACGTCCCAGGCGAGCTTTCTCTAGCAATAGAAGAGGCTGTATCCGCAGGCGCACCAAATATTGAAATTATGATTATTGGCCACTATAATGGCCAGAATTTAGTAGACTATACTAAGCCTAATGCCCTACTTTCTGGAAGATATGTAGACCTTGAGTCTGCATATGAAGTTTTAAGAAACAGAACATTAGATGTTGTGGTTCCTGTAAATGCTTACATGGACGACAAGATCTATCAGACTGCTACTGGCGCTGCTCTTTCTTGGAACTTTGGTAAGCAGTTAGCAGATTTCTGCTTCCAAGCAACTACAGAAGAAAACTCTTGCATAGGTGTTATTTCTACTCGTCCTGTTCTTAGCTGGGCGATGAGACATGCTCCTAACGTAACAAATACAGGTTACTTTGCAGAGTATACAGGTAGTCCTGTAGGATTAACCTCAGACTCTACTCTATTGTCTGAGATGACATCCTTGTTTGGTACTGCTTGGGTTAACAGTGGTACGGCTACTGCAGCAACTTCTCAAAGAGCTGCTATAGCTGCTACAGAATATGGTACGCCATCTTCTAGACTAGTTAACGAATGGCATGCTTATCATTCTTATCAGAATGATCCTTCCATGTTCAAGTCTACTATCTACACTGGTCAATTTTATAATCAAACTTATATCAATTGGCTGGCAGGAGCTGCAGACCAAGATGGAAATACCTTAAATGATATTTCTGTCTCTGAAGCTACATCTGTAGATTCTAGATATTTCGCGGGTTGGCAGGCTAAAGATTCTGACGGTCTAAATGCTGTTGACTCTAGAAATGGAAAGGTAGACGCAGGACAGTACATCAGTGTATTTAGTGTGCCTCTAAGATCAGTCGGTACTCAAGTGTCTAGTAGAGCATTGGCCGTAGGCGCGTCCTTGTCCAATACATCTAGAAACACAGACGGTTCTGCTGCATATGCAGGCTTAATAACAAGTCTAGCTCCTCAATCTGCTCCTACAAATAAGCAGGTAAATGGAGTTGTACAGTTAAAACTACTGTCTACAAAACAGGCAAACAGCTTAACTGGAATGAGACATGTTACTATGTATAGTAGAACTAATGGTCTAACTGTAGCCTCCGGTGTTACAGGAGCCCATAACGTATCTCGATACATACGTTCTGACTACACTAGATTAAGTACAGTAAGAATTGTACACAGTACTTTAGATCTCATTAGATCTGCTGCTAACAAATATCTAGGAGAGCCTAACAACGCTCCTCAGATGAATGCTTTGGATGCAGAGATAGACCAGATACTATTAGCTATGAAGGGCTCTGGTGCTCTCAGAAGCTATAGTTTCTCTATAGCCTCTACTCCAGATCAAAGAGTGTTAGGTGAATTAGATATTAACCTTACCCTCGTCCCTGCTTTTGAAATTACATCTATTAACCTAGTTGTATCCTTAAGTAAAGGAGAATAAGGAGTAAAATATGACAAATAAAGGACTAGCTCCAGCAGGAGCAGGAAAGAACGGAAATAGCTTCCAGAAGACATACAACTCCTTCTCTGGAGTTGACATGGTAGTTACTTTCGGCAGTAAGATTTTAGGCGAGCTACAAGGCATCTCTTATACAATACAGAGAGAAAAGGCGCCTGTCTATTCTATGGGAGAAGCAGATCCTAGATCCTTCTCTCGTGGAAAGAGAGGTATAGCAGGCTCTATAGTATTTGTAGTTTTTGATAGATCCGCTCTATTAGAGGCTATGAGAGATAGACCTTATGTAGCAAACAGGTACTCTATTCCAGAAGGGTTTGAAATTGCTGACGTTAACGTTAGCAGCATAGAAATCGTTCCTGGAGTCATTGGTCCTGCGGTTGGATCTGCCTCCCCTACTGTATCTAGAATAGCTCTAGATAAGGTAATAGCAGCCCCTAACTACTTAGACCAAGTACTACCTTTTGATGTTGTTATTACAGCATCTAATGAGTATGGCGCCGTTGCTAGAATGATGATTCACGGAGTAGAAATTATGAACGTAGGTTCTTCTCTTTCTACTAATGACATTACTACAGACGAAGCTTGTACTTATATCTCTACTGCAGTAACTCCATGGAGAGATCAAGGATTTATCAGAATTAATAATGATGGTAGATCTGCTTCCTTCATAGGTGGCTAATTTTTGATTACTAAAGGATATTGGGTTAATTAGAGCAATCTAATTAGCCCATATTTTATATATGCGTAAAACTGTTTATGTTAATGATGAGGTAGCTCGGCTTCTTAGACCTAGTTTAGGTAAGCAGGCAGATTTTCAATCCTTCTCAGGAAGTGATATAAGCGCTTATGTATATCTTCCTTTAGCTACAAGGAATAGTGCTTTACTTAATACAAAAAATCCAAAGTCTAAGCTATTAGCCGAAATACAAACAATTTCTATATCTTCTACAAGATCTATCTCTCCTGTTAGAGTTTTAGGAAGAGAAAGTCCAGTAGCTTATACCCGAGGAGCTAGAACATTCGCAGGAACCTTAGTTTTTGCATCTGTTAATCAAGATGTATTTAAAGAGATATATGATCAAGATATTGCCTCTAGTATGATGGCCTCTTCTACATCTCTGACTTCAGATCAGCTTCCTCCCTTCTCAATAGTAATAACAGCGGCCAATGAAAAAGGAGCTGCTGCTATACAAGTAATACACGGCATTACTTTAGTAAACTACGGTACTACTTATAGCGTAGATGACTTATACACTGAAGTAACATACAGCTATGTTGCGACCGATGTTATCCCACTCTCTGCTTCAAATGTATCTATAGCAAGAGAGGAGACAGAAGGATTTACGTTGGAAGGATATAGAAACCTAAGTCAGCTAATACAAGAAACAATGTCTAAGCAGTACGGCTCTGTAGAAGAAAAAGTACAAGCTATTAGAAAGAAATTTAGACGACCTGGTGCTGGTCCAGACTCTTACTTAGGTAAGTATGGTATAATTTAATGACACATTTATATCCAACATCTAGTACTGTTGCAGTATTCCTTAATGGAATACATATTGACCAAGCATATCAACTACAGTTCAAAGAAGGGGCATCAAAAGTGCCTATATATGGATATAATGATCCTTTCTTTTCTAAAGTAGCTTATGGAAGAGTAATAGTACAAGGATTATTAACTTTAAACTTTACCTTTCCAGGATATCTTAACACAGTTTTGGACGAATCTTACGAAAAACAAAATACTTTTATTCCTAGACTGTATAATTATTCTTACGATAGAAAACAAGATAATATTTTAACAAATAATGTACAAAAAGAATTAAGCACTGAGCTGCCTCCTAATGGAACACCAGAAGAAAGAGCAGCCAGAGCAGAATATATAGCCAGCTTGATATCAAAAAAAGATACAAAAGAGGCTACTAAAAAAGCATTAGAAAATCTATTTACGCCTGCTCAACTAGGTTCTAGAATAGATAGTATAGATAGCCCTATAGTACTACTTAAAGAAAATACTATAATGGACGTATATTATCAAGATCCTGCTTATCAAACATGGTTTATTAGATTTGAAAATGTTCATTTTAATGAACTTAGTCAATCTATATCCCAAGCAGGAGCAGAAGGAAGCTCAGATCCTCTTTATGAGGTTTATAGCTTTATTTCTTCTAAAAAAATAATCAAATTAGTAACATATGAGCCATAATGACACATCTGTAGACGTCTTAGTAAAGACTGCAAAAGAACAAGGACATAGCGTGTTTTCTTTAAAGATCTCTGGTATTCCGTACTACTACAGATCTATAAATAGAAAGGAGTTCCAAGAACTTCAAGAAATTCTTATAAAGGAAACAGAGAAAATAAAGGCTGAATCTGACGAAGCACGTAAGAATCTAAAGCCCGAAGACCCTAAGATAAGAGAACTAGACTCTTGGATAGAAAAAGAAACTATAAGAATGAGAGATTCAGGAGAAGAGAGACTAGTACTTAAAGGATTACTACATCCTCCTATAAACCCTAATACACCAGCAGGTGTCATAGCAACCTTAGCAGATAGAATAATGCAGGCTTCTGGCTATGGTGTAGAAGAAGAACCTGAACAATTATAATGTGAACTTAAAGCATATTTTTGATCTATCTAAAATAGAAGAGCTGTTTCATGCAAAAGTAAAGCATGGACAGCTTTTCTTGTTTAAAAACAAAGATCTAGTAGTAATATTTAGATCTCTTACAGTACAAGAAACAAAGTACATAATAGAGCTATCTCCTTTTATAAATGAGATAATGCTTGAAAATTTAATATGTTCTTTGACTTATATAACTTCTAATAAAGACAAACAATTTTTGATAACAAAGACTCCATGTTTCTTTATTAAGAGTGTAGCAGAAAAAATATCTAGTCTTTCTGTCTTACAGGAAGAGAAAGACTTTAAATCCAAGATAATTGACAGTAGAAATACAGCTTCTACTGCGCAAAGTGTTATAGAGATACTGATAGCTAAAGCCTACCCTGGCATGAAGCCATCAGAGATAGAAAATTTAACACAATTTAAACAAATAGATTTACTTGGAAAATCAGAAAAGATAGCCAAGGAAATGCTTGATTTAGGCAATAAAAATAATGCCAATGAAGCTTTAAAATCACTTAGAGGAGCAACAGTTATAGGCGGGAATATAACTGATCCTGGAGCAGGAGACTTACCAGAATTTAATAATGGATAATAGTAACTATATTAATCAGCAAAAAGAGGTAGAAAGAACTAATGCAATTCAACAGAATCGCAATTGGATTAATCCTCTCGTTGCAGGTATAGGTACTATTGGTCTTGGAGCGTTATTACTAAGAAGTAGATTGGCCCATGGGGGACGTTTAAGTGACAATCTATTTAACTTCTTAGGAATGGTAAAAGGAATAAACTTAGAAGGAGATGTAGCAGCTAATACAGGAAAGTCTGCTATAAAAGGTAATACTACAGGACTAAGATCTTTATTAGATTTTAATTATGACTTTAACAAGAAACAAGTCAATCTTGGTCCTATAGATATTATAGATGACTTAAGAAACTCTATTGAGTTGATGGGCCTTAATGCATCAAATAATAGACAGACTATATCAGACGCTATTGGAAAAAGGACTGTAGAGTATACAAATAGAGCTTTAGCTAATTATGGAAACAACACCGGCTTCTTCCCTCAGTCCTTACAAAGGGTTACCTTTGGAGACGTTCTTTCTGATCAAAAGAACTGGTCTCGTGTATTAGGGGGAGAGCAATATGGAATTGTAGAAAAAGCACATAAGCTTGGATTAGTTCAATCTAATCAAATATTAGATTCTAAAATATTCTTACATCAAGGAAGAAAAGAAGTACTAGATGTCAGACTTAGAAACATATTAAGTACAGTATCCCCTATAGAAATTAATGGAAAAACTATTTATCAAAGATCTGCTAGATTTGATATGTTTGGTCAAGGCCAAGTTCTTGGTTCTTTATTTAGATCTCCTAGAAATATTGCAGTCTTAGGACCAGGAGACAATTATAACGGAAGCAGAGTATTTATTGGAGGCAATGTTTATGGATATAGTCTTAACCCCTCTACAGGAAAATATAAAGAAACATTACTAGGAACACAAAGGTCTTTAAGAAAGACCGGAAATCCTTTTGAAGTAATAGATGCATCTAGACAAGGAAGATTAGAAATATCTTTACCAAATAGAACTGGATTTTTTGGTAAAATAATAGGGTGGATGGAGCAGAATTTAGGCATAGGTCCTGCATTCTCTACTAGACCTACTTTAATAGAAAAGCTTGCTATTAACCCTTATAAGAGATTGAAGTCTCTTAGAGAAGGTACAGGTATTATTATGCATAATCCATATAAGCATAATTTTGCTGTATCTAAAGTATTAGATAGCGTTCTAGGAGGAGACTTACCAGAACTAGCTAAAGTAGGCGGAGGATATATTAAAGTACCGGGAGGAGGAAGAGTAACAAGACTCCAAGACCTTTCTGGTTCTACAAAGTTAATCCCAAATAGAGTAGGAGTACTATTTGACATAGTAGATGATGTTAGTATAGTCAAGAAAAGAAGTTATCAGGAATATTCTAGAAATATAAGAGGAGCTTTAATTTCTCAAGACTTAGTCATACCTGTAAAGAAAGGAAGTTATGAAGTCACAGGTAAAACTATTACGACTAATAGTATGGTTAACTTAATGTCGGATATAGACAAAGGAGACCTAACAGCAGTAGGATTCCCTACTGTGTCTAATAGATATGCTTATTATGACATAGAAGGCGGAAGTAGATTAAAGAGGGCAGCGAATGGTATAAGAGATGTTAGTACGTATGGACTATATCGCTTGAATAGTCTTATGTCAGAGTCTTTATTAGGCATAGGAATGAAGCCAGATCATAGCTTTGTAAAAAACTTAATTCGGTCTTCTTTAGTACCTGTTGCATATGAAACAGCTAAACAAGCAGGTTTATATGCAGATTATTTAACAGAGAAGTTCACAGGAATCTCTCCTATAAAAGCAGTTGCTTCTTTGTATGCAGGAGCTAGAGTTGCACAACAATATGCACGTCAAATAACAGGTATAGGCGCAGCTAGCAATTTCCTAGACACTTATTTCCCGGGATCTGTTAACTCAGATGGTTCTTATGTGTTAAGAAGCCTTGGGGCTCCAATAGCTGCAGCAAATGCTGTATTTAAAAGAGGAGGTTTCTTAAAAGGATTACTAGCTGGCGCAGGAACATATGCAGCAATCGGAGGTCCAGATCCTGGCCAAAGTCCATCAGAATTGATGGAAGAGTATAGTGGAGATAGAAAAGTACCTGTCAGAAAAGGTAGACTTTGGGGATTAGGCTACCTTCCTTTCTTTGGAGGTAAACCAGATAGATATGAATCTAGTTGGTATAATAAACTGACTTCTGATTATAGAACAAAATCTATGTATGGAGATAAGTCAGAATATTGGTCTTATCATGCGAACGTCTTTGGAATACCTTTCCCTACTCCTTCTAACTTGTTTGGAGTACTTAATATACTCAACCCATATAGGCTAGAAGAAAGACACTATAATGATAGACCTTATATTAGCACAGAATCTGATCTAAGTAGGTTCCCTGAATTTGGCCCAATATTAAGTGCAACAGTTGGTCAATTAATGAAGCCTACTAGATATAGAGAGCCGGATAGACTTCCTTTACTAGAAGCAGGATTAGCACAAAGAGGATTAACTGCCAATACAGCTAGGTTGTACGGTATGCCTGCTATGGCAGCTACATCCTACGAAGCAGAAGATCCAATGAGTCTTTTAAATACAATGGCTAAGCAAGCAAATATTGCTACTGAGCCACTAGGTATTTATAAATTTGCAATGAGCTTCTTTGGTGTTACTTTTGGTCCTGATATAGGTACACAGTATGCCACAAGCGCCATAATGAAAGATCCCGGTAGATTACTATATGACTCTGCTATAAACGGAATGTTTGGACAAACAGAGCTTATCAGAAGATATATGCTTTCTGATTATAGTGCTGAGTATAGAAGATCTGCAATGGTCAATCCAATACTTAATAATATGCCTGGTTGGCTTCCTGGATCTAATTCTACAGGAGGTAGAGATAGAGATTATTTTGTTGACTTCCATATGGGAGATCCATTTATTAAGATAGCGGATGGAGAAGCAAGATTACCAGGTGTTGGATACGAGGCCTTAAATAAACTACACTCTGGAAGATCAGGTGTCTATAGCGATGTTGATAAATTTTTGATACTATCTGATGTAGCTCCTTATAGTGCGGCATATAAAAAATATGAAAAGATAGTATTAAATATGGGGCTAGAAGATGAATGGAAAGAAAAAGTAGATAGAGCTATAGAGAATAGAAGTGAAGTTATTGGAGTTGACACAAGATATAAAAGGTACGAAGAAGACCTAATAGCTTTAAACATGAATACTATTGCAAAAAGTATTTATGCTCCTGTAAGAAAAGCATATGATTTCTTGACACATGATGTCCTAGCAGAAATTCCTTACTTAGGTAGTAAATTTTTTCCATTTAGAAGTCCATACGAACAGTATAGAAAAATGTACGTAGAAGGATCAGAATATGCTTCCTGGAATACTCCTTGGGAAGACGTTATTCGACCGGCCCTTTATGATACTGCTTTAGAAGACCCACTTACAGCAGCCGGTAAAGGCGCTACATTCGGGTTCTTATTATCTGGACCCATGAGGTGGTTCACTCCTATTAAGTCGATTGTAGGCCCTACTGGAGGCGCTATGGTGAACATAGGAGCTATTAAAGGAGGAGCTGTCCTAGGAGCAGGCCTTAGCACTGCAAGAATGGTAGGTATGGGAGGAGAAGACTCTCTTCCTTATCATATACGTCAAGAAAATGATGCTATAGAGTATATGGATACCATAGGGTATATAAAAGGCAGAATGATACAAGAAGCAGGAGGAGGACCACAGTTTGCAGATAGAACAATGGTTGGAGCAAAAAATACTATAGGATATAGAGCTTCACTACCTAGATCTGCAGACCGTAAGTATTTTGACTACTTTGTGTCTCAAGAAGACCCAGAGATTCGAGCGCAAATACTAAGAGGTTTACCTGAGTTCATGACTAGAGGATTAACTCAAACATGGGCAGGTAACTTTAATGATAGAGATCAATCTGACCAAATAGCACTTGATTTTATCAATCAAAATCAGATTCCTGATAGTTCTTGGTTAGGATGGACTCCTGAAATATCTAATGCAGCAACTAGATTAAGATTTATAGAACATGGTATAAATGGTGTTTCTGATAACATACATAGATATGGTTTCTATGAATCTCATGAAGTAGATTTAAAAACTAGATTAAAAGAGTTTGGTAATCAACAAATAAACTTTGTTCAGTCTCCTTTGTATTCAAATTTTGACTCTTTTATCATGGAACAAAACTATAAAGTATCTAAAGGTAATTTTAAGATAAAAAGATTCTCTACACCTAATAGATCTAATAGATACTTAGAAGGCGAATATACTTTAGACAAGACTAGAGAAATTAAAGACAGGCTAAGATAATGTCACAAGATAACCCTATCTACAGAACAATTACAGATGTTTTAGGCTTAGGAAGACCGCCTAGTACGTTTAAAGAGAAAGCTTCCGCTATAGAGATCCTAAGCGCGGGTAAGACTAGCTCTTACAGGGATGTCTTAAGAAAAGGAGATACATATAATTTAGAAGAAGGAAGTCAGCTAGCTTTTGGTAAAAATATTGACTTTATGTTTGAAAAACTACATAAGTCAGGATTAGTACCAGAAGAAGCAAGAAATGTATTTGAAAGAATAAAGTCTGTAGGTGGGCAAGTTGGTTTTAACGAAAAGACTAATGCTCTGTTTTTATACTCAAGTGGAAGGTCCGCGTTCCTTCCAACAGCTAATACATTTGGTGGAATTGATATAGGAGGCAGAAGTAGAAAAGTAAATAGTCTTTTAGTAGGCTATGCTGGAGAATCTTCTTTTGAAAGGAAAAGTTATTTAAGTACTTATTACTCTAGTGCAGAAAAATTAATAGCACAGTCTATAGATTCTTATCGAGGAGACTATCCTCATTTAGCTCTTTCTGGAGCCTTAAATAAGATAAGAGACTACCGCCTGTCTGTTAAAGACATGCCTAATATTAATAATCTAAGATTAGGCTCTATAACACTATCAGGCACAACATCTAGAGGACTACAAAGTCCTTTTGAACAAGGATATGCCTCTAGCCTAAATGCGGTTGTAGGTTATTCAGACGAAGGCCTTCTGTTCGCAGATAAACTGTCAAAATATAGAATAGCAACCTCTGCATTCTCTATGATGTCTAAGACAGTTGGAAGATCTGTGTATAATGATCTTAAGAGAGTTTCTAGAAATAAAGATCTTAACACACCAGAAGCTCTAGAGCTTATACAGCAATATAGAAAAGAGTATTTCAGCCAGTCCTTACCTACCTTTTTAAAACATTTAGGTTTAGACGAGTCTTACATCTATGGGAAGGCTGATTTCCTAGGTAATAAGAAAAAGTTCTTAGTAGCAGGAAAAGAATATGCTACTAAATATGGTACTTTAATAGAAGAACACACAGCTAAGAAAGGATTGCATCAGTTGTCTAAGATGGCTGATGAACAGATGTTAAGAGTAGCTGTAGTAGACTTAGAAAACGAACAGTACTCTAGATTACTCTTTGGAGAAGGTGGCGCCTACATGACTGCTTCTGGAGCCAATAAACTGGCTTTCCGAGCACCCGTAGGAACGATGAAAATCTCTTCTCCTAATACATCTGTTACATCTGCAATAGAAGAATTGTTTGGAGTGAACCTTGCAAAAGGAGATCAATTAGTAGATGCATCAAGTGCCTTTACAAAGGCAGATGTTAGAGCAGCACTATCTGGTGGAGATTTAACAGATAGACAAAAACTGATAAGAAAAATACTAGGACCTAAAGGATACAATAGAGGATTGCTACTACAAATAGCAAATAATCAAGCTACATTAAATCAAATAAGAATGACACCAGATAAGATAGAATTAAGCTTCTTGTCTGGACAAAAAGTCATACCTGAGACTATAGAAACAGTTGTAGGTGGAAGAAGATTTACAGGTGGTAGAATAGGAAGAAGTCATTTAAAAGATCTAGCATCTAGACTAGGCGTAGACTACGTTATTGCAGCAGATGAGTTTGCTAAGACCCACGGGCAAGACGTACTAACTACAAACTTCATACATCAGTTAAGACAACACCCTCAAGGAGAAGCATTACTTAGAGATACTTTTGGAAACAATCTTGTTGAAAAAGTACAAAGATCTAAATCAACATATGTTCCAGAAATAACAGATGCAAACACTGCATTCCTACAAGCAACTGCTAAGCTTAATGAATGGAAGAAAAGTGATAATCTATCCTTAAAGTTACTTGCTAACAGAGTAGAATATGGAGAAGAAGCCTCATTGCCAATACAAGGAGTCAAAGGAATCAAAATATTTGGTATGCGTGGAGGACGTAGATCGGACTTCATGGGTGATATAAATATGATGAAAGGAGTAAGAATGACTCTATCTAAGATGCAAATTCTTGCTAATTCATCTAGACTACTTGGCTATTCTTCTTCATATGATGATCCTGTGTTTGCCGGATTAACTTCTAAACATGATGTTTGGTCAAAAGGTTTAATAAGAATTAGACAAGGATCTAACCAATTAACACTCTCTAGAAACCACACATTACATAGATTTGCCTCTGCTTTGTTAGGAACACCTGGCTTAGATGCTTCATCTACTATATTAACCTTAGGTAAGGGTGGGCTAGAGTTGAATGGTAGTCCATTAGCTAGACTTCCTTCTATATCTGCTTTTGCTCATTCTACAGGCGGAGTACACAAAGACTTACTTAAAGATACGGCTCTTGGATTAAATACTGATCTGGCTTACTTAGATTTAGGAAGCGCCAGAAAAATTAGTGTATTAGGTGAAGAAAGACAAATGAGATATTTACCTATACCCTTACAGTACTTAAGAGCTACTCCTGGAGCACACGGATACACCACAGTAGGTAAGTCACACACCGGACATGAGTTCTTAAAGTCATTAATAGAACTAGAATCTGGTAGAAGTTTTGATTCATCTAGTCCTTTACAATATAGTAGTATTGTAAAATCTTTAGCTGGAAGAGATGGTATCTTTGCTAAAACAAATACCTTACATATTAAATTTGGAACTAGAGCAAGAATTTCACCAGATACATTAGGCGGCTTTAATAAGTCAGACTTACTAGATCCTAAGAAATTTTATACTTCTTATATAAGTGAAGAAGGATTTAAAGACTGGTATCTAAGAAAATCAGGGCCTGCTAACACAGAAAATAGAAAAGCTACATTAGATGCTGTAAAGAAACGAGGGTATTTCTATGGAGTAGTAGGTGTGGATCCTGCTCAAAGAGCAGAACACATGATGTTACAAAAAATACACATCAAGAAATCTGGTGTTCCTTCTTTCTTTGGTCAATTAAATATTACGTTAAACCCACTGTTTCATAGATCTGTAGAAAGAGATATAGACCGTGACGTAGTAAACTTAATCTCTATGGAAGGGCTTGCAGATCCTACAGCTTTAGAAGATAGATTTGCAAGACAAACTAGCAAAATTAGTCCATTCGTTAAGTATTATAATAGACAGTTAGAAGTAGCAAGTTCTGCTACTTCTGCAGGAAGATTGTCAAAATTAGTAAACCACTTAGTTACCAAACCTTTTGTTAAAGCAGTAGATTATATAGAAGATTTTATTGGTGTGCCTAAATCTTTAGGATACAGTATGGTAAGATCTTCTGATGAGATCATGGCTAACATAACTGCTTATGGTGCCGAAGGCGCCAAGAAAATGGGTGTTTTAGATAGAGGCATTCCTTCATCTATTATAGATAATATAGTTAGTAAATTTAATGATCCAGAAAAAGTATCTGTAATACAGCAGTTAATGCAAAGCATGTACCAAGGTGCAGTTCAGAAGGGACATACAAAAGCGGGCCTAACTGGATTAGGCGAAGGACTTATAAATCTTGGACAAAAGTATAGAAGAACTTCTTTTGATTTAGAAACAGTAGAGACAGAAGCATCTGCTCTGTTTGAAGACTTCTTAAAGAATGAAAAAGGAAGAGCTTTTATGGCCTTAGATTGGATGGCCAATAAAGGCATGTTAGATAAACAAACTACAGATCTTTTACTAGGAGATCTAACCAGAGCTTCTAAAGAAGAGCTGGCTAGAGCAGAAGCAAATGTTATTTCAAAGACTGCAAGACTCCTAGGATCCTATGTAGGTGTTGGAGCTGTACTTAGTGCTTCTGTTACTAAACAACCTAGTACAATAAGAAGTGTTTTACAAAAGACTATAAAAGAAGGAACAGAAGACGAAGAGCTTCTAGGACTAATGAGAGGTGTAATAGGTGCTCCAGAATCTATAGCACAAAACAAATTTGCTGAAACTATTCTAGAACATGAAGAAAAGAAACAAGCAGCTAAGACTGGATCAAAATATTTAGCAGCTAAGAAGTTTGCAACAAACAATAAATTTTTAGCAGGCTTAGGAGCAGGAGCGGTCATGGGAGGAGCACTAGTCTCTCTTATGTCAGGTCCTTCTATGCCTAGAGATATAGATGTCCGACAGCCAGAAGATTTGGCTCCAGATCCTATATACCCATCTAGGCCGGCTAAAGTTTATGGTACTAATCAAAGTTTTACAGCATCTAGAAGAAGAGAAAATCTATCTCCTTCTTCTGTTGGTCCTTATAGAATTTCTAACTCGGGTAGTTCTAATATTACCATAAGAGAAAGATCTGCATCAAATAACCCTTATTTACTTGAAAGACAAATGAGGGAAATATCTAACAGTGATTATACATACTAATGCCACTACCAATTTGTAGCGTTATAAGTCAAACAGGAATTAGAAGGACTTCTTCTTCAGAGTTCTACAATGTTCTTGTAGAAGCATATCACCCTATTGCTTTAGGTGACATAGACAGAGTAGATTTTGCTATATCTTCAAACGGAGGAGGCAGCTCTACAACAAGTGTTACTAGTAGAGCAATGTGGTATCCAAATGACTCTGAGTATGATGATCCTCTCCCTGGAAGCTGGGGAGGAGGTCCATCACCTATTTGGTGCTTTGGAATTAAGATAGAAATGGCCAGTTATGCTGCAGGATACATAGATGTAATACCTACGGTCTACGGCGGTAGTGGAGAATCTGTAACACTAAGTACAGTCAGAATTTATAATGATAAAGACGGTACAGATAGAAGACCAAGTCCAAAAACTATCTATTGGGACTGGAATGGAGGAAGTGATAGTAATAGTGGATTAACTACTTCTCTTCCTGTTAAAAGCTTTGAGAAAGCTGCTCAGCTTGCATCTACATCTAACGATTGTGGTGGAGCAACTATCTATGTTAATGCGGCCGGATCACATAAAGTTACAGGCACTAATTTCGGACAAAATCAAGAATTATATACTAGTGGACATCATTGGCTTACAGTTCTGCCCAAAGCAGGCTTATCTAGAGATGATGTAAAATTAATTAGCTTAGCTAGTAATGAAGATCTTAGTAATAACTGGATGTACTTTAAAGGAACTGACTCTCCAGGTCTAAGACAAGCAAGAGTTAGATTTTCTGACATAACTATTGTAAACCCTGGGTTTAAAGTAGGTCCATGGTCATATGGAGAAATGCATATATGGATAGATCACTGTATAAGCGCTCCTCCTGCTCCTTTTGATCAAGCAGTACTAGGTACTGGACTTCACATTAGATCTATAGAAACAGTAGCTGGATCAGTAGATATACCTAATAAAAAAGACATGATAGACCGAATCTTTGTTTCAGGGTCTATTAGAAGATGTACTTTCGGTGGCGGTCAATGGGGAGATATTGTAAGAGGATGTTGGATAGACAAATTTGCAGGACAGGTCTTCCAACCACAATATAGAAATAGCGCCTTAGTCAATATTTTAGTTACTGACATCTATCAAGAAGTAGGTGTTAGTGGAAGGTTTGAAGCACAAGGTAGTTTTAGAATAGAAAATATTGGTACTTCTAGATATCGAATTCAAGCTAACGCAGGTTACGCGGGACAAGACTTTGTACCTGCTTTAGCCTACCTTAGTGGTAGCCCTGTTCTTGGTATTAGATTAGAAAACTTTACTACTAGTACTAATAACAATATGGCAGTAGGATTTCTCAGTGGTGGTTACTCAGGAAGTTTACCTTGGGTAGATGTTATTACTACAGGATCAGCTAACAACTTAACCCCAGAAAGTGATGCTAGTGCTACAGTTACTAATGGTAACTTAAGAGTAGGAAATACTACAACTAACTATAACACTTGGGGACCTCACTCAGATATTTTCCAGTTCATACAAACTGAATCATATCCTGTACAAAACTTTATTATAAGTAACTTTGCAGTTTTTCCTGCTTGGGAAACACAAGGTATATTTGGATCTACAAGCAACATGTCAGGAATTGCATTTGTCAATTATTATGACGGAGGAATAAATGACGGCCCTAGATCATTTTATTATGCCTCCTCTAGTAATATAACAAAAAATATATTAATAAGAGACTCTTACATCTCTAGATTAGAAGTAAGCTCTACTGACTTAATAGAAAACAGTGAAATTCTTGACTCTGTATTTGGATTACTAAGTGCTTCAGAAGGCACTATGTCTTCTTATACAGGCCAAGTAAACACACAATATAACCACTTTACAGGCAGCCTATTAATAGGAGGGCATGCAAGTTCTGGCAGATACTTCTCTAGTACGACTCCAGCTTTAAGTACAGATGCTACAGTAAGTGCTACCAGCACGGCATATGGAACAGCATCTACATTTTGGGATAGACCTACTCCATGGTATGAAAATAGTAAGGGTCCATGGCTAAACGTATCCTTAGCCGATTGGTCGTTCACAGAAACGACAGGTGGAGGTACTAGTGGTAACGTAATATATACAGGTGCTGTTTCTACAAGTACTTCTGTAATTCCTAGCCATACCATAAGAGTAAGAAAAGATGTAAATGAAATATATAGTTCGTCTGTAATACCACCGGCTACATATAAAGAAAGAATATCTGTTTCTTCTTCTACATCTAATTCTGTAATACCTAGTATATCAAAAAATATACAAATTGCTTTAGGACAACTATCCTGTTCTTCTGTACTTCCGCCAAGCACAGTAGTAATAAAACCAACAATAGGAGTATTGTATTCTACATCAGTATTACCTCCTATAACTACTTATTTTAGTCAAGTAGAATTTTCTACATTAGTTTCTAACAGTATATTACCTGCGAGTACATATAAAGTAACTATATCAAAAAATGCACTAGAAAATAGTAGTATAATTCCTGCTATTAGTTTAAGTACTAAAACTTCTGTTTCTTCACCAGATGTAAACGTACTTACTGTTTCTTCCGCAGGCTCTAATGGAAATACTACTTCTGTATATATTTTATTTGGATTAGACCAAGTACATGTACAAAGTATAACAGCAGCAGATGTAACAGTTTCTACTGTTATTCCAATTATAGTTAATATAAATAGTTTTAGCCTTTCTATATCCGGTAGTGATGTAGGAGTAACTTACTTTAATAATCCTGCTCCAGAAGTACCTGATTTAGACTTTAATGAAGGAGATAAGTCATTCCCTCCTAATCAGTTCTTCTTTAGTAATGAAGAAGAGCCTGAAATAGAAGAAGATGAGACAGTCAGAATAATGAAACAACTGGCTAATATTAATCAAGATCTTGTATCTCTTCCATCTCTAGACAAACAATTCTGGTCGCAAAATATTATAGAAAACATACGCAATGTACAGTTTAGTAAAAACGTCATTAATTTAATGACAAGTAATTACAAAGATCTAAATAAGATCAAAAAAGATATAGCCTCTAAGACGTTGAAAAATAAATGAACTTAAGAAATAGCTCTGAGCTTTACATAGGCCCCTTAAAGTATACACATGCTGTTCAAAAAATAGCACTTCAAGAAAGAAAGGGTGTCAAAATTTTAGAGACTACTAGGTCTAGCAACTTCTTTGTAGTAGACTCTGGAGATTCTTTACATAGGGCTCAAATAAGATTTATCTTCACAGGGCTAGAAGAGATAAATGCAGGAGTTAATTCCGATGGACAAAGTGGCTTAAGAGCACTAATAGCTTTGTTTAAAAGCTGTCCTATAGTTTCTTTAGAGAATGAATTTTTGACTTCTGCATGGAAAAACCAAGATGTCCTAAATGATAAAGAAAACTATGAAAAAGTAAAGCAACTTATTGCAGATAACAGTAAATTAAATAAGGCTGTACAAGCAGCTACAGTAGGAGGCACAACTGTAACTAGTTTACTAGACAACTCTTTTGCTACATACAATGAATACTTAATTCAAAATCTTAATAAAAACCTGTCTAGTAACAATGTAGCTCCTGTTTTAAAAGGATTTAATGATTCTACCCTGCCTTATAGTTTTGGTTCTATGGTAGAACCTTTAAGTCCACAAGATTTAAAACAAAACAAATACTATAGTAATTATGTACCTGTTGCCTTAGAACGAATAGACATAGAAAATGTTCCAGATCTAGTTAATACTTTACAAGCAACTCTTACTATATCTAGAATAGATATAAGTCCTATATCAGAATCTGAAGGTCTATTTTACTTAGGAGAAAATGGAGAGCCTGTAGAATATCCAAGAGGAGCACATTGGCTTACTAAATGGATTAATCAGGTTTTAGATAACTCTCAAGTTCCATTCCTTTCTGAAGAAGACTTTCAAAAGACAACTATTAGTTGGTATGGAAAAGACACAGTAGGGAACCCTATAGCCGGCCCACAAGAACAAGTTACGTTGGATATAACAACCAACAAACAAAGTCAAGGAATACTTCTATCAGAAAGTTGCTCTTTTGCCCACAAGTTTGCATTTAATAAACTACAAGGAAAGATCTACTCTTTTGCAACACACATGGGTGTGTCAGGAAAGAGCCTGTCTTTTGACATTGTATTTAATAATCAATCTAGTAATAGAGAGTTCTTAAACTTCTGTAAATTCAAAGAAACATCTGATGTTATAAATAAAAGTTTAGAGAGGTTCGATAGAATATATGGATGGAACATTAAAAGCCCTGTAACAAAGCTTTTATATTCAACGACATATAAGAAGCCCCTTGTTGCTCCGGGAGAAACTATATTTGTTCCTCTTAGTATTGATAGTGAAACTACAGATCTACCAAATGTAATAAATGTTAAAGTAGACTTCTTAGAAAATAATATAAGAATAGCTGAAACTTCTGAAATGACTTTAATATCAGGTGGAACTGAGTTAAAGGAATTACGTAAGTTTTATGACAATATTACAGATAAAGAAATACAGTTCCGTGCTAAAGGAGGTACGTCAGCTCTTCTTGATTCTGTTATGAATAATGATGAGTTGTATCAAGCCTACATTGCTTTCTGGCCTGTAGAAAAAAGCTTAACTGATATAAAGAAAGACTCTAAGTTTGGTATATTAAATGCAGATACTCTACGAGCAGCTCTAATACATAGAAAAGTAGATTCAACTAATAGTATAAAAGAAGCTCTATTAAAAGAGCCTTTAGCAGTAGGCAAGTATGTAGCTAATAGAAAGATAAACATTACAGATCAATTAAAAAATCTACCTATCTTATTCAGTATAATAAGTGGTGTATCTGGAAAAGAAGAACAGTATTTTGACATATATAATGCAATATTAAATATAGTGAAAAACTGTTTTGAGTACACAGGATCTGATTCAGAAAAATTCTATGTAGAAATGGCACAGTATATTACTGGCTCTTATTTAGGAAATAGAACTTCTGGACTAATAGGTAATACTTATACAAGTATAATTTTTGATAAACTATCTAAATCCAATATTAGGTTTTCAAATTCTTTTAAAGATGCACTTTTTAATGTAATTATAGAAAGAAAACCAAAGGACATACAGCTTCCTTACATATACTCTACAGACGGAATCTACACAGCCTTCTATAAACTGATAACAAAATATAGTTTAGAGAAGCAACCCGTGGAACAAGAATACAGAAAAGAAATCTCTAATTTTAGTAAAGACATACAAGGTCTCTATCCTGATCTGCTTCTTCCTACTTACTATCAGTTATTTGAAGATCAGTGGGAACAGTTTGCTCCTTCTTTTGATGATTTAGGTTTAGAATATGTAGAAGACAGAAGTAAACCTTGTGTAAATAGAGAAGACCTTGTTTCTCCAGCCGCATGGTTTTATAAAACAAGAACAAAAGATCAACTAAGAAAAATAGCAAAAGAATCTGTAGAAAGCACAAACAAAGTAAGTGAACAGATGTCTTTGTCTATTCCTTTCAACACAGAAGAAATAGAAGACATAAAAAGACTTATAAGAGAAAAGAAAACGTCTGTTCCTGGTAGTAAAAGCTATCAAATAGCTGATAGTACTCTTTCTGAATTGATTACTAATTCTTTAGAGAAATTTAGTAAAAGCAATCCTTCTGGATTTAGAGAAGACTATGTAAAGTTGGCCAGTAAGTTTGAAGATAAGTATTATGGAGGTAAAGATAATATTAAGCTTTATCTACACCACCAAGGAAACTATTCTATACCTAGAGAAGTAACTGTTCCAGGATTAGGTGGAGAGATATATAGAGTAATAAGCAAAGCAAAATTACTTACAACAGATATATTACCAAGACTAGATGCAGACTCTGTATTTAAAACACCTATAGACAAAGAAATAGAATTTCATCGTCACTTAGACAGCTCTACACAAAAGTGTATTACTTCAGCTATAGATCAAATAACTGATGACATCTATGGACCAGAAAGAATGTTCCCTGCTGTCAAAGTATATTTAATTGACAAGCGTGGTAACGATTTAATTGCAGATGACTCTATCTTTTCAGTATCTTCTATCCTTTCTATAGACATTACAATGGACAAAGAAGATGCTCCATTAGCTGTTATAAAACTAGCAGATCCTCTTTACCATTTACAAAGCTCTTACTTTGAAAACAAAAACACTTACAAAACAGAAAATGAAACAAGAGTATTAGGTAGTCTAAGAGGACCAGATAAAGACAGTTATATAAAGAGATATAAGCTTATACAAGGAAGAGCTATTCAAATAAGGATGGGCTACTCTTCTATGGCTTACAATCTTCCTATTACTTTTACGGGAAGAATCACAGAAATTGTTCCTGGTGATGAGCTGACTATTGTAGCTCAAGGATGGAAAGCAGAATTAATTAATAGACAAGTAAGCTTTAACTGTGACGATCCAAAGAACTGGGGAGCTAGAGATTTAGCTATTCAAGCTATAACATATGCTAATCCAGAAGGCTTTGGAGAGTTCTTTCCTGAACATGACGCCGCCTATATCCTAAAGAATCTTAATCCAGAAGCGGTAGATGAAGTACTTAATAGATCTATAGAAAACAATCAAAATATAGACTTAGAAAACGTAGGGGAAAGATCTTTACTAGGAGATGCAAATAATTGGTTAGCTAGATCTATTGGACGAAGAAGCATAGACAAAGATGATAAAGGATTTGACACCAGATTAAAAAATATATGGTATCCTGATACTGCTCTTTATAGCAACCCATTTGGCTTAAGAAGCGTCTTTGGTGTCATGCCTGCATGGCATAACGACAGTTGGATAGTACCTCTACAGCCAGCCTGGGACGTTTTAAAAGAGGCTAGCAGGCATGCTTGGAATTGTATTGTAGATGTAGTTCCTTATGATGGAGAAGCTACCATCTTCATGGGACATCCTGACCAGCCTTATTTCTATACAAGAGGAAACGCATATACTAATAAAAAATACAAAGACAATCAAAAGCAAAAATTAGCCAACACAAAAGAAATAATAGGCTCTTTGCTTAAATCTTTTGAAAGTACTTCTTTTTACAAGTCTTATGGACCTTCTAATCTAGAACTACTTATTAATTTTACACCTACCCCAGGTAGTAATAAAATAGAAGAAGAGATTGCTAACTTTGTAAAAACAACATTTAATGACTTCTATTCTTTCATGTCCTATGAAGAATTAAGAAATTATATACAAGACTCTAAAAAACTATTAGACTCTGTTTTTGGTAAATCAATACTAACAGAGAACATATATAAGAAGTTATTATCTTCTAGTATTCCTGCTGTGTATTTAGATAGAGTAAAATCTTCAATAGGAGATTCAAATATTTCTGTTAATCTGGCGGGTGTGTTTTTTGGAATAGAAGATTCCAAGATATATCAATTTTGGCCTAGTGTTGTACAAGATGTAGATCAAATATTAAGTAATGATGTTACAGTAAAAAATCTAGAATTAATTAATAGACTTAGTAGTCTAAAAAGTAATGCTTCTAAGAGAGCAGAATTAGAAGCTATTAAAGATTATATAAAGCTAGAATATGCAACCAACGTAAGAAGACCAAGCAGATTAGATTATATACTAGATGAATTAATCAAATTAATACCAGAGCATGCAACAAGCTTAAGGAAATATAAAGAGTATAACCGCAATCAAAAAGATGTAAGAAAAATATTTACATATGTGTGGGATCTTGTTATTAATAAACTTAAAGAAGTAGACAAGAATAATTATGTGTCTTATAGAATAAACAACGAAAGCATAGATGATACATTAATCTTGTTTAAAGGGTTTGTTTATTTCTTTAGTCAATATTTGTTAAATGATACAGAAGCTTCAAAGAAGGTTAAGTCACTAGATAATTCTAAACAGCTTGCTCCTAATATGAAAGTGTTTAGAATGCATCACTTTGTAGACAGCGACCATAGTATTATAAAAAATAGTATTGTAGCTACTACAAGAGAAATGTGGAATACAGTAGTAATAGAACATCCTAAGCCTGGTTCAGCAGAATCCCAAGTAGAGTCTGAAGAACAGGTCTATAGAGAAGGTAGAATTGGTGCTGGTATTGAATGGGTTTATTATCCTAGAAATGAGGTTACTGGAGTTATAGGACTACAGTTTCATCCTGGATTAACTCTATCAAATAAAAAGATACAAGTCTTTACAGAGCTTAATTGTCAGAATCCTGATCTAGCAGCTAAGCTAGCATGCCACCACTTAGCAGAAGGTGTTAAGAAAATGTATAGAGGTACGCTTACCTTAATAGGTAAGAATATGAAACCATATGATAGAATTATTATATCAGACGCCTATACTAAGATGTCCGGGCCAATAGAAGTTGAAAGCTTAGTACACCATTGGAACTCAGATCAAGGATGGATTACTAACATAATTCCTCAAGCTGTGTGTGATGCAAATCCAGGAGCAGGCATTTTACATACTGCTATCATGGAGACTACTTATCAGTTTGTATATAATACCATTGATGCTGTAAGCGACGCATTGACTTTAGCTTTAATAGTATCCACGGTAGGTGGCGCTGCTCCTTTAGCTCTAGGTCAATTTTCTGTAAAACAAGGCTTAAAGGGATTACTAACTAGATTTGGTAAAGGAGGAATAAAAGGAGGTATAAATGAAACTTGGAACATATATAAAAATGTAGCAAAAGATACATTAAAGAATAAGATACCTGAAATGATTACTGCCTCTAAAAATCCAATGCAGCTAGTTACAAGTATTGTAAAGACAATAGGAGGCCCTGCTAAGTCTTATTTTGTAAATCAAGCTTTAATTGCAGGAGCACAGTGGGGTACGCACATGTCTTATAAATCTACAGTCATACCTGCCTTTATAGAAAGTAGTAATGACGTAGATCAATTACCTGTTATTCTTTCTCCATTAATATTTAATGGTACTCCTTTCATAGCCGGTCTTGAATCTGAGGACTCTATCTGGGGACTATCTGCTTTTGGTGCATACTACTCTAGCAGAAAATTACAAGAAGGAGCTAGAAAAATATTAGATGATTTCTGGGGTAACGAATGAGTTTAAATAAAAAATTAAGGTTAGAGTCAAAAATAGACTCTAGAAGGTTTGGTAAAGGAATAGTATGTAAAATAATCTATGGACCTTTACTAGATTTCTTATATCAAAAAGGAGTTATCCCAAGCGGTATCTTTATTAATAAGACAGGACTAGACCCTATTTCTAGAAAAGTAGCAGTTATACCTGTTAATAAATACAGACAGTTAGTAAATTCAGCTAAACAAAGTAGGCTTCAAACTCCAGAAGATAGTAGTAAAATTTCTGAAGATGAAATAGAAGTCGTAAGAAATATAAGTAATCAAGAAGAACAGATAACTTCTGTAATAAAACAGTCGGTAATAATAGTTACTGTATCTGGACATATACCAAATAATGAAGAAGCCGGGCCAGATCCTACCGTATATGATATAATAATTGATAGCTTAGATGTAAACCAAGCTGTAGAAGGAAACTATATTCTTACTACAAACAACAGTATACAAAGAAACAAAACACTGAGAGAATAAAAATGACATACCCAGATCCTAAAGATCCTACAGCTATCGGAGGAACTCAACCAGGAACACAATCTGTTTCTGAGATTGAGTCAAAAATAAGCTTTGAAATAGACAATACCAAGAGCCTATCTGCTGTAACAGAACAAATAAATAGATCTGCTGAATGGCACTTGTCTACTATTACAGATCCAAACAGGTCAACTAAGTTTGCTATAGAGCCTGGTATTAGCTATTATGGATCAGGAAGCTTAAGCTTATTACCTAGAATAGGTAAATTTGTATTTGCCTCCAATACTAATGAAGCTAATCGAATGGCTTTTTCAGTAGATCAACAAGGATCAAATTTTTACTCTAGCCTGGCGAACACTACTCTTGGTACTCTAAAAATAGATACAGTAGATGGATATGAATTAAACCCTCTATCTCCTGTAAATCCAAGTACTAACTATTCTCCTACTAAGCCTTGGGTCAGAAAATTATTCCCTTCTCTATCAAATCAAAATTTAATGTCAATAGCTATTCTAGAAATAGTACAAGTGACGTTACTTAAACTACTGGACAAAAATATAAAAACCGATTCAGAAACTACTGAGAGCAAACAAGATGTTGATATGGCATTGATTATAGTAGATAATCAAAATATTGAAGAAGAAATCTTTAGGAGTATATCATGAGTATTTACTATAATAGTGACATAAAAACGGATATTAATGGAGATATAGTATTAGACAGCAAAGGGGATCTAAAATTAGCAAATCCTTTAGAGACTACCAAGTCCGCAACTATATTCTTATTAAGAACTGATTTTGGTGATTATGCTCCAGATAAATCTGTGGGATGTAATCTAGGTAGTTTTATTGGATCTACTAATACACCGTCTGTTAGAGGTTATATGGAGTCTATTGTAGATAATACTCTTAAGAATAAAATATTTAATCCTATAGATGTAAATGCTACAGTTGTACCTTTTGACATAAATGAAGTTCTCTGCCTAGTAGAAATAGGCGGGTCTTATCTAATAGATGGGGTAATTAAAAATCTATATGGTGAAAGAGTAGTGTTTACCTTTCCCTTTATAGAAGGTTCTTTTGTCAAACCTTTGGAAATAGACTAATGGTCACTAAGAAATCTTTTTTTGACATGGTACAAGATGGGTTAAAATACCTGTCTAAAAATACACCTGTTACTTACTTTTCTGACGGGTCTATAGCTAAGGCTCTTGTCGAAACGAATTGCTTAGAAATAAGCAGGTTACAAGATTACGTAACTACCTCATTTCAAAATGCATTCTTAAGCTCTGCTACCGGTGTCTACTTAGACATGTGGGGTGAAACTCTAGGGTTGCCCCGACTTAAAGAAAGAAGAGCGACCGCTCTTATTGAAGACGGAGCTGTAAGATTCTATATATTAAACGGAACTTTAGGATCAAAACTACCACATCCTAGCAATCCAGGTCTAGGCCTTATTCCGGTAGGGACTATTGTTAGTAATTTGACAGACTCTGTAAACTACGTAACTACAGAAGATGTCAGTTTTCCCGTAAACTCCAAATCAATATATGTTTCAGTTAGTGCATCTGGAACCGGAGTTGGGGCTAACGTAGGTGTAAACCAACTTGTAGTACATAATTTAAATAATAGCGAAGTTAAAGTAACAAATGATATAGCTATTACTACAGGAAGAGACGTCGAGAGTGACGAAGAGTATAGATATAGATTAAGCAGAGCTATGACTTCCAGATACGGAAGTAACTTAGCTGCAATAGAAGTAGCTGCTATTCTAAATCCTGGAGTCTCTAGAGCAGAAATATTACAGTATGCTAGAGGAGCTGGCACTTTCGACGTACTATTAATACCACAAGGTAATAAAGTTACAACTAGTACCAAAGAAAATACTAGAAGAGCTTTAGAACAAGTAGCTGCATATGGTATTTCTTTTGAAGTAAGAGAACCAGAATATGTACCTATTAAAATAACTTTACAGCTTTCTTATTCAAAAGAAGTTACAGAAGCAGAAAAAATAAATCTATCTACACAAGTAGAGTCTTCTATTTTAAACTATCTAGCACAAATTCCTTTAGGAGGAGAATTGATTATTAACCAACTAAGGGCAGCAAGCTTAATCAATCCAAAAGTGAAAGATGTAAAAATAATAGAATTATTTATTGATTGTAAACCAAGAACATTAAGAAACTTCCAGTTATCGGAAGATGAGCTTTTTGTTCCTGACACAGATGTGCCAAAAGCAATAGAAATTGTTTAATGTTTATAGTTTACAAACCAGAACACAATCCTTCAAATCTTACTGGAGCAGTAGGAGGAGATATATCTTCTTATCCAGTAAGCGGATATTTAAATGAACTTTTCTACCATGTAGATGCTCCTGCTTCAGGAGTACCAACAAGTTCAATACAGTATAGAAAAGTATTTGTAAAAAATACTTATTCTAGTACTAGCACATATACTAGAGTCTGGATAGAAGCAATTGAGCATGAAGATCAAATTTATATTGCTAATTGTACAGGACTAGTAGATAGTACAACTTCACCTATAACACCTCCGTCTGGAGTTTCTGGATGGGCTACGCCTTCTGATTACACAGAAGGGTTAAATATAGGAACGTTAACTCCAAATTCTTACACAGGATTCTGGATTCAACAATACTTATCTGGAATAACAAATCCAGATCCATACGCAACTTTTAGACTTAGGATAGGTGGCATAGTAGCATGACTGAATTTAATTTAAACACTTCTTTAGACTATACAAATAAAACAATCACAGCTTGTTTATCAACTTCATCAGTATATACTGGTATTGTAAATCCTGTAGAATATAGAATAATAGATACCGATGGGGTATTAATAAAATATTTTACATTACATAAAGGAAGCGGATATACTTCTTTTACTAGCTATACAGGCTCTTCAAAAATGGAATTAGACCTATCTATATATGAAGGTGGGTATGATACATCTATTTATAGAACAGATTTATCAGGAGTATATATTTCTAATCCACACACAATGTGGGAGATGCAAGCAGAAGTGGGATTCTTACAAAGTTTTACAAGAGCAATAGAAGTTGAATATACAACTACTGATTTTAATGTGCTTGATTCTAGAAATAACATGTACATTGATACTCCTATTATTATAGAAAGAGGAGACAGTGTGTTTCAAGGGGCTATTAATACAGTAACAGACAAAAACAAAGTTACAATTACAGTGGATAAGTCTTTAGCAAGCTATACAGGATATAATTTAAAAAACACATTTATGGAGGTTATTAGTGGTAGTGCTTCAGGGCAAATATATACTGTAACAAATCAAAATCTTAATATACTTTCTATAGACAAAAATTGTTATGGACTATCTGGACAAATAGTAAAATTTAAACCATATCGAATAGTAACTTCTTATTCTGGTCTTTCTTATAATGGATCTGGATCCAACTTGGGAGAGAACGGGCTTAAAGCAAGATTTGGTTTAAATGAACCAATTCCAGGTAAAATAGGATCTATGTCTTATACAAGTGGGTATTACAGTGGATCTGCACTAGTTGATTATCCAAACACTCTTTTAGCCGGATTACCTTTTTATACCGTAAGTACAGTAGCACTAAAAAATGATCTGTACATGAGAGAAATTCAAAGAGGAGATCTAGTTTTTTATAATCCTGCTTCTAGCCCTTCTTCAACATATACAGGAGTTATTTTGTACACCGGCCCTCATGCCAATGCTGCTCAAGGTGATTTCTTTATACAGTATTGGCCTGCTAATGCAGCTAGCACAGGATCTACCTATACAATATATAGATCTAATATTTCTAAATTAGAAACTATACCTAAGTTTGGAGAAACTTATACAACTATTGCAAAATCAATAGACACGTCAGGAAGTTGGATATCTACTATAGAAACCCCAGAAATAAAAAGTTTCGAATTTACGGCTAATGAACAGGAAAGTACATATAATCTTGTATCCGAAACAAGCCATTTTATGGCAGGTCCCATATCTCTATCTAATGGTCAAATTATTACAGATGGTGTTGGAAATCCATCTCTTTTAATTAGTGGTAGTCTGTATCAAGGAGATCCTGCAAATCCTGTAAGATCTTTACATACTGGAATGTATTCTACTCAAGATACTGACATTGGAGAAAAATACAAAGGAATGTATTTTGATAATGGAGTAGCAGTATTTACTTCAAATTCAGCTTTTACTACTGCACAAACTATAAAATTTGAATCAGAAGTAAGATACGGACTAAACAAAATAAAGAACATAAACATTATTCCAGTACAACCCGCTGTATGATAACTCCTAAAAATCTAGTCGGCTCTAGAAAAATAGGGCCTTTTTTAAATAGTAAAAGATTAATTACTACACCAGACAACTCTAGTTTAAAGAAGTGGTCATTAATAAATGACCATGTAACTTTTAATTTTATAGAAGATCCGGTAACTGGAGTCAGACTAGATAGTTGGAAAACTAATGATGGGGAGTATACATATAATAAATCAAGAAATCTATGGCAAATTAATACTATAATTTCTTATGGATCAGATTCTTTAAATGGCGCATTCCACACAACTCATGTGTCTGTATATCCTTCTCATAAGAAATTTCAAGTTCCTTCTCAAGTACCTATACAATCAGAAAACAAAAAAGCATTTAATTTTGTTTGGACAGATGTTAAGTATGATATAAAAAGACCAGAATTTGGAGCTATAGTATTATTAGATGTTTCCTTAGAAAACGACTCTTTTAGTTTAGATATAAAATTAACAACCTACAGCACACAAAGCTATAATACAGAGGATTTAAAATTAAGTAAGTCTTCTGTAGTAGCAGCTATACACTTCCCTTCTATAGTTATAAGTAAAGATGAAGACGAAACAGTAAATGATGATTTTGTATTGTCTGCCCCTATAGCAGTAGGATATACATATTACAATCCATTTAAGTATCTTAGAAGTCCAAGATTTGATGAAGAATCATTTCAATATTCTGATAAAAAAACAAGATGCTATGCAGGTAGTTTTATAGGCTTTCCTTTGTCTAGTAGACACAAATATAATTTTGGTTCTCCAGGTGGACTGTCTATGCCTGCTCTTGTTATAGGAAATAAAAGAACTAAAAATGGAACTTTAATTTATGGCATGGACCAAGAAGGATCTAATCCTAAAGGGTTCCAGTGGTATAGCGATGGAGAAAATTTATTAATACATACTTATCACAATTCAGATCATCAAGTAGATCCTTACGGCATAGGAGGATATAATGACGAAGAGACACCATATAGTATTTATAATAGTCCTAGTTGGAGCCTAAGAATCCGCCCGTTTAAGAGTGAAACTACATGGGTAGATTGGAAAGGATTTGATGTATTTAGAGAGGAAGCCGTAAAAGAACAAGAGGCATATGGTTGGATGCCCAAATCACTTTATGAAAGACAATTAAGCGGAGAAATTTCTAAAAAAGCAGCAGAGATACCTCTTGTACTAAATGTGTATGGGTATACAACGGGTAATTTAAACAGTATGTTAAGCTCTTTAAATTACTATAAACAAGTATACAAAGAATGTGTAAATCCTAATCTAGAAGATCCATACATTCCTATGCATTATCAAACCGTCACCTTGAACGCCACTCCTTCTTCTATTAGTATTTCTGGAAATCCAGGATCAACATACAATGGGTGGCAAACATGGGCTGGATCCGGATATGCCTTAATGGGTCCAGATATATTTAAATCCCCAGATTATGCAGTAAATGAAAAACACAAAACAATTTATTCAGGTATTTTTGACTCTAATGGTATCTTATATTCTTATGATCTTTTTTCCTTTATAGTTTCTACAGGATCTATTTGGACTACAACTCATAGTGGAATAGATCTTGGAACAAAATCAATTTATAATGAAGATAAAACGTTTACAAATGATGATTATAGTATATATGCAAAATCTGGTACACTACCTACTATATTTAATTTTGACTCTTGGCAATCTTGTGTATCTACGGAAATATGTAGAGACAAAAATAAGCAATATAAAAAAGAACTATATAGCAGTAAAATGGGAACATATAATGATACCTTAGGTAATTTTGGTCGCGGCTGCTTTGCTAAAAATCATAAATACTATGATCCAGATTCGGATACAACTATGTATGCAACACATCCAAGAGCAGGATATAGTAAATACTATAATGATGCACAGTTAAATTGGATTAAAGATCAGAAAAATTTAATGGAACAAGCATATATAGAAAATGGATTTACAGGTATCTCCATTAATGATTGGCAGTTTGCATCGGCGCCAGAATTTCCTAATGATGTTCTTTTACAATTTAGTCCTTTAGCTCCTTTTTATGAGCCTTTAGGCCCTATATTAAACTACTTTGTAAATAGTTTTTCTAATCCTAGAGAGGATGCAATATTAAATTTAAGTGTCTTGGGACCGACTGTAGATGGATTATCTGATGGGGACATTAGTACTTTATTAAGCACGTATCCTTGGATGGAATACTGGCGATGTTACATTAAGCAACCTAATTGGATACAAAGATGTCCTTCTTTTCAAATAGCATATAGTGATAGATCTATTGCTTATGAGTGGGCAGGTGTCTATTCAACAAATGTTTTTGATTACTATTTTAATAGTAATGTTATTACTGGAATAGGCGCATATAATCAAAATTTAACAAGACCTCAAACTAATTCTGAACAAGAAGCTGCTTGGGCTGCTTTCTCAGCTACAATGTGGCCATACTCTAATAGAATGTCTATGTGGCATGTAGATAGTCAAATTGATTTTGTAGCGCCTACACTTACAGGAATACAAGATGACGCTTCAATAGTACACTCTAGTATAAAATGGAGTGGTTTATTTAATAACTTCAACAAAGTTCAACTAAGGCTACAAGCATATTGTCCTGATTTTATTTATCATGGTTCTATACAACATCCACTAGAAGAGTGGACATCAGAAAATTATATGTCTGGTCAATTAGTTGACCAATATATTCTTTTAAAGAGTGCATTGTCTAGTTGTTTAAATCCTTATTCTGGAAATCCTGGAATAGAAACTACTCCACATTTTGTTAGAAAAAATAGAAATGGAAACTATTTAATAGGAATATACAATTGGTATTCTGGAACCAGTAGCTTCTCTGGTGTTTTTGATCCAGAAAAGTATGGGTTAGATAACGGATATCAAGTGTATTCACTAGATTTAACAAGTGCCGAACATGGTACAAAAACATTAATTGATATAAAAAATCCATTAGAAACAAAAGAAATAAGTCTAAGTTTAGATAAATATGATTTTGTTATATATGAAATAGAAGCAAACAACACTATATTAGACAAGTCGGTATTCTCTGATCTGGTTTCTGATTATGCTAATGTAAGATATAGTTATAGTCAAACACCTGTTACTAGTCATGAATACTCTTTTGTATATTCATATTCTCCTTTAAATATATCTAATTTAGAGGATCCTATGATAGGAAGACTTGCACCAGCAACACAACAGATACTAAACAATCTGCCTCAATGGACCAGAGTAAGACAAGATCGTGATTCTAATGGATGGAAGCTGGCTAACTCTTGGGGAATTTCTTTTGAAGAAGTAATAAATACCGTTTCTACAAATGTTCAAAATAATTATTTGATTACATCTGATTCAAGCTTATTAAATAAATTATCTTATATAGATGTTAACAAAAAAGAATTACTTGAAAATAAAAAGAGAAATGTGTTATTTAATTCTGGATTTGAAATAAAAGATATTTCTATAAAAGGATCCCCGGCTGGATGGCAAAATTCTTTAGAGAGTCCTCTAGTACTAAACAATAAAGAAAGTGGAATAAATTCTACTTGTATTAGATCTACTGGAAAAACAAGAATAAGTCAAACTATATTTTTTAACAACACTTCTGTAAATACTCTTACAGGATCTATTTATTTTAAATCAAATGCCAATAATGTATCTGCAAAATTAATTATAGCAATAGAAAAAATAGATGGAACTTCTATTATACAACAGGCAGTACTATCTAATCGTTCCACAGAATGGATAAGGCTAGTACTTCCTATACAAATATATGCACAGATTTACAAAGTAAACTTTATAGTAAAAACAGATTGCGACGGAGACGTATGTATAGCTGCACCACAACTTGAGATAGGTAGTTTAACTAACTGGACATCTTCTAATAAAGATGTTCGTCCATACCTTCCTTATTCCTCTCCTTTTAACTCTGTGTTTACAGTTGGAGAAGAGTATCATAGCAATAAAATTAATCTTGTATATATAGGAAATGAACAAGAGTTCTTGAAAGCTGATGTACCTACTAGAGTTGAAAAAACCAGTAAACCTGTTAAAAATTTAAATCTATATGTTAATAAGAAAACAGGAAGAAGGGTTTCTTTCCATAATGAAATTATAAGTACAGAATATGTTGTTCAAGAAGGAAAGATTAAAGAAAGATCTGCACTAAATGAATGGGATGTATATGCTTCTTATGGTATAAGAGACCTAAGGTATTATGAAGAATTTAGTTATGGAACAAAAGAGGTTTCTGAAAACACAATAATTCCTTTGGCTTTAGCGGTAAGAAAAGATTGGTTATTTGTTGCATGTAAAGAAACAATAAAAAATAATACAATCCGTACGCTAAAGATAGTAAAGCCTATAATTACTCCTAATGGAGAAACATATTTAGAGTCTGTCTGTGATTTCAATTTAAATCTAAATTTTGATTCTATATATGGATTAAATCAAATACAAGAAGAGATATCAGAAATTTACCTATCTGAAATAGACCCTTCTTGTTTAGTAATAAGTACCACAAATAATGTCAAAAAATATTACAAACTTTATTTTGACTACTATTACTTTAATACACTTAATAACAGACTCTATACTATAGAGGAATACCCTAACCAAAAAATAAACATAATCTAATGTCTTACAACATTTACTCCACACATGCTCCAACAGGAGAGAGTTCTACAACAGTAGTCTCTTCTAATCCTTATTATAACAAAGGAAGAGAAATAGGATTTCCTAGTAATCTTGATTTGTACACTAGATTAATTTCTGATTCAGATGGATCCCAATCTGTAACTGAATCTAGAAAAGTAACAGATCTGTTAGGTAGTAGACTATACTTACATCACAGACCATTAATAGGAAGTAATGGAACAGTAACTAGTATAACAGTTTCTGATGGTACTTTAGACACTAGTTTTACTAATGCTAAGCAAGGATATGTAGTATTCTCTTCCCTGCCTTCTGCAGACTTTACTGTAACATATGTTGCAGTACCAGACTGTGATGTAACATGGAACATTAACGTACTACAAGATTCTGTTATGGAGCTACAGCAATTTGTAGGACCTACAACAGATACAGGGTATGCCGGATTAAGAACTTTAAAGATAGCTACCTTTGATAATCCTGGAGACAGTGTAGTAAGCGGAGTATTGCAGAACGCCGTCCAGCTATCCCATCTTAATCAAAATATTGTAATAGCTTCTTCTGATGACGCCGGGCTAAAAGCAATAAGAGGAAGTTCTCATACTATACAAGTAGGTAGGGCAACAGACAATGTTATTGTAGATGCTACTGGATTTACTATAACTCAGTCAGACGGTACGAAGACATCAAGAATAGTATTAGGTACTAAGACAGGAGATGTAATTACTTATAAAGGCTCTCTAAGCGGAGAAGGACAGATGACTATTGGAGGTCCTGCATGGGCTGGATACTCCGGTCAGGTACTGTCTACAGGTCTTACAGGAAGTTATTACTCCGGTTCCATGCTGAGAGTACACGGCGATGTTTCCGTAATGGGCAATATTAAAGCTGTAGGTAATATTACAATAGTAAATACTACAGGAACCACATCTACTGTAATGGGAGATTTTACAGTAAGAGATGAATTATTTGTCAATGGTGAGTCACATCTTATTGGTAAGACTAACACTAATATACTAGAAGCTGCAGATAGTATATTTATTAACAAAGATATTATAGCGCTTGATACAAATGGTTCTGGTGGTGAAGGACAGTCTTTAGTAGATGGACTAGACTGTTCTGAAATTGCCCTGTCTTATAGATATGTTACACAAAGCAAGCACGGCAATAGTATTATTTCTGCTCCTATAAAAACAAACTATTCTGCTCCTATCTATGAAGTAACACGTCCATGGAAAGTTATACCTGCTAGAAATTTAGTAGGAGATGTATTTGCTTTAACAGGTCAATTAAATGCTGCAGCATCTATATCTGGAGCACATCCAAATATATTACAACTATTACTAAATGAACAAATGGTCAGTGGAACATATAATGCTTCAGGCACTACAGCAGGACTTTGGTCTCCTGGAATGATGGAGCCGGGAACTATGTGGGTAAAGATGTTATCTGGGCCTGCTCAAAATAGCAAAGCACCGATATATGGATACACTGTAGAAAATGTGACAGGACATTATATTAACAGACTTAATGTTTTCTTACCTGATCCATTCGACTCTTCTCCACAAACCAATGACTATTACCTTCTTTACAATCCACACAGTATTAGATATAACACTATAGAAGCCGCAGGTGGTGCTTCTCCTACCTTTACAGTAAAGGGTACTACAAATGAACCTTTTGCAGTTTCTTTTGAAAACGAAGTAAGAGTACTAAGTAATACTACTTCTTCTTATTCTTTATCTAGTGCTCTAACAAATTCAGTCAGTGGTCTTGCAGGAAGCGTAACAACAGGTATTGCATATATTTATGCAGATGCCAACTATACAGATCCAGAAGACCCTCCTATATTTAAAGCAAAAGCAGTGCCTATGAGAATGCCTGGACAAACGGCAGTAGGTGAAGTTGTAGCATATTATAGCGGAAGCAGTTGGACTATAGTAGATACAATTTCTTATAGACCAGGTGGTAAATATGACTCTGCATGGATACCTATCTACCCTAATACAAATATTGTAGATACTTCTGGAAGAGTAACTCCTGGAATGACTTCTTCAACAACTACTCCAAGAAGACTATATTTTAATCACTATCTAGGAGCAGACGTAGACATATCCAATATTTCTGCTACATTATACTTAGGCAATCCTGCTAGCACGACTACCTTATCTTGGAATAAAACACACGTTCCATTATATAGCATGTTTGGCCAAGACATAAGAGCTGAACATGGCCTATCTGGTACACTAATGAGTGTTCCTTTAGGTGTTCAAAGAACTTCTAGTGCTACAGCAGGAAGAGATGCTGCTATCTTCTACATAGATAGTTCTTTAATAGGAGTAGATATAAACCCTGGACTTCTTGCTGCATTACCAATTAGCGGAAGTAGTACAGTCTCTGCCCCATCTTATTTAAGACTTGTAATCAATAAATTGAACTAATGAATACAGATCGTTTTAAAGGTTGTGAGTCTAACGGCTTTCCTGCTGTAAATAACTATGACTATGTAGATAATATTCCTACTAGAGGAATAGATAATAGATCATTTAGATGGGAAGAAGTATCTGTAAAGAGTGTTTATCAAACAAATGAAGCTACAAGCAATGGCTCTTTTGAAACAAATACCTTTACAGGAACAAGTAATCTTTCTTACATAACAACTACAGGACAAGAAACCGGGAAGTTCCCAGGATGGATATTAACAGGAAATAGTACCATATATGTAGGAACAAATGGAATTACGGGTAATTTTTCTGCACATCCTTTGGCAGGCGATGTATCTATTGCTTTATACTGTTCTGGAGCTTCTAACCCACCTATTATAAGAAGTACTCTTATTGCTACTGGACAAGAAGGTCCTTTTGTTATAGGGAGCAAGCATCAACTTTATTTACTTAGTAAATTAAACAGCGGTTCTGAAGCTAGTCTAAAAGCTTTTGTAAGAGGCTGGAGTGTAGGAAGTATAGTCAGTTATTATGATTATGTAAACAATACATGGATATCTACAGAGCCTACAGGTAGATATAAAGTAGATAACAAAATTAATACACTTAAGTATGAATTTGAGTGCTCTTCTTTCCCTTCCGCTACTCCTGATCATTTTGATATATACATATCAAATGTGTCAACTGGAACAGTTGTTACTATAGATGATGTACATGTAGATGCCTATTTTAAGAAAAATGCTTTTATTGATTACATAACTCCTACTGGATATGTAATACAAATGACTCCAGATCTAGGCTGGCACGACATGTTGTCTATGTTTAATAGCAGTGATTCCTTAGGGAATCCTCATTTAAAAACACTAGGCCCTTTTACTATAGACAGAGGAAATCTTTCTGACAACTTAGATAATAGTGTTACAGCTAGTATTGATGAGTCTGATTTTTACAACAGTACTACTAGTACTTTTAATAAGTATTTGTGGAGAGCTTTAGCAGTATCTACAAACGGTGTTATTCAAGCAGGAGGGTTTCCTCAGAAATTTACTTTCTTAGGTAATTCTATAAACAATAGTTTTAGTGTAGATAATATTAGCGAAGACGCACTATCTACAATTAAAATAGTCTCTGGTAAAAAATCATCTACAATGTCTATATTAGTAGATGGTAAAGAAAACTATTCTAATCTAGAATATCCTAATGCTACCACATGGAAAGCAACTTTTTATTTAACAGATGCTAAGTTAAAAGTTACATTTCAAGGAAAAGAACCAGGCGGTGCTACTACTTACATAAGAACTATAGAGCTTAACAACGCTTTATTTTCACAAAATGAGCTGGCTTTGTGGAATGTTTTTGATGAGCACGGACTAGCAAATGATATTATTAGACTCCCTAATGAGTCTAACTATCAATATGCACAAAGAATAAAAGACGTACATCTAAACAAGGGTGGACCTGGATTTGCTGGAATTGTCAATGGCGCACTAAGAGAGCTAAGTCTTACAAAGATTCCTGACGGTATTTCAATCTCTATATCAAAAAATCAATACAATCAGCCTGTGGTTAGTGAAGCATCTGTTGAAGTAACTGCATATTCTTTAAGAATAACATGTCCTACTTTTGTAATAACAGAAAAGAAATTAATTGATCCAGTATATAATACTGTTGATTTAACTTATCTTCCTACAGACATTCCTGTTTTTAGTAGTATAAATAACGTTAAGATAGACTTTAATAAAAAGAAAGTAGATATAGATTCTATAGATCCTTCTAAATATAGAATCAAGATAGAAGGAGAATATCATAAAAATGATATAGTAGAACTAAAATATAACTACTATGTTGAGTATTTATTCAAGGATTACTCAGATCTATATTCTATTTTTAAAGCAATTTCTAACCTTAAAGATCCTTCTGGAATAAAGATTGTAGATATACAGATATCTGGAAAGCTGGCTGGTAATGAGAGTTGCTTAGGTCTATTTATTACTTCTTCTACAATACAAGGTAAAAATAAGATAAGTGTTCCTTGGTCTCCTGTATACTTGAAAAAGATATCTGACAAAGGATATAAAAACTATTTTATTACAGAAAACATAACATTAAAACAAAGTAATTTTTATGAATATGTAAAAGAATTAAAGAACAATACTAAAGTATTTTGGGGAGCAGTAGAAGCAGACCGAGATAGATGGGATGCGGCAGATAGTAAATCTCTTTCTATGGATTCTATTCCTACTTTATTTGATCCTCCTTTAACAAAAATAATAGGAGTGGGTATTACAGGATCTATAGATCCAACAGATGCCTGGTCAAAAAATTATACAACAAGGGAAGGAAATCTATTAGTAAATCAAGGATTATCAAATTATTATTTCCAACCAGGAATAGGTCACGGTGATCATCTAGAACCAGATATTTACATTACAAATACATATATAGAGGCAAACACAAGTCTCTCAGACAGCGTAGGTCCTTTAAAAAATAACAACAATTACGTACTGTTCTCAGGTCAAAAATAATGGTAACTTATACATACAATATAAACTCTTCTAATTCTAATATACAAAATGTAATTAATAGAATTAAAGAAGAACTTTCTACTAATCCAATAATAGAAAGAGACATAGAAGTTACTATTGATAAAGGTACGTATGCTGGATTTAGTATTCCAGACGGAGCTTTATATCCTTTATTTGGTACCGCTTATAGATTAATAATCAAAAGCGTTCCTGGAAGCTTTCCTATAATTGACTTTAACCACTCAAATGAAAACCAAATAGTAGGAATTGATATTGGATCAGGAAATCCAAACGTTACAATAAGTGGGCTTAGAGTTCAATATTTTGCTGTAGGTATTAGAGCTACCCTGAACTCTCACTATCCTTTAATCAATAATTGTATTGTTAATAACAACAGAAACGTTGGTATATTTTTTGAACAATGTAAAGAAGCACAGGCTGTACAAAATATAGTTATTAACGGAGACTATGGTATTGTTTCTAGGTTATGTAAATCATCTGCCATAGTACACAATACTGTGTTTATGAATGGAGCCATCAGCACAAATGTAGGTACTTCTAATGCATGTATCTGGGCAGAACTTGCTAATGACTACGGAGCAGGAGTTACAGATACAGGACTCCTTCACTTAATAGGAAACATAGGATGGAATACAACAGGTAGAGTTCTTACATTATTTATAAGTGATGTAGAAGAAGGAAGAGTAATTTGTAATTATAATGACTGGGTAAAGTCTACTGATGATTTTATAGCGCTGGAAGATAATGCTTTTTATAGAGGTCCAGAATCTAGACCAAGAAAAACATTTAAAACACTAAATGATTGGAAAAATACTGGATTAGACTTAAACAGTAAGTCTGAAGATCCTAAATTTATATCTCCTGTTAAAATAAGAAAAGATAGAAATGGATACGCATTAGATCTAAACATCTTGCCTGTTTCTCCTGTTCTAGGTACAGTGCCTAGCTTTGCATATGATACTACTTACGTCAGTACATACTTGCCTGTTTATTTTGATACAAACCTTTTACTAAAAGATATATTAAATCAAAATAGAAATCAATCTAATACTGCAATTGGAGCTAATGATAAACCGTCTTCTTCTGGATTCTTTGGACAAGATGTTTTTAGTAATCCTTTAGATTTAGGTCTTTCTAAGACTTGTGGTATATCTCCTTTTTCTGATGTTCTTTTTAAAAGTTTAGAATTATGGTACCCTAAATTTAAAAAAGGCTACTTCTATTCTAACGAAAGAGAGTTCTATTTATATAGTAAAAAACAAACAAGAACTTTAGGAGAAATCTCACATACTACTTTTTCTTTACCAGCTAAACTAGCAAGTAATAAAGAGATCAAAATAAGAGTAGCTGGACAAGCAGTAGATAGCAGCTATTACGATATCTATTCTACAAACGTACTACTTTATCACAAAGACCTACCTGTTGAAACAGGGGAAGAAGAAATAGAAATAGAAGGTTGGATTTCTAACTGGAACAATGATTCTTTTGTATATAACAAAGTACTATATAGATTAAAGATTAAAGAAGGAGTAACTTTATATAAACTTCCTGAAGATTATATAGCAGATGGTCCAGTTGTAATCACAGATGACTTGGCTTTCTTTTCTGATCATGATGTAATAAGTAATAGAGAATACTCTGTTTTTTTTGATACTGAAAACACAATAGAGTTTTCTAATAATTCAAATATTTTACTTAATGGCCAGTTCGATTACTTAGAACAAGACTATAGCCCTAAGTACTGGATGTCTTCAGGCAGTACTTGTGTCGCCTCTTCTGTTCATTCTTCTTCTGTAGCAGGACAATACGTATGTCAAGTATCTGACAAAGGATACATAAAAAATGTACTACCTTTAAACAAGCAAGGCCCTTCAGTATTTAGTTTCCATACAATGAGTTATGGTAGTGGTGTTCTTTCTTGGGACATTGAGTTCTATAACCACATGTATGATCCAATAGGTAAAGTAGTAAGTGGAGAGATAGAACTAAAGAACATATGGCATAGATATGATATAGGATTTAATGCAGATCTAACCAATGATTTTATAGTTCCTCAACTACCTTATCCTTGCACTAATATAAAGAACATAGAGGTTCCTTCTGAAGCATCTAACTTTAGTATCAGAATAAACCATATTGAAAATCCTGGCTACACAGGCAAAATGTTACTGGATGCAATTCAATTTGAGTTTGCAGATGTTCCTTCTCTTTATCATAGAAAGCAATTATTTAATGAGCTAACTATAGAATACGAAAGTAGTAAAGAAGATTACTTCTTAGATACTAGACTATCCATGAGTCCTATAACAAACCTAATGTCTGATGGATTTATATTTATCCCAGAAATTCCAGCTAGAACTTATGGTGGACCAGAAGACATTGCCGTAACTACATTACATGAATGGAGATGGCCAGAAGGAAGAAAGCAAGTTATGCCTTGGTCTAGAACTAAAGGAAAAGACAAGCTTAGAAAAAGAGTAAAAAATAAGTACCATTTAATACCACAACAAAAGCCAGAAATTATATCTGTTGTTAACTACTGCACTTCTATTAAAGAGATAGAACTAATTCCTAGTATACCTACTACATTTTCTGACGATGAGAATGGAGTTGGATTCACTATTAAAATAACAGATTTTGATTCTAATCCTTCCTGCTTAACTAAGGTTAAAGCCTTTCTAACAGACTATAATGGTAAGTATGCAGGACTATTACACAAGAAGAAATATGGGCTTAAATACCAATTAGCGGCCTCTATATATGACATAACAGACTCTTCTGGAAACCTAAGTCTATATTGGATCCCTCCTAAGGATGTAGGTGTCTATAGAGGTTCTATACCAGCTCCAACCCTAGTAAGTTCTAGCGGAGATCAAATTTCTGTAATTAATACAGAGTATCCTGTTAATCTAGAAGGTCTAGGAAATGTAACTATTTTTGATTCAAGTGGTAATCTATTAAATACATTCTCTAATAATCTAATAAAGAATAAGTATACTCCAACGTATTCTGAAGATAGATCTAATATTAAATTAAAATATCCTGTCAAGCCGGGATCAGTCAAAATATTTGTAGAAGGTGTAAAGTTTACAGAAAATCAAATTAATATACTAAACTCTAATGAATTCTTTGTAGATTACGAAAACTCTATAGTAAGTGTAAAAGGTAGAGTTACAAATATTGATGTAGAGTATATACCAAGTTACATCTATATAAGTGAAGTAGATCCTTACAAAATAATGATCTATCACAATAAAGTATTTAATAGTAATACAGGTCTTATAACAGTAGGCTATGATTTTACAGTCAAGTTGAATGTGTTAGCATTTGACTATTCAAGAAATACAACCCTGACTCAAGAATTTGACATGGTTGTACAAAATCAACTTTCTACCAAGTACAATAGTATAAATACAATCTCTTTGGAATTCTGATGTCCTACTGCATATCTATAAATAGTGTAGAAAACATAGCTAATGAATCTACCCTTCTAATACATTATAACATAGTGTGTTCTGGTACTTGGTATTTACAACAGTCTGCAACAGCATATAGGAACGTGTGTGATACTAATTGGACATTAATGTATCCAAATCACCAACATCCTAGACACTCTGACTTCCCTATAACCGTAGGAGATATCAGTGCAAGCTGTACGTTTGCCTGGAACTATGGAGGAATCCCTGGAATATTAGCAGAAAATTTTGATGATCAACATTCTTATCTTGTACAGATAGGCATCTTTAATTATTCTTGTTTTAATACAGGTAATCCAATAGATATAAATACTGGAATCCCGATAGATGAAAGAGAGCCTATTATAATAACAGGTTCTCCTGGAGAAGAGGAGCCAGGTTCTGGTGGTGGAACTCCGCCAAGTCCCGGTCCTGGTGGATCTACAGGGCCTATAACTCCTCCACCACCCCCGCCCCCACCGCCTCCTCCCCCTCCACCTCCTCCTCCACCGCCACCACCTGGGCCAGGAGGTCATGGAGGAATCCCAATACAAGTACCAGGAGATACAAATCCTCCCGGTTCACCAAATCCTTATCCTATACCAATAGACATATTGCCAGGAGAAGTAGGAAGTATACCTGTTCCTGTTACAGGACTTCCTCCTAGAGATTTACAAGAGATATATAAAGAAAGACTTATAGAAGTAGTAAGACCTTCTGGAAGTAAAATAGGAGAAACAAACAATAGAAACTTGATATTTAATCCAATAAGAAATCCTTCTATTGCGACTCCTGTACCTTCTAATTCAAATAGTATACCAGATCTTAATACAATAGACCAAGGAACACAAGGAGATATTCCAGGTAATTTAGGTAATACTGTTATCGTTCCTCCAAATAATAATACAAATAATAATACATCTATTCCTATTTCTTTAGAAGATACAAATAGTACTCTATCTGTAGAAGTAAATACAACAGAGATTGTTTATGGAGAACCTATAGCAATTTCTTGCTACTATCTACCTACTACAGAACAACACTGTTATGCAAGAATATCTATAACAGATAATTCTACCTCCTTAGTATTACTAGAAACAGATATAATACAATGTTCGCCAAGCTCTGCTTTGACTTTTGGAACAACTACTTTTAGTAGTTTATTTCAACAAGGTCCTTTAGTTATTATAGCTCAAGTATTTAATATACAAGATGTTTGTATAAAAACAAACTCTGTGCTTGTTATTACAACTCCTGTCGTAAACGAAGGAGAGAATCAAAATAATAATCAGGCAGGCGAAATACCTACTATCATAGTAAATATACCTGAGTCACCTATTAATCCAAATCCTATAGAGATAGATCTGCCTACAGATGAGAACAAGTATGTAATATTAATATCAGATAGTACACAAGATAAGCTGTCTGCTTTATTAAGCACAGACTTTGGAAACCAAGATAAGTATTCAATTACAATCTATAATCCAAACCTCGGCTTCTCAATTAGTCAAGAATTTGATGTATTACAAAATACTACTACTTTCTCTCTTCCAGAAGAAGGGTACTCTGACAAAAGGTTTAGTGTTGGCGGAGAAGAGTTATTTACTTCTAGTCATAACGTAGGTGTAAATGAACAAGAACTTGATGATACTAAACTAGTAGTAATAGAGATATCTCCTGATATTAATAATACACAAGGAAATACTTCTGGTAAACTATACACTTCTAATAATTTTTACATAAGACCTATAACTGCCACAAATACGAGTAACTCAATAACAGTAAAAGTACCTTATATTAATGAAGAGTATGGATTAATAATTCATGGATATAATCCAGATAGTATAGAAACATCTCCTATAATAAAGAAGTCAAACAATATAGGAACTATTACTTGGAACAATTTGACTATATCTAAAGGCATGTTCTTTTCTTTAATAAACAAAAAGAATGGAGTCTTTAATATATTTTCTAGACCTGTACATAAACAAGAAATAATCTAATGAGCACCAAAGTTCCTGACAACGTTTTCCCATCTCCTCAAGAAATTAACGAGCATCCTTGTATTACAGCATCTAGGTGGCTAGAAAAGATTGATGAAAGCGTTTCTATTATAAGTGTATGTCAAGATTCTAACAATCCTTCTTTAGTTATATTTAATATTATATTAGTTGGAGCTTTCTATTTTACTCCTACCCTTAAGGTGCTTAGTGTAGACGAAGATGTAAGCTATAGTAACAATAACATTATTTGTCCATTAGCTTTAGGGCATTACAAAAATCCAGAAATACCTATTAATACAAACTGCACTGTATGGCACGGACAGCTAGTATTTGATGTAGGTACAATAATACCTAACTATACTACTTGTAACAATATTGAATTTAACCTTTCTATGGAAGGTAGTATACCACAAGCATATGGAGTTAGTTTTGTTAATCAAACTTTTGATACAAACTTTATTTGGCAAAAGGGGATATTACCAAAACCAATAGCCTTAGGTTATGAAAATGATAAGTTAATTGTCTATTTTAACTATGCAGGAAGCACTAACTGTAGTTGTAACATAGAATGTAAAACTCCACAAGGAGTAAGTCATAACATACAGTTCTGCCCAGGCGAAACACAGCAAGTATCTTTATATCAAAATCCTGATTCTACAGATCCTTTTACAGTATTAATCAATTTAAGAGATGCTCTTGGTAATGAGTCAGTCATTAATTTTCAAAGTATATTTAATGTAGTTCCTACTCCTCCTATTGTTTCTTCAGGGAGCAAACCAAAAAGAATAGAAATAAATATATTCAATACTTCTGTTAATGGAAGTAATATAGAAAAAGAAGTAATGTATCAAATATGGAAGTATGAAGGTACAAGGAACAATGCAAAAGTATGGAAAGATTGGTCCAAGTTTAATTGGAATTACTTTGTTGACTATGAAATTATTCCTGGACAAACCTATGGGTATGCTATTAAATTTAAAGGATTGCTAGGAGATATTTCTAAAATATCTGATTGGTCTACAATAACAACATGAGTTTTTATCCAGCCAAGGGCACAATAACTACAGATGATTTTAATAGTGCGGAAGGCACTATTTTTACTTCTCCTACCTTACAAGGTATACAAGGAGGGTATATTACTCTTCTAAGCACAGCTACAGGCTATCTAACTATAGAAAAGAACTGGAAAGCTGTAACAACTTGGAACTTAGAAAACAATTTAATTTCTATTAATAATCTGACTGGAGTCTTTAATGTTTACACAGGGAATATTACAAGTCCTTTAGTAAACACAGTTTCAGGATTTATTGGAATAGATAGTGATACTACTGCATTAAGTATATATACAGAGTATCCTAATCAAGTTTTAAATACATATACAGGAAGAGGAGTATATGGATTATACCTTGGTAGTGGATCTCCTAGCAGTGGATTGACTTCTTATATAACCGGAGGCGGAGAAAAGATAACATTGCAGTTTGATGTAATGTGCACTTCGTCTTATACAGGACATGTATTTAGTGGGTTTAATACAAGTCAAAATAATATTACAGGTCTTCCGCCGTTATCTGGAGTTGTTGGACATGGGGTATTTATTGCATTAGGTACTTCGTGGGACTTCATTGAAGTAAGCCCATATGGTTTAAGATCATACAATCATCCTGATATTACACTGCCTTTAAACTTAAATGCTCCTAAAAGAATAAGAATAGGAGTAGATAATAACAATTTATATCTATCTTCTGAAGATGGCAGTTCTGTCATTGGTTATAATAAATTTGATACACAATCGGTCTATTCAAATCTATCTGCCATATTCATAGGCGCACCTTCTAAAGACTTAAGTATATTAAGTGGAATAGGAGGACTCAGCGGCCTAACTGCTTCTGTAGGCAGCAGTATGTGGGATAACGTTAAGCTACTACATGATCTTTCTATATATGACGAAGATATTGTAGACAGAAGCTATAGTACTGGCTTTGTCTCAATGTATACCTCTGAGTTTAATCCAGGTATGGCAATAGATAAATTCTTAAATGCAAAGATAAATTATCTACCATATAAAGGAGGAGTAACAAAAGTTACTGCACAATACTCAGGATTTAGCGGATGGGTAGATAGTACAAATACTACTCTTTCTACTTCTGCAGCAGTTGCAAATTTAGATCTTAGTACGATACCTATCTACAACTATCCTAGAACAGATGGCGGTACAGATTACTTATTTAATCCTATAAGATTTAAAGTAGAACAAAGATCTTATTCTGGTGATTCACTTCCTCCGGCTGTGGACTCTATAGAACTAATAATAGATAAAGAAAGATATCAGATAGATCTAATTCCTGACTGGAAGCCTTCTAATTCTACAGTTAAAGTAAAAGTAGGTTTAGATACAGGTACTTTTAGTTTAGAAGATCCACTTCCTGATCTGTGGACTAATGTTTTAATAAATACTCCAAGTACTACAGGAGTTGTATATGGAACTGGATTTTACGACGAAGCACAAAATCTTCCGGTGGTGGTACAAGGAACTGGAGAAATTTTCCAAGACGGTCCTTATCAATATTGTTTACAAAACTATACTAATACAACTTTAGTAGCCAACTCAGGAACAGATGCGTATGCTGTATTTGGTAACACGTCTGTTAAAAATATATATCCTAATCCTTTCTTTAGTCTTCCTTTTAGACAAATAAATAATACAGAAAGTAATTATATTACAGGTTTAGTTAATGGACAGTTGTCAGAATATGTTTATATCCCTGATAAATATACAGGAACTTTTAAAGTAGACTACTTACAAGAAGCTGTATTCAGGCCAGAAAACCAAGCAAGAGCTAATCGAATAAAACAATACTTAGGACAACAAAGTACATCTAATGAAGAGTATGTACAAAGTGTCTATGTATATCCTTCTGTCAATACACACCAAGGAAGAGTTGGATTACAACTAGAAGTACCAGATGGTATAGCTACTGGACAACTAGATGTCACATTTGATCTAATGGTGGAAAAAGGAAAAGGACTTTCTTTATTAATCTCTGGAAGTAATATAAAAGAATATTATATCCCAGGTGACTACTATAGGTCTTTTGCTCCAGTAAGTGTAAAGACTACAAGTACTAATAATTTGTTAAATGTTTCTTTATACATTCCTTCTGGATATGTTGCAGAAGAATATAAATTTAGTGTAGATAACTTTACAGTAAGTCCTTATACATCTTGTTATATAACCACAACCGGAGTAGTTTTAGATAATCATGACGTAGGTCTAAGTGAACAGTCTGGGTCACAAGCCTCGACTAATAATTCTATTAGTATATCTAGTAGTATTTATTTAGATTCTTACCCAGAAGATACTGGTTTACTTTTAAACTTATTAGATAACAATAATGGTATTTCTATATCTATAGATAGGTATGGCTACCTAAGCGGACATGTAGATTTAGTATGTGACTCTTTAGATAGTTATGGAAATATTATATTTACAGGGTATGTAAAATCTATTGTTCCTTTCCCATTAGGTAAGTGGACCAATTTCTCAATATACCATGACAATCACTACTATAGTGGCATGTCTGTATTAGCACAAGGAGGTAGTCCGGAAGCCATGAACTGTGCTTCAACTAATAAATTGTGGTTAGGTGTAGATGGAAAATTAATAGGCAATAAAGACTTCTCTCCTTTAGAATGGCCAACTATTGGAAACCTTTATGGACAAGCCTGTCCTCCAAATAGTAGAATACTTACCAACGGCTCTCAACCATTTAAACTAACATTGATGTCCGGGGTGTATGGCCGAGTAGATGGTGTAAAAGTAACAAGTAATCCTGTTAGTGAAACAGAAGTAGAAGTAGCTATTAAAAATAATAGACTACCTCCTTACTTCATACCAGATGTCTTATTTAAATCTGGACCAGATTCTATATTTGAGTCTGGTATAATAAAAGATAATAAAGCAGGAAAAGACCTACATATGGGGTCTTACTATAACTTCTCTTCCCCAGGGTATCCTGGATGGGACAGAGGACCTATGAGGAACCACTTGCTATTAAGTGGAAGTTCAGACAGCGAATTAAATACTCCTTATGGTGAAAATCTTTATAGTACCAGATTAAGTCCAGGTACTTTAGGTATAGCCACTTATTCTAGTTCTTATAATTATATTAATACAAGTAATGAAGAATTAGGTCTTACTATAACTGCAGATGCAGATGCAAAATACTGCTCTGGATGTAATGATAATAGTTTTGCTATACTTGGATGGATGTATCCTAGAACAACAGGAACGTTCTTCAAGTATACCAATGATAGTAATTTAAATAGATTAGAACTATTATTAAATACTGGATACCAACTGGTTTCTAACAAATACAATAACAGTAATACTTTACAGTATTCTCATACAGGACATACATTAACTAGCGGTGATTGGAACTACTTCTATGTAAATTTAATACATACTGGAGTCAAATCTTTAACAGCGACAGGAGTAACCACAAGCTACCTAGGCAGCATAACAGGATACAATACAAAAGTTGTAACTGGTACAGCCGGATATGTCTTATATAATACTGGATCTAGTTTTAATTTTGTAGGTATGGATCAGTCCTTGTTTAATATTGCTATACCACATATATATAATAGCCAACCTACAACTGGAGATTATTGGACTACAGGAGACAAGGGAGGCAGATATCAAGTAGTAATAGAAGATTCACTTCCTGTAAGTGGAGAACAAGTATTTGATAACTACAAAGACGGGTACTTTATATTAGGTCCTACTACAGGAAATTCAAATAGGTACTTCTCTTTAGCATACCATAATACATATGATTTAATACCTAGATTACAAGGCATTACTGCATATGACAATACTCCTTTTAAAGAAGTAACAACATATTCAATAGCATATGATACAGAACAAGTAGACAAGTTATTTGGTAGAACAGACTCTCCTATTAGACTTGGTAATAAAGTTCCTGACAATGCTATAAACATTGCAAGATATAGTAGTCCTTCCCATACAGTTCCTTCTAGTGTATCTACCATAGATCTTTCAGACAGCAATGTCAATAATTTAATAAACTATAAAGATGGAGAATATTTGATTGGAGATGGTGTATTTACACTAAGTACTTTATCAGGAACTAATTCAGGCCTATACACAGGAATGTTTAATGTAGTAATATCTGGACAAGTAGTTTCTGCAGATGTTAACATAACTAATTGTATTATTTCTGACATTAATATGGACGAAGGCTATCCGGCCTATTACTATTATTTAATAGGCAGAGGAGATAAGTATGTACAGATTCCAGGAGCATATCCGCACTACACAGGGCAATTAAATACATATAGTACAGGAACCGTTCCAGAAATGTATATCGCAAATCTGGAGAGAATAAAAGAATCTATAAGTATAAAGAATCGAAAAGGAGAAGTTATAGATAAAAATACATATCCATATGATATAAGTATAAGTCCTTATAACTCAAATATTATAGAGACCATTATCAAAAATTCTACTTCTCTATACTTAGATAATCAAAATACAACAAGCACAGGATACATATTACCCGACGGCGTATTTAGTGTTGTCCTTCTATTAAATAAAAATAGAGTAGAAGGAGAATCATTATTTGTACACTATACTGCATATGATTCTAATGATAATATAATTCCTGGACATAAAGAAATTATAAATCCAATGCCTATATTTAGAGAAAGACATTATAGTGAATCTCCTAAACTTGGAGTTTATGATTTGAATCTAAACACAAATAGTTATTTTGATTTGTGTCTGTATGGAATAAATAGTGGCTACAGTGGCAGCATTTAATAATCAAAATATTGAATTTGCAAGACAGGTACTTGTCAACAAAATGACAAGGCCTGTTCCTTGCATTGCTTTATATCCAACTAATAGTTCGGATACTAAGCTATTAGTCCAAGTAGCCCCGGCTGCTACAGTGATTGCTATTAGATACATAGCAAGCATTATAAACAACTACAGTGTCTCTTTCGTAGGTAAATCTACAGAGACTGTAGTGTCTGAAATAAATGCTTTAAATATTCCTTTAAAGGCTAAATTACTTTCTAATATAGATATTCTTGAGACAGGAGATATACTTAGTACATCAAGTGGGTATGTAGAAATACCAAATGGATTTACAGTCAATGATAGAATTACAAGTAATGGTATTGTATTAAGATGTAAAAAAATTATAGTAAAACATAAAAACAATAGTAAAATAAAATTACTCAATCCTTATATAGAAGATCCATCGCTACCTTGGTACCCAAGAGTCTCTAATGGAAGCTTCTCACAAAAGTACAATGGGACACTGTATCACTTTTATATTAAAGAATTTGATCAACAAGTTTGGTCTCCTGTATTTGGTAAGCCTTTTAAAGACCTAAAAGGAATACAACCCTCTTATGTAGATGTAGGTATTTACCAATTACCTAGATTCCCTGTATATTGGAATGGAGAAAACATTACTCTTTACAGAGGGGACACTGTAGTTCCTAGTGGAGTAATACAGGACATAGATATTAATAACGGTCTAATTTATCTAGATCCCTCTTTTAATCCTGGAGAAGATCTTACTTTAGATTACACATATTTAGAAAATTCTTTTGTTTATAAGAATATTAACATTAACGGACACTTCTGTCAGAATCCTTTAATTATAGATAAGTACGTTGTACTTTATATGATTCCTGCAGAAGGCTCTTTAACAGCAAATAAGAAGACAGTATTCCATACAGTAGGAGACTCTATAGACCAAGCAATTGGATCTATACAGCTAGAAGATCCTTCTTCTCCAGTAGCCATAATTGGGGCCTATAATATCCAACAGCTATTCTCAACAGACAAGATATCTATTCTTGATACTAGAGCTAAAGGTGGTGGCCTGCGCCGTCCTTCTGGTCCAAAGAGTCCAATACATACTCTTGAAAGTCCTATTGAATCTAAAGAAACACCAATAGAAAAACTATATGAGGAGAGCTATAGATTCTGGGATATAGGAAACATGGACGGTGAAGCATACCCTGGAGCCGCCGCAGTAGCAGTAGATCTTCCAGAAGATTTACAAGAATTGTTATCTATAAAGGAAATAAAACAAAAAGCAAGTAAATTTATTGCCGCTGGTATTTATCCTTCTGTACATTTTAGTTCAAGAGATCTACCAGGCATCACTGGAGCAAGTGAGCAAATTTCTTGTACTTATAATCTTGATTTAGAAGAAGTAAATGAAAATAGTTCCACAGGAACTATAGCCAATAGTATAGAAGCTATTGTCTCTGGAGCAGGATGGTCTAAAGAACTTCCTCCTATACCTACAACCTATAGTGGAGACTGGAGTAATTTTAGCTATCTTATTCCTGTTAAGGTTAGTGAAAATAAAAATATTCTTAGAATAAATTCAGAAGAACAGGTCTACGTAGATTATTTAAAGAGCACAGAGATAGCAGGTGTTTCTTGGGAAGAAAGAACACTACTAGAAATTACTGGTGTTTCTTCAGAAAGCATATATTCTGCATGGACAGATAAGACATATCTTGATTTTAAAGAAGCGCCAACAGGCCAACTTATAAAGTCTACATTGTCTTTCAGTAATCCTGGAGTAACTAAAGAATATAAAAACATAAGAGTACATAGTCCTTACAAGACGGGCGACCTAACTAGTAAAATAAAGAATCAAATTACTGAAATAGTAAATACAATATTTGAACAAAAAGGAACAAACGATCAAATATATAGTGTCTACAATAGTGTAGACAAGAGTACAACAAGTGATGTTGCAGACTATGTTTTAAGTCCTTATGTCTATAGTCCTTTGTTTAATGTACTAGACACAAATATAGATTCAGTAAAAGAAGAAATAAGAAAGGTCGGCCGTTCTATATTGTCAGGAACATATACTTCAGGTCACTACTATAAATACTACTTACATAATAGTGATTCTTACTTTGCGGTAGGAGACAACTATGGTAAGATTTCTTTTGATTTTGAGTCTCAGATAAAGTCGGTATCTAAAATATTAGAACATTCTAAAGAAGACTGGTCCTTACTAGATGGTACTGGATTCACTGCTACAACAGGACTACTAAATAAACTATTTTATTCTTCTGGATTATATGGTTCATTTGGTCCTTGCTTGCCTCCTGTTTGGTATTACATACCTAAAAACTTAAGTAGTGGAATATTAAATGATTCTTTCTCAGGTCTATATGTACCTTATTCTATCTCTATAGGAGGTTCTTTATCAGAAATATCTCCTGGATACAACTATGATTACCTTTACACCAACGGGCTTTCTAGTGTATACTCAAGTCTTTTAGGCTATACAGGAGAATGTACTTCTTCTATATATTCTCAAATATATAACATAGCAAAAAATAGTGTCATAGATAATATACAAACTGGATTAAATGGACAAAGAACTTTATCAGGCCTTCCTATATCTACTCATTGGTTTATAAACCACAACAGGCTTGGAAATTACTTTGGATTTAATCTATTCAATTTAATTGATACTTATGAATATTGCTACAAGTATAATAACAATTTAGATTACGTAGATACTATTAATCAAAATAGTGGAACAGACTATTCTGCTTTAAGAAGCATGTTCTTAGATATAGAGAATTGCTTAGAAGCAGGATATGATCTAACTTACAACTGTGTACTAAGAGGAGGCATAGTAGACCCGAACGTTTGCTTCTCTGTATATGCTTATGGTTGGTATGTAAACAATTGGAATAAAAACTATAATCTAATAAGTAAAACATATAGTACTGACAAGAGAGAAAAGTATAGAACCTTATTTGATTTTGCAACCAAACAGTTAGTAAAAAATACTATAACAGAAGATGGCAATATCTATGAAACAACTACTATAAATAATGACAGGGGTCCATTTGGTGATAACATACCTGTTAAAGTTTTATATCCTATCTCTCAAGCGGTCAGATTAAATAACTCTTGGAAAGGAATTGCAGAAAGTTACATAACAACTTTAACAAATACATATTACACCGGTGGTCTTTATTACAACGATCCCTATAAGCAAAGTTTAATAAATGGAAAAGAACTTGATATCTTAGGTGGACTAACTAAGATATACTTAGAGCTAACTAAAGAAGAGACAGAAGAGTGGGAGCCAATACACAGTTCATTATCTAACTTAAGAGGCGCATTCTTTAGACCAAATGTAACTGGGTCTACTTTATCTTTCTACAAAAACTATAACAGTGGAGAAGTAGAAAGCTCTATACAATTATTAAAAAATAATGGAATAAATACTATCCAACTTCCTATTGACTACATGTATTGGAAACACAGTCCTAGCTCTTTATTTAATTCTTTAGATCATTTATTTGAAACGTGTTTTGAAAACAATATAAGAATAATACCGTCTCTATTAGAAGATGGTGGAACACAAGTAGCTACAGGAAATATAACAGGATATGTATCAAGTATGGAAAGTGGATACTACACATATGCTGGATATATGGAACCTAGTTTCATGTCTGGTGCCTTCTCAGGTGAACGGTATGTAATGGAACTATTATCAGGATATGACTCTCATCCTGCACTTCTTGCTTGGGACATAGTTAGAAGTCCAGCTCCTTATGCTACTTCTCAAATAACCTACAACTCTATTGCTTATTTAATTGATATATTTACTTCTACTCCTATTATATATAATGCCCCTGTACATTATAGCAAACCAGATAAAAATGACTTTAAAGTAATCACTGTTCTAACTGATCCTCTGCCAAATATAACAGAAGCGGTTCTTCAGTATTCTTCTGATGTGTATAACACTAATAGTATTACTTCTAATCCTAGAATAGATTTCTTATCTATATCTTTAGATCCTTTATTTGACAAGTATATTGATTATATTCCATATACAGGAAAGAAATTAATACTTAACAACTATGGAGATAGTATGTTTGGAGATTATGGACTTGCTGCAAATAGATCAAAAAATAGATCACTGCCCATCATATTCTCTAACTTACAAATTGTCAGTGGATCTAGTTATGGTCTTCTGTATACAGACAATACTACTAGAAATCCAAGACAATTAGATGCTCTACTATCTTTAGCTAGTGGCATAACCCTTACTGGACAAGCAAGTGTTAGAAGAAAGTTCACAGATGTCTACTTCTACCCAGACAATTATAAGCCTTCTTATACTAGCGTTAATGTATTAGAGGATATAGCGGACTGGTCTTTTGATGCAGAATCTGAAGAAGACAAGTACAAAATTAAAGTAATAGAGGAAGTAAGTAATAGTTTAAATTACTACAATACTTCTAATAGCTCTTTAACAAATTATTATGTACCCTCCATATTAACAAACTATGAACAACAAAGCTTAAACACATATATAAACACTTGGAATTCAAATAATTATCTTACAGGCACCGCTTGGACAATAAGTGGAGAAGTAGACTATAAGAAATATAATACTTTCTTCACAGGATGGGGAACCTTAGTAAACAACATTGTAACTCGGCTTGACATAAATGGTTAATTTCTTAGACAAAATAATTTCTGTTTTACCAGACTATCAAAAGATAGCTATTAAATCTTTAATAGCAGCTAAGGTATCTGCTGGAGAACTACTTAGTAATAGAGCTAAAGAACAAGAAGCTAATATTATATTTAATAGAATTAAAAGTAATTTAAGAAAGCCTTGTCTTAATCCTTCGTATGCTCTTAGAGACAGCAAGATTTCTTCTGAAATGATTAACAAGAACATGGAAGAGATCTTCTTAGATCTTAGTGCTTTATATAATTCCATAGATTCTTTTGCTAAAGATATAACTAATCAAAATATTAGTTTAAATAGTGACTACTATAAATCCAAAGCAGCTATTGAAAAATTGATAAATGATGTTAAAGTATATGCTCTCAAAAGAAAGAGGCCTGAGTTTAATGAAGTTAAGTTAATAGACTTTAATTCATCTTCAAATCAATCTAAGAAGCAACCTATTGCAGTAGTTAGTCCAGAAGTAAGAGTATTAGAATTAAAACCTTTAATAAATAATAGAGTACATCTTTTAAATAGAACAACTAGAAATACTAAGATATATACTAAAACATATAGCCCGGGATTAAAAGGAGATCTATCTTCTTTATTTCCTCTAGAGAACATGGTAGATCAAAAAGCAGAAACTTTTTGGGCTACATCTATTCTAGCAGATGCTCCTATATCTCAAGTCTATCAAAAAAATACAGGTAATAATGAATATCAAGTTTCTGTAGAAGGCCCTGTTGTAGAGATCTACTTTAAGTTCTCTCATGCAGAAAAGATTAACACAATAAAAATATTGCCTTTTTCTGAGTACTCAACTAGAATAGTTGACATCTCTTATAGAGCTAGTAACTCTTCTCAAATATTTATTCCAATAGATGGGTTTAAAGAATCTACAACTTTAGATTGGGAAGAATATAATTTTAATCCTATTATAACAAATGAAGTAAGAATCACAATAGCACAAGAAAATTATAAGAAAGTATCTTACTTACTTCCTAAAAACTTAGTAACAAATAGAGAGCTATTCCAACAAATACTCAAAGAAAGAACATTTAAAACAATAAGTAACAATGTTTTTGATTCTGACTTTTCTTTATATGTACTTAACAGCAGAACTACTTATCAAAAAGTAGTTAAAGATTTAGAAACATTATTTAATGAATATGGATTAGATCTTACTGTACAGCCTAGTATTGAATACTATAATAAATTAAATGAGATCTTACAGTTGGCTTATTCAGATCTTACATCACAAAGCATAGATGTATTAGCTAATCAGTTAGCTTCAAATGAGCCGCTGCAGCAACCAGACTCAGGAAACGTAACAGTCTCTAAATATGAATACCTTTTAGGTATAAGAGAAGTACAGATAAATCACCAGCTATACTATCCTGCTTCTTTCTATGAGTCAGAAAAATACTTACCACAAGCTACAGTATCTGAAATACAAATCGAAGTAGATGCGCATCATGTAGAAACAAATACTCCGTGGCAAGAAGACTACAGAAAGACTAGTATAGAATGGGAGCTAGACATTGGCGATGGTAGAAAGATACCAGTACATCCAGCCAATATCGTAGACAAGATAGATAATATTCCTTGTGCTAAAGATGAAAAGATAAACTTTGACCTGTCTTCTTACAAGGGCCAAACCAGATTGGGCGGCTACTATAGTACTCCATATAGGTTAAAAAAGAATGGAGAAGTAATCCCTACAACCTATTATGAATGTTACAGGGTAACAGGATCAATACCTAAACTAGAAGTAACTTTAAATAGAGAATATTTTGACACTAATAGCATCTACACTATAGACTACGCAGTAGATATAAGTAGCTACAACATAAATATACTAGACAAGTTTAACAGCGAACCTGTAAGTAATCCAGAAGTTTTTACAGGAGTTGGCTCTAATAATGAGGTTACTCTTAGTAACTACCCATTCATAAACTATGAAGTAATTAATTTGACAGGGTTCTTTACTAAGAGTGATGATAGCACCTGGAAGTTTATCTCTCCACAAGAAAATGTGGTTAGTGGTCAACTAAGAATTATACCCTCTATATATGACAACGTTGGTAACCTTATACAAGAAGGAAGCCTAACAGGTATTTTATTGACAGGCATTTGGGGAAATCAATCTGGAGTAAGTTATACAAATCTTAGTGGAAATCCTAACTTAAGCTTAAGTTACTTTGGAGAAATACAAGGAGTAGACTTTGGTTATTATCTAAAAGCAATGGATAGCAATGTCTATTGTGAAATAGATCAATTTATTAACGGTAGAACGTTCCTCCTTAAAGAGCCCCTGGAGGTCACAGAGGACCAATGTCGTAGATGGGACTCTTATGCTACAGGACAAGTTTTCAGCGGCCAGCTATCCTCTCCGGTCTCTGGGCAGCTTACTGTAGACTATTCTATAGGAGTAGGTGTTAAGACAGATGGGCAGATATACACTATGTCAGATATTACATACACTCCTATTACTGTTACAGTAGGATCTAAAGAAGCAAAAAATATTACTAATTATGAGACTCTTGTGCATCCTGCTTTTAGTATATCCAGCAGCAAAGATAATGAAATAGAATATATTCACGCTGGAAACAAGTTATACTTTAATCAAAAAATTAATGGACAAGAGATAAGAGTAAGCTATAACTGGCTAACGAGTTATATAAAACTTATGGGTACACTAAGATACAACAGCACCGTCAATCCTAGTTTAACCCCTAAAGTAAATGAGATCAGAATTCTGATGAACAACTTGATAATCTAATGTCTAATACTGTACAGCTAATATCAGAAAGTCAATCAAGTATCATAAAGCTAAAAGACGCTTTAAGTCAATTATCTTCTAGAACTACGTCTGATAGTAATTTACTTTTGTCAGAAGCCCTGTCTTTATTTAATGACTTTTATAACTCTTTATCTAAAGCTAAATTTGTTCCTAAAGAATTAATTACAGGAGATACCCCTAGTTCAGAGATATATAATAGTAACTTAGAAAAGATATTTAGTGATATTAATAGGTTTTATATTGAGCTTAGTAATCTATCTAAAGCAAACAACAAAGCATTTAACTACTCTCAAGTAGCTATTGAAGAAATAAAGAAGAGAGCAGATGCATTAGCTTCTATGGTATTGGACTTAAATATTTTAAGTAACTTTACTAGAGGAGATGTAATAGTAGCAGGCGATGATTTTATTAATCAAGATTTTATAGACAAGGGCGCCATTATAAGTAGTGTTCCTGC